ATGATAATAATATTTCTATGATAATAATATTTCTATGATAATAATATTTCTATGATAATAATATTTCTATGATAATAATATTTCTATGATAATAACAAGTATAATAAGTAATAAATATAATTTAAATAATAAATATTATTTAAATTATATTTGCATTTATTTATAGTTTTAAAAATAATTTGTTTTTAGTAAATGTCTTCAGAAAAAATCGAAGCGGAACCCATCCCATATCTTTGTGTTTTAACACTTTTACGTTTGGATTTATTGAAACGTTTGATCGATAGCATTGATTATCCAGTAAACAATGTTGTTATTCTTTTTCAGGGAGAAATTAAGAGAGATAAAATCAACTTTGTAAATACTTTTGTAAAAAAGTTTATTTATATTTCATCAAATATGAACGTAGGTGTTTCGCGCGGGTGGAACTATTTTTTTAAACATTATCCATCAACATACTGGTTAATAACGGGCGATGACTGTTTTTTTGAACCATCTACATTGGAACATATAGCAAAATTTATGAGCATTCCATCTTCACTAGAAAATGTGTTTTGCGAATTAACAATAAAAAATCGAAATGATATTCCTGCCGGATTTAATACATTTGTAGTCACAAAGTTACTACTTCAAAACGTTGGTCTTTTTGACGAAAATATTTACCCTGCATATTATGAAGATAATGACTTATGGCATCGCATTCAACTAACAAAACAGAAAGTCGCAACTATAGACGGTGCATATATCAATTCAGGAGACAATAAATTTACAGGAAGTTGCACTATAAATTCTGTTCATCCGCTTTATCGAGCGAAAATGAACGAGTGTTATAAACGAAACGAAATTTATTATAAAACAAAATGGAACATTGACCTAAGCCAATTCAAACGCAAACGCCCGTTTCCAAAATTTGATATAAAAAATCATAGAATACCTCACATTAATTATTTTAAAAATCAAAAAATACTTCTAGGTCATGTGAATCCTCCAACGTTTACTATATTATAATTTATAATACTATAATATTTCAGAAAGTTTTCCAATCTGCTCTTTTGACAACTTGTCCGGATAAACAACTTTAAAAACAATAGTCAGATTGCCAACCCCTCCGTTACTGTCCTTCATTCCGAGTCGCTGTATTGTTTTCGATACACAATCCTTGATAATCGTTCCATCCTTGTGTTGTAAGTGGAATGTTTTACCGTTCAAGTGTTTTAATGAAAATTCAAGACCGCATAGCGACTCTTTCAACGATATTTCTTTTTCTAAAATCAAATCCGCACCGTTTCTTTGAAATAATTCATGCGGTTTTATATTCACAATGACATGAACCATTTGAGCCATATGAGAGTTTGGCGTGCTTGTGGCACTGGTAATTATAATTTCTTTATCATTTACGCCTGGTGGTATAGATATATACAATTGTTGTTGTTGTTGTTCTTGGTTTTGTTCTTCCATTTTTACAAGATGATTTTCAATCCCGTTGTACGCGTCCTCTAGAGAAATATGGATTGAAATCATGTCACGAGTATGACTCTCTTGTTCTTGTCGTTCTTGTTGTTCTTGTTGTCCTTGTTCTTGCTGTTTTCGTTGAGAGTGTCGAAACCCTGGAATGAATGCATTGTGTTCCATTTGTTCCGGATGAATAATGTGAATTCCCATACCCATGGGCATATGCATCGGCATCGACATCGGCATCCCGTTTCCAAACTTTATAAATGATGAAATTCCTCCAAAGTCATTAAAATGATGATTAAAATTATTAAACTGTTGTTGCTGATGTTGTTGCTGATGTTGCTGCTGATGTTGTTGCTGATGATGATGACCGGGCTGTGATCCAAATATCATATTGAATATATCAAACGGATTTATATTCATGTCAAACGGGATGTTGTTGTTTCCACCTTTCATTCCCATGTCATACATCATTCGTTTCTCTTCATGTGACAATGTTTCATACGCATTCGCAAGTTGTTTAAACTTGATGGTTGATTCTTCGCTGTTCCCATTTTTATCGGGATGATGAATCATTGATAACCTGCGGTAAGCTTTTTTAATTTCTTCAAAGGATGCATCTTTATTCACTTCTAATAATTTATAATAATTTTCTTCTTCGTCTTCATTTTTTTTATGATTGCGGCTACTAGAAAAGTTGAAATTCATTTATTAAAGAAAATAAGAAAAATAAGAAAAATAAGAAAATAATTATTTAAATGCAAATTATATTAAATATTACTCATTTCATTTTAAATAGGTATAAATCTAAATTCTAAATATTAGTTATATTCGTATTTTTTAATTACATTATGGAATATTGTAACGGCGACGATTCCCCCATTATAAAAGTTTCCGACAATATCAATATAAAAGAACAAAATATCTCAAAAAAGGTTGAAAATGTTCACTCTCCTTTTATTAGCAAGTATCAGCCTGATGATTTGAACGAGTTTCAGCAGCTTGACAAAAATACGGTAAAACTCGTAAAATCATTGATTCATCTTAATAATTTAAACGTATTAATTATTGGAGATTCAGGAACAGGAAAAACGTCGATTATTAAATCCATTATAAAAGAATACTATGGAAGCGGGAACGACTATAACCATGAAAACGTTTTAGTTTTGAATAGTTTAAAAGAACAAGGAATACAATACTATAGAAATGATTTGAAAATATTTTGTCAAACATGTAGTTTAATCAAAAATAAAAAAAAAATAATACTTCTCGATGACATTGACTTGATAAATGAGCAAAGTCAACAAGTTTTTCGAAACTACATGGATAAATACAAACACAATATAAATTTTATATCATCCTGCACAAACATTCAAAAAGTTATCGACAGTTTACAGTCAAGAACCATCATTGTAAAAATTCATCCAATCACATATAGTTGTTTACATCAAATTGTCACGAAAATATCGTTGAAAGAAAAACTACATTTTACACATGAGTCTCAAGAACTTTTATTACACATTTGTAATAACTCCATAAGAATTCTACTCAATTATTTAGAAAAAATAAAAATACTAAGTATACATTCCTCACAGTCGCGACCTTTAGAGCTGCCCTTACAACAACACGATGATGATACCATAGAAGTCGAATTGATTCATAAACTATCTACAAATATTAGTTACCGATTGTTTGATGAATATACAAATCTCATTTTGGAAAATAAAATGGTGGAAGCTGTGCATATATTTTATAAACTGTATCACGACGGATATTCTGTAATGGATATATTAGATAATTATTTTATTTATATAAAAATAACAAGCCTCCTTGTCGAAGATGTAAAGTATAAACTTACAATACTAGTATGCAAATACATTATTTACTTTCACAATATTCACGAAGATGAATTGGAACTCGCATTTTTTACAAATAATTTTATTAAATTATTACAGGAAATATAGATTTAGATGTATAGATAATAAAAATAATAAACCGTGTCATATTTATAATTTTTATAAAAATATTATTTCTATAAAAATATTATATTTATAAAAATAATATTTTTAAATATTCATACATATTATTACTTATAATTTAATTATTTACATTATATAACATCAAGTATTTTTGAATTCATTATTATTCATTGCGTGTTTATTAGAAATTATGTCTCAATTATTCAAAACGAAAATATCCATTGATCTTTTGTTTGAATTTTTAGAAAAAATAAATTGTCAAAAAATGGAAAATTATTACATTGTTGATATTACCGCGTATAAAAGATCGATTTATATTGATGCGCTGAAACCATTTTTACATAGTTTAAAAGAATTCTATTATTCTTCCAAACACAATTACATTGAACCTGAAAATATAAATCAAAATAAATTTAATACGGTTATTCGACAAATATGCAAGTTCACCAACACTCAATACACAAAAAGATTAAGGCACGATCAGTCAAAATATAGCGTCGTTTATCATATTTATTTTTCTTCGCCGCCGCTACCGCCAGCAACACCCGATAATAACAACAACGGCAACAATCCAATCTAAAACCTTATATTCTCCCAATCGAGCGCACCAACTGTCCAGGCGGACCGTTCCATCCGCTCTGCATTGTCATCATCGAGCCATCCACAACATATAACAGCGTTGTTATGATTCCGACCGTTTTTCCCATTAAATCTTTAATTCCCATTGTTATTTTTTGAAACTCAATGAGTGCGTTCAAGAAGACGCCAAATATTCCGGTAACGATCCCAGTAATCGAATCACGAATGTGACTAAACATGTTTCTAAAATTATTCAAGCTTCCGCTCATGTCGCCCAAACTTCCTGCCGTTATCGACGTCATGTAATTCACCGGTTCAAGCAAATATCCCATGTAGTCACTCTGCATGTTTTGAATGCAATACGTGAAATTTTCAGAAGTGTCGTGTCCAAACATGCTGGCAAACGGCATAACTGTCGGATTGCATCGATATAGCGGCCAGTGATCTTGTATATATTTGGTTCCAATCACTAAAAATGAAAGCACGTATAATCCAATAAATACAATGATAATAAATATTGCTGATAATAAGTCGCCTGTTTTCATTATTTATTTTATCACCCTTTCCTAATACATATATTTAATATTATTATTATTATTTATTTTATAATAATATTAAATACAAGTGTCTAAATAAATAGCTAAATAATGTTATAAACACTACCTACCCCTCACATTATATTCAAATAACGTACTTCCTGGTGTTAATCCGCTTACACTAATTTTTTTTACATATAAATAAAATTCGTTTTGACCTTTTTGTTCCCACCCATTTACCTGTGGATTATTTGGATTATTATTATCTTTTGAGATAGATAAAAGTTTTGTTTTAAAATCAACCCCACCCTCCACCACACTATTCGGTCTACCTTCTTGAACAAACTCTTTACTCGAATAATACGGTAAGGTACCAAATGAAAATGTGTTGAATATATTTTCGTCCACCCCTACAATAAATATTCGTCTTATATCATAGTATGAAAAATTGTCATTGTAATTGTAATAGTTTAAATCATTAGAAAAAAGTTCATTAATTATACCCGTTATACTAGTGTTAATAGGTTTTGTATTATCATAATATAGAGTTTGGGTGGGGTACGGTTTATTCCCATCCCAGAATCTTATATGAACGTCATTATTCTTCATATCGTCAGTTTTATTTGTTAAATATATAGTCAATTCATAACCTATTCTATCATATACAGGAATTGAAGTCGATGAAGTAGCAAAGGTAGAGTAACCCGCGACAATATTCTTCATTTTCATGCTTCTAGGTACCCCCTTATCCTTTTTGTTTCCTTGAACAACCATTTTTGTTTTTCTATCTTATTCTATATACGAATATTTTTTTTTTTAATAAATTTTTAATGCCTATCATCTATACTGTTTTTATTTCTAAGAAGAAGCAGGTTTTGAAACATCGCCGTCAAATTTAGAGTATGATATAGTTTGCGCATGATTTCCTGCAAGCGTCTTTATAATAGCAGTCCCTCCTGGACTGGTCTGACTAAATGATGGTATCGTCATCTTATCGCCGCCGCCGAGCAACGCCTTTTTATTTTTTTTACGAGAACTCAGCTTTCGCGCCTTTTTTCTCAAAATGCTCCTTCTAAACTTTTTTGAAAATCGTTTTTTCATCGCCGATTTTCTATACTTTTTTGATTTCTTATTTTTTTTATTGCCGCCACCACCTCCTACTTTGCCTCTTCCAACTTCAGCAATCGCGTGTTGATGAGCGGTCCGCGCAGCTCCGGCTTCCATCGCAGATTTACTCCCATTTGGAGAAGTAACAGTATGAGGAATCACAAACGATGATGGATTTACAGATGATGCAGTAGTTGACATTCTTTCTTTTTTATTTTTACTAAATATTAAAATATTATTAATAACCAATAACCTATATTATAAAACTATATTATAAAATTAAAATTAAATTTCATTTATATTTTGCCATTTATATTTTAATTCGTAACTTATTTAGAATATTAATCAAATGTTATATATATTCATCATTAAATACTAATAATAATAATAATAACAAAAAATGAATCCTGCAGAGAGAATCCAGCTTGAAAAGATGATTCAAGCCAACGGCGCCGTCGACAACACCGAAACCATTCGCACGCTCAAGCACAGCGACCGAATCAAAGAGGATGTTCTAACCATGGTCAAACTAAAAAAGGATTATCAGCGTTTGGCACAAAGCAATCCCTCACAATTTGATAACATTTGCGTCTCTCGATGCTCCTTCCTATTCAATAATTATACCGATATTTTCAATCGCTTGAAAAAGGATGAACTCGATCTGAACATCATGGGACAGCTCATCATGCTTCTGAAAATGATTGAAGATGAGAAAATTGATCAGCATACGGCATCATTCGAAGTGGGTAAATTGCTGAAATCGATTTACATTGACAGTGCTCTCAAAAAATCACAGCACCTCGACGAAAAACATAAGCATCACGGAAGCGGTGCTAGTAAACACTTGCCGGATAAGAAGATATCATGGGCAGAATATAAAAAAACAATGTTGTAAATTTAAAAAACATATAAACACATTATTCTATTTATTTTAGTTTTAACTTATAGTTTTTCGAATAAATGATTGCATTCGCGATTCTCTCCATACTCACATCATTACAATTCTTTTTTATTGCTCCGCTTCTCATCGGCCACTTGTTTCGCGTTCAAGGTTATAAAATAACAGACCAAACCGAATGCAACACGCTAATAAAAAAACTAAATATAAAACGTTCCACTTTTATTCAAAATGAAAAACCGTTTGGATTTTTCTATGGAAAATGGTTCATCGGTTATATATGCTCCCAGGAATCTCCGACGCAACAAAATACCGGCCAAATCATGTACATTGTAATACGAAGCGCGCATTTTGAAGGCATAAAAAAATGTAGTGAAGTTGAAATCGACACAAATGGCGAACAAGTGGATCAAAAAATTATAAAAATACGCGAACGACGTGGAAACCCGTGGTGGTGGGAATACACGGAACGGCAATACAATGCCACAAAATATTTACAAAAAGAACCTCGAGATTATCAATCCGAAATTATCAAGGACATGCTTTCCATTGTCGACGGTAAAGCTTCAAAAAGCGGCACATTTTTCATCTACGGCGAACCGGGAACCGGCAAGTCGTTGCTCACGCTTCTTTTAGCGAAACAAATCGGCGCATATTATTGCGATTCTTGGAAACCCACCGATCCGGGCGACACTTTATCACGTGTTTATAGCGCCATCTCTCCGGATGAAGAAAAGCCGCTGATTCTCGTTCTTGAAGAATGCGATAAAATTTTATTCGACGTTCTCGATGGGAAAATCGTCCAACACAAACACATTCTCATTCAAGTTCGAGAGAAAAGTGACTGGAACGGAATGCTCGATAAAGTCACAGATTTAGGATTTTATCCGCATACCATCCTCATTCTCACATCAAACGTGAACCTCGATAAAATTCACGAGAGGGATGCGTCGCTTTTGAGAAAAGGAAGAATCGATAAAGCGTATCATATTTCTTTGTAATAATTAGTTTTTAGAATTTATTAGTTATTTAATTTTTTTATCATGTGAATATAATATACCTCATTCATACAATATTCACATGTCGGTAAAATATGATTCCGTATTTTACAATGAAAATGAAAATAGTAATGAAAATAGTAACAAAAATAATAATATAAAGGAGCGAATGTCTCCGACGGCGCTCGCGTACATCACCCGACTAAAACAACACGTTCCAAATATCGACATTTATTTTTTTGGAAGCATTACAAATTTCACATTTTTCGAAAATAGCAGCGATGTCGACTGCTGCATCGTTTATCCCGATGAACACACAAAAAATAAAGCGGTTCAATTCATCACAGAAGATTCGTTACAGTTTGATATTAAACGCATTACATTTCAACAAGTGAAACTCAGTCATCCAAAACATGCCGACGAATTCGGCGACGTTTATTGTATTTTTTTCGACGATGGAAATAAAATCGATTTCAATCTCGTGTCCGATAAAATAGGACCAATTTTGTCATTACAGCATAATACAAACGTCATTTTTTTAGTCATCTTGTGTATTTTAAAATGGTTATATTATTATGCAAACCTTATTTCAAAAGACGTATTCATCTATATCAAGGCAAAAATGTTTAAAATCTATCATTATATCCACGATATTTCAGTATTTCGTTCAGAAAAACGGGTTATTAGACCTTTGGACTTGTAAAGATTTTCTATACGTTTCATATATTTATTTATAATTTGTTTATATTTACATTTGTTTATATTTACATTTGTTTATATTTACATTTGTTTATATTTACATAAATACATAAATACGTAAATATAAATAAAATAATTTTAGTTTTATTTGTGTATGATATGCCGCCGTATGTGTGCCCCATTTGTGCCAAAGACCCTTCCAGTCATTCGTTGAAAAATATGGGGACGTTTAATAATATTACTTGTTATTATACGTGTCCGGCCAAAGCAACAAAGTATAATGATGCAACTGGAATTGAAGAACATTATGACGGCGTGTTGTCAGAAAATAATAATGATTGGATATGGTTTTTCGATGCCAATAAATTTACTGCCAAACATTTACTTGAAATTAATGTTGGCATTCGCTTGGCTAAATTAATTTCTAATAAATTTAGTCATAATCTTGTTAAAATTGTAATACTTAATCCAACATGGCATATCATGGTTGTTATAAAATTAGTAACTCCGTTTTTAAACAATCACATGAAATCTATTATAACATTTTTATAATTCATAAAAAACAGCGTGACTATAAAATAATTATTTATAACCGGTACTGCGCCGGCGTTCGTAACGAAAGCGTGCGCGCCATTTTACTAAATAGAACACAATGCAATATTTATATTTTATATAAAATATAAATAAAAAAAATATATTTATATTTTATATATTTATAATTAAAGTAAAAATAAAATGGAAAAGAATATTTTTAACTATAATTCTATAAATGATTTAAGATATAGATATATAAAAAAACGAATGGGTGAAAAGGTTACATTGCTCTTATCAAATATTAAAAAAATGTTTCCAAATTCAGATATTTATTTATTCGGAAGTGTTATAGACTTTACATTTATGAAAGAACTAAGTGATGTAGATTGTATTGTTAAATATATGAATGAAAATGAAAAAATAGAAATTATCAATTATATTACTCAACAAAATGACGTTAAACATCTTACTAATTTATTTTATGAATATATATATTTAAATAAAAAATATATAAAAAATGTACTTCAGTGTGAATTCGATAATGGAGAATATATGGATATAAGTTTAGTAGATGATGAATTATTGTCTATTCAAAAAATAGATGTGTCATTGTTCAACAATGGATTTTTTGTGAAATGTTATTATATGGTTTTAAAGAGATTATATAAAAAACATAAATTAATACGTAAATCCATGTTTTATTATTTAAAACAATCACTTGACAAACATATTCGAAAAAATACAAATACAAATATATTAAAAAAATATATAAAAATTGTGAATATAAAATAACTATTTATAACCGGTACTGCGCCGGCGTTCGTAACGAAAGCGTGCGCGCCATTTCGTCGCGATAACAATCAAATGCCAACGTGAAACTGAAATCGTTGCTGAAATCAACCAGCGTTCCATCGTGGTACCTGAATTTCACTTTAATTTTACTCAAACGTTCCAGTGGTGGAAAAAATGTAGTCAAATTTTGTATTAGCCCGTTCCGAGAATCAAAATACTGCGTATTCGGGCATCCGAGGATCGGTATCTTTGCAAAAAATGAGTTCACCATTCCATTATACGTATTATTCGTTAGCCCGTTTGTATTGTGTGGGTACGCTTTTAGCTCATCCGCTTGGTTGCATTTGTCTAGCTCCATGTAAAAATTGGTCTCTCCAATCACGTTGATTTTATTCGGCGCGTTTATAAAATATCCAGTACTTAGCCAATTATAATTTGGATCTGTACTATTCAAATATGTCAATTTTAAAAAAGATGGATCTGATATCGGGAGTGACGTATATTTTTGTTTTTCAAATCCTAAATAATATGGAAGTCCCCACTTTCCATCTTGGCACAGCGGTGTAGTCGCGCCCTTGCTTGAAGCGTTTGACAACCAATACTGCGATCCGCCTTGCGAACATGTAACATTATATTCCATTACCGCATCAAACAGCAATTCAAAAGGATCCGTTTTATTTCCAAATTGCAACTTTTGCGTGACTTCGTTATAGACAACAATAAATTTATTGTATCCAGTTCCTGAAGCAGAATTTAATTTATTCGTTAACTCATTCGCCAGTTGTTTCGGTGTATAAAATCCTTCGCTAATTGTTAGCTCGATTGGTCCTGTAGATACACTACTAATTGTAACCGTAAATAAAAATTTCGTATTAAAATAATTATTTTTAAATGTGTAATTATTCGATGGAAAATTACACTCTACTAGACGAATTGTCTCCACATTTAAAAGCTGCTGCGGCAACGTAATTTCAAAATGTGCGCGATTTTTCCACTGACACTGGTCTCGGTCTTCCGATGAAATGGATACCAATTTACGATCCAGCATGAACGTTTGCTGTCTCGAAATCAACGGGTGCTCTGTATTCGTATTAAACATTCTTTTTTCCTTCTATTTCCTTCTATATTATACAATAACATATTTAAATATTTATTTATTATTGTAATTAAATATTTTGCATTTTACATTTTTTGCATTTTTTTCATTTTTTGCATTTTTTTGCATTTTTATTTGTATCCGATTAAAAACATAAATTGAAAACTTGAAATCTATTCTTAAAATCATCACGCAACGTATAATTACAACAAGTCGATTACATCCAATACAACCAATCAAAACAATGTCTGCTACTACTTCTACTGCTTCTATTAAAACCGCTCCTTCCGCTCAAGCGATGGTTCAGGGTCATCTCTTTAATCCGGAGACGGACACCAAATATGCCAAGTGCAAGACAAATGCAAGTGGAGGTAAGAGTGTCGGAATTTACAACTCACAAACAGGTCAGTCGCTTTACGTCGGAACTCCGCTCCTCATGACATGGGGACTCCAGCAATACACGGATGACAAGACTGGCAAGGTCTCCTATGAATTCTCGCTTCAGTTTCCCAATGATGATTTTGATACTGATGAGACGCGTGCATTCCTGCAATCCATGATTGCATTTGAACGCAAACTCAAGGCAGATGCGCTGACAAATTCAAAGGAGTGGTTTGCAAAGCCAAAGATGACTCCTGATGCTGTTGAAGCTCTGTTTACCCCCATTCTCAAGTATCCCATGGACAAGGCGACATGTGAAAAGGATATGTCGAAGAAGCCAACCATGCGAATCAAGGTGCCTTTTTGGCAAGGGAAATGGGAGGGTGTTGAGATCTATGATGCCGACAGGAACTGTCTGTTTCCTTCTTCTGATCCAAATGTTTCGCCAATGGACCTTGTCACAAAGTTGTCGCACATGAAGACGATGATTCAGTGCGGTGGAATTTGGTTTGCAAATGGAAAGTTTGGAATCACTTGGCGTTTTGTTCAGGGCATGCTTCAACCTCGTCTTTCGATGCGCGGAAGGTGCCACTTGTCGTTTGATTCGTCATCGTCCTCTTCTACTACAGCAGCAGCAGCTTCTAAACGCATCGAAGATGATCATCATGATGATGAAGTTGTACATGCGCCAAAGCAGCCTCAATTTACTACTGAAACCGTCGATTCTGATGATGGCGCAGATCATAGTGCAGATGAAGAAGAAGAGGATGATTCAACTCCTTCAGTTATTTCCCGCACTCCTTCAGTCGCTCCAGTGAAGCCAGCATCAGCACCCGTGGTTGCAGCATCCAGCGATGCAACTGCTCCAAAGAAGAAGATTGTCAAGAAGGTGGTGGGCGCTTAAACATCATGGTGACAGTATAGTGAATTGTGTATGTGTGTGTGTGTGTTGAAATAAAAAAGAAAATAAAAGTTTTTTTTTGTAAATAAAAATGTGAATAAATAAATATGTATTAAAAATAGTATCGTACTATATTGTAATTATATCATATCATGCCATTGTATAAAAAGGTTATTAAATCGTCATCATCATCGTCATCATCGTTTGTAAAGGTTCCGACAGATACACTATTGATCGTTGAATCCCCAGCAAAATGTTCAACCATTTTAAAATACTTGGGATCAGGGTATCGATGCATTGCAACCATGGGACACATGCGCTACCTTGACGGGTTGGATTCCATCGATGTGAAAAATGACTATAAACTCACATTTACAACGATGGAATCAAAAAAATCCCAGATCAAAAAAATCGAATCGGAAATAAAGTTTTCGGCTAGAATTTTAGTCGCAACAGACGACGATCGGGAAGGAGAGGCAATTGCATGGCACGTCTGCGAACTGTTCCATTTACCCATCGACAAAACAGAGAGAATCGTATTTCATGAAATTACAAAAGATGCGCTCGAATACGCTGTGAAACATCCTAGAAAAATAAATATGAACATTGTATATTCAGCTCACGCGCGACAAATTTTAGATTTACTCATTGGATATAAAATCTCTCCGTTTCTGTGGAAACACATTTCATCGGAAAAAGGATCGTCCCTATCTGCCGGCCGATGTCAAACTCCGGCTTTACGCATTGTTTACGAGAATGAAGTAGAGAGATTAGAGAGATTAGAGAAATTAAATCAATTCGAAAAAATAAATGATTATTCTCGTTCATATTCTTATTCAGTTATTGGATATTTTACGAGATTTAATTTGCCATTCTCTCTAGATTCTTCGTTTGAAACCCAAAAAATAAATCATCTTGAAGATTTCTTGAAAGCATCTATAAATGATAATACGCGTTTCACTTTTCAACGCGCGTCGCAAAATCCGTCGTCGTCCACTCATGTAACAAAGCCCCCCGAACCTTTTACGACCAGCCGCCTCCAACAAGTAGCAAGTAATGAACTCGCATTCTCTCCGTCTGAAACGATGGACATATGCCAAACCTTGTACGAGCGTGGTTACATCACATACATTCGAACCACTGGAAAAAAATACAGCGCCGACTTCATAAATGGTCACATGGTTCCATTCATTCGAGAAAAGTGGGGACCCGAATACGCAAAGTCGGAATTGTCAGGGGAAGTAGGGTGTGTCGAAAACGATACACATGAAGCCATACGACCGACAGACATTATGCGATTCGCGTTGACGGGTGATTATCATGCGAGAGAACAAAAAATGTATAAATTAATTTGGAAAAATACTGTTGAAAGTTGCATGTCGGATTACACGTTTTCATCTCTCGACGTTTCTATTGAGACAAACATTTTAATTGAATGTGGCGACGAATGTGGAGATGGTGTCGATCGTTTCTACACGTTTTTATACACGTGCCATAAACCGATTTTTTATGGATGGAAAGCTGTACAAGGGTTCACGAGCGAACAGACGCAACAACACGGTGCAATGGATTATTTGTTGAATATTCGAAATCTCTCGGTAATTTCGTGCAATAAAATCGAAACAAGGGCCGTTTTTTCTTCATCTACTTATTTATCGCATTATACAGAGGCGCGCCTCGTTCATTCGTTGGAAGAGAAGGAGATTGGTCGCCCGTCGACGTTTTCCGCCATTATCGAAAAAATAAAAGAACGCGATTACGTGAAGAAGAGTAATATACAAGGCGAAAGCATCGAATGCGTCGAACACGTTGTGTCCATTTCAGAAAAAAAAATATCTCAAAATACAGTTTGGAGAGAAATTGGAAATGAAAAAAATAAATTAACCATCACATCTCTCGGAAAAACGGTGTGTGAATTTTTAATTTTGCATTTTCCCTCCATATTTTCATACGAGTATACAAAACAAATGGAAGCCGCGTTGGACGACATTGCGTGCTGTCAAAATCGGGATGCATCATTTGCGCCGGTTGATAAATTAAAAAGAGTTTGTGATGCTTGTTTTAGAGAGATTGGAGAGAATATTCAAAAATACAATTCAGAAAAGAAAGACAAAATAGAAAAAATAATAATAAAAAATATAAAAAATGATGATAATATTGATAATCTCTCTAAAAATGTACTGGAAGATTCTTTGAAATGCGAACGCGAACACATTGTCGGAACCTATTGCGGATTCGATATTGTGTTAAAAAATGGACGCTTTGGTAAATACATTGTTTGGGGAAAAAATGGAATTCATCGGAAGTCGATTGAAAAAACACACCTACAAAATAGAGAGTTTTCTGCCATTTCTCTCGAAGAAATTGTGCGATTTATCGAAAATGATTTAAATGAATCCGAAAATATCAATTCGGAATCCGGTCCGGGAATTGTTCGTGTTGTAAATGATGACATTAGTATTCGAAATGGAAAATACGGAAACTATATTTTTTATAAAACAATGAGGATGAAGAAACCTAAATTCATTTCTCTCAAAGATTTTAAACACGATATATACACTTGTTCAGAATCAGAGTTTATTTCTATTATAGGTTGTAAATGATTTTTCAACATTTATAATATTTTCAACATTTATAATATTTTCAACATTTAATATCATGTTATTTTATGAATTAGTAAATATAAAATAGCAATATATAATATATATCAAAAGCTACTTAAAAAGACACTGCTAATATGAGTATAATCAGATAAAATGGTTAAGACATCCAAAACTTCATCCGCCGCCACTTCGGTCGATTCTACTACTGCTACTACTACTCCCGCCGTTGCTCCTGTCGTTGTTTCCGCCGTGTCCGACGACGTCGCATCTAAACAAATCAAAAGGCTTCCCAAGCCCAAGAGTGCTGCTGTAGTGACAACTCCCGTTGAATCCGCGCCTGCTCCTACCAACGTTGTAGTCGGCGAATCCTCTGTTACCGATTCCTCATCTGTTACTGCATCTGCTATTCCCGACACCTCTGCTCTTTTGGGCATGTATGCCGAATATTCCAGCAAGCTTCAAGCCGCTCATGCCACCTGGACTGCTTTGCGCAGCGAGTTTCGTGTTCTCGAGCGTCAGACTGCTCGCGAACTGAAGAATGCTCAGAAGGCGTCTATGAAGAAGAAGCGCAAGGTTGGAAATCGCGCGCCTTCCGGTTTTGTAAAGCCCACTTTGATTTCCAACGAGCTTGCCGGCTTTCTTGGCAAGCCCGAAGGTTCCGAAATGGCTCGCACCGATGTTACTCGCGAGATCAACAAGTACATTCGCACCAACAATCTTCAGGACAAGGAGAACGGTCGCAAGATCAATCCCGACAAGAAATTGACTTCACTTCTCAAGTTGAAGAAGGACGATGAGCTGACTTACTTTAACCTTCAGCGTTACATGTCACCTCACTTTGCCAAGGCATCTGCATCTGCAGCTACTTCTAGTGTAGTTGCATCATCTTCTTCTTAATCTTGTCTCAATGTCAATGTCGAAAAAACACAAAATAAAATACAAGAGCATAAAACAAAACAAAATACAAAATAAAACAAAACACAAAATAAAACAAAACACAAAATATTTCATAATGAAACATGTATGAAATATTTTTTTCACTTATTTCAAAACTGCATAAGTCGCCCATGTTGTAAATGCAAAAAGAGTTCCGCCCCATAAGGTGTCGGTAATTGCTGTTTGCCATGCATATTTTGTAAACATGGCTAAATTTGTCATATCGAATGTTCCATATAAAAAGATTCCGAGTAAAAACGCATCAAACACGGGTTTGTTCTGAGAAATGATAAAGTAGTATAGTATACCGATCACGCAAACATATGATAAAAGCGCGCCATACACATTTAATTCAAGGGGCGATTTTTGGATGAGCTGGACATTTTTTTGAAATGTCTTCATTCCGATATTATATAAATACAACACATCCACGATTAATAATATTGCAGATGACGTTAGAAATGGAATAAGTTTTTGAAACATTGTTTTTTATATATTATCGTAATATTTTATTTATAATAAATTATTAATAAAATACATATTAAATAATTAAAATACATTATACATATACAAGAATGATGGACGTACAGGAACTTATACTGTTGGATTTTTTCCATTCTATTTTTATAAAACATCCGGAAGAACAAAATATGACATACGTTGAACATTTGAAACATGCGTGTTTTTATAGCATTCAGGCGTTTAAATCTTCGGTTATATTTTTAGTTCACGGATTTTTTCCATGCTTGTTCCAAAAAACTGGTTCAGAAATAATAAAAGATTTGAACGATCAACTGAATATGAATGCAAGTATCAGTAACAATGTCAATGACAATGTAAATAATACAAATATAAAACAACCTGACAAAATCGAGTAAAATTTGAGGTTTGTACGAGATATTTTATGGATGGTTTTATATGAAAAATATGTTAATTATAACCAAGAACCTTTATTATAATTAATTAATTACTGTAATTAATTAATATTGAATGAAATAAATTTAAACATAATCTAAGAAATAGTAAATATTGTAATCAACAAACAACAATAAACAAATTAACAATGATCGACGAAATGCAAGAAGAAAAAGAAATGCGCGTAAAAAAGAGAGACGGAACTTTTCAAAATATTGCATTTGATAAGATTCTGAATCGTGTCAAGAATCTAGGAAAGATGGCATCAATTACTTCAATCAATTATTCGTCCCTCATTATTAAAGTGATTGACCAGTTATACGATGGAATATCTACGACAAAAATTGATGAATTAACCGCGGAACAATGCGCAACTCTCTCTACACTGCATCCCGATTACACAACGCTTGCCAGTTACATTACTGTATCCAACAACCACAAAAATACCGGCGACTCATTTTTTGAAGTCATGAAGACGCTGTATGAAAATAAAAATGGCAATTTTGTTCATTCTCCCCTTGTTTCGCACGAACTTATGAAACACGTGAGTCAGTACAAGAACGCTTTTGAAAGTATGATTCAGTATAAGCGCGACTACTTGATCGAATATTTCGGGTTTAAAACGCTCGAATACTCGTATCTTATGAAAATAAATGGAAAAAATATCGAACGCCCGCAACACATGTGGTTGCGTGTTGCAATAGGTATACACGGCGACGATCTCAAACGGGTAAAAGAGACATACGATCTCATGTCTCAAAAATACTTTACGCACGCAACGCCGACGCTGTTTAATGCAGGCACGCTGCGCCCCCAACTCAGTTCGTGTTATTTGATTGCCATGGAGGAAGACAGTTTGACCGGCATTTTTAACACACTCAGCGACTGTGCACATATTTCAAAATGGGCCGGCGGTATTGGCCTTCATATTCATAACATTCGAGCCAAGGGGAGTTTAATTGCTGGAACCAATGGTTCTTCTACCGGAATTGTTCCCATGTTGCGCGTGTTTAATAGCACGGCGCGATATGTCGACCAAGGCGGGCGGCGCAACGGCAGTTTTGCGATTTATTTAGAGCCGTGGCATGCGGACATTTGCGATTTTCTAGAGTTGAAAAAGAATCACGGTGACGAAGAGCTGAAAGCGCGCGATCTTTTTTATGCGCTATGGATTCCGGACTTGTTTATGCGCAAGGTAAAAGCAAATGAAGACTGGTGTTTGTTTTCTCCGAGCGAGTGCCCCGGCCTTTCAGACACGTGCGGAAATGATTTCGATTCCTTGTACCGTCATTATGAAAGCGAAAAACGAGAAAAGGGCAAGATTAATGCGAGGGATTTATGGTTTAAGATTATGGATAGCCAAATGGAAACCGGGACGCCGTATTTATTATACAAGGACGCGTGCAATAAAAAATCGAATCAGCAGAATTTGGGAGTGATTAAGAGTTCAAATTTATGCGTCTCTCCTGAAACTTTTATTTTAACTGATAAAGGATGTTTTCAAATTAGGGAACTAGAAGGACAACGTGTTAATGTTTGGAATGGTGAAAAATGGTCTAATACTACTATATTAAAAACAGGACAAGCGCAAAAATTAGTTACTGTGCATTTAAGTAACGGCGCACAAATAACTTGTACACCATACCATAAATTTATTATTCGTAAAGATTACTATGATAAACTACCTTTAAAACATGCAACTAGAGTTGAAGCATCAAAGTTAAAAAAAGGTATGAAACTGACTAAATTTAACTTACAGTTATTACAGGGAAATTCTTCTGAAGATATTAGTTATCCTTATACACATGGATTTTTTTGCGGAGATGGAACTTATCATAAAAATCCATCAGGTTATATTGAAAAAGGACTTTCACTTTATTGTAAAAAAAAAGACCTTATTCCATTTTTAAATATTAAAAGTTCTTCTTTTAAAGAAGATGCACCAGGACGCATTAATCTAATGCTTCCCGATGAGTTGCCTGAAAAATATTATGTACCTATTAATTCTTCATTACAATGTAGATTATCATGGTTAGCAGGATTACTTGATTCAGATGGCTCTGTTTGTATAAATGGCAGCAATGAATCTTTACAAATTGGTTCAATTCATTTTGAATTTTTGGATAGAGTTCGTTTAATGTTATTGACTTTGGGAATCTGTAGTAAAGTAACATTGAGCCGTCATGAAGGAGTTACTTTACTTCCCGATGGTAAAGGAGGAAGAAAAGAATATGCTTGCAAACCATTATGGAGATTACTTATATCATCAAGCGGTTTATACATTTTAAAACTTATTGGGTTGACTTGTCATCGTGTTAAATTTACTGGAAGTTTACCACAAAGAAATGCAGAACAGTTTATTTCAGTTGTTTCTGTAGTTGATAATGGTCGAATTGATGATACTTATTGTTTTAATGAACCTGAAAATCATGCAGGAGTTTTTAATGGCGTTTTAACTGGTAATTGCACAGAAATCGTTCAATATTCTGATGATACGGAAACTGCAGTGTGCAATTTGGCAAGCATTGCGTTGAATAAATTTGTAAAAACGGATCCTAACGTCGCGCCTTGTTATGATTTTGAAACGCTGCACGCGGTAACAAAAATTGTAACGTATAATTTAAATCGAATCATTGACATTAATTATTATCCCACCGAAAAAACCAAAAAAAGCAACATGCGCCATCGTCCGATTGGAATTGGCGTGCAAGGATTGGCCGATGTTTTTATGATGATGAATTACGCATTTGCAAGTTCGGAAGCGAAGGAGCTGAACAAACAAATATTTGAAACCATGTATCACGCGGCGCTGGAATCGTCGCTAGAACTTGCAAAGTTAAACGGACCGTATGAAACGTTCCAAGGATCGCCCGCATCCAAAGGTATTTTGCAGTTTGACATGTGGGAGCACGATCCCGGAAATTCACGGTATGATTGGACCGCGTTAAAAGCATCGATTGTTGAACGCGGGCTTCGAAACTCGTTGCTGCTTGCCCCCATGCCCACCGCGAGCACGTCGCAAATTCTTGGAAACAATGAAGCTTTCGAACCGATTACGAGTAATATTTATACGAGAAGAACGATGGCCGGCGAATTTATAGTAATGAACAAGTATTTGATGCGCGAACTCATTCATATGGGACTTTGGAACGAGCGACTGAAGAACAATATTATCGCCAATCGCGGAAGCATACAGCACTTGACCCATTTGAGCGACCACATTCGGAACAAGTATAAAACGGTTTGGGAGATACCGATGAAAGATGTAATCGACATGTCAGCGGATCGAGCGGTATTCATTTGTCAGAGTCAGAGTTTAAACTTGTGGATGGAAGAGCCGAATTACAAGTCACTGACCTCGATGCACTTTTATGCTTGGCAAAAGGGATTGAAAACGGGACTTTACTACTTGCGAAGGAAGCCGAAGCATCAAGCGCAGCAGTTTACAATTGAGCCGCCGACGAGAGCAACGTCAACGAATGATGTAGAAAATGAGGATGAAAATAAGGACGACGACGGTCTTCAATTTTATCAAGACGATGATGAAGAAAATACATGCACAATGTGCTCGTCATGATAAGCGCACACTTCAGTGTGTCTGCGTTCGCGTGTCGTCTATTACAATTATAAATTACAATGTGTAATCCAATTATAAAATAATTTATAATTAATTTATTATAAATTATTTTATGATCCATTTATATACATAAATAAGTTTTTTTGATAAAATAAATATGAATAAAATTATTGATAAAATAAAAATAAAAATAAAAAAAAATAATAAAGAAATGAATTCCAACAAGGGATTTTTTACAAATTCCATTTCAAGTATTTATAAAAAAAAAGAAAATTATTCACATGTTCGTACACACGTACCAAGTGAATCGGTTCCATCCTATAAAATATTGTTAACATTAATAAGTGAAATGTGGGATAGTCCAACATTAAAAGGATTTAAATGTGTAAAAAATTATAATAAATTACAATTTTATCAAAGTATACAAAATCCAAAAATTATACTTGTGGGTATACTAGACACTGATTTTTCTTCTATACACGATATATACACAATAGTCATTCGAACTGCAATGTTTAGAGGCAGTGTAACAAAATTGAAACGATACAACGAATGCGTAAAGGACATTATAAATTTTCAAAAAGATTATCCTATGGATGAATATTATTATGTTGGAACAGGACTATCGGTTGCCGGGCTTATTTCTGATTTATTTTTAGAAGCGGGTTACTTACATGAAACAGTGACATTTAATCCTCTCATAGAATCTCGATTTTTTAACCGCTCGGATATTAAAAATTATCGTATTTATTTGGATGAAGATATTTGCTATTTGGCGTGTGGACAATACGCTTGTAATACAAAAGTGTATACTATAAATAGCAATAAAAAACTATTCATAAATCCTATAAAAGAGTATAACCATTTATATCATCTCCATACACTTAATAATAAACGAAGCCACTCGCTTCCACAGTTAAGAAAAATTTTATTAAAAGAAGAAAAAGAAAATAAATAAAATAAGGATAGGATAATGTTTTAGAAAGTGTAGATTCTATACACGGTTAGATATATTTATTATTAACCAAAAATTATTACGTGCAAAATGCTCGATACATTCTTCGAAACTGCCGACTTTCTCTCGACAAGTCGTATTTCAATACCAATTTACAATAACAACGAAGACAAACGATGACATCGACTTTCGAATCGTGTGCATTATGAGGTTTGGTTTGAAACAAATGCTCGTGCAATTCCAACAGTGTCGGATATTTGTAATAGAAGGATCCCGATCCATCTTTTCGAAGCATTTTTATTTTACAGACATCCACCGAGTTGAGCATGGTGCAAAACTCTTTATTGAAACGCAACTGAATAATGGAGTCATCATTTGCGTCGAATCCCTTGTTTCGAATTGATTCGACAATGAGTAACCGTTTATCGAACGACAAATTATGTCCGATGGAGCAGTCGGATGTTCTGAGCGCGCACTTGAATGCGTATAGCGCTTTTTCAATGGGTATCCCGCGTTTTTCAATGACGTTTCTCGTAATTCCATGTATTTCCACACTTTTAGGAGTTAATTCAACATTTTGCGCAATTTTTATAATTTCATCATATTCTTGAACCACTTCTTTTTTTTCCGTGTCGTATACCATAAAACTCAACTGAACAATGTGCGGCCACTTGTCTGTATCGTATATCGAAATGTGTCTACCTTCAGGTAATCCAGTCGTTTCCGTATCAAAACATAAAATCAACATTTGGTTCCGCACAATGTTTTAGATTAGGAATGTTATGTGAAATAGTTTTCAATTTTATATTCAATTTTATAGCAACAATACTAACAATAATAATAACATAATAACAATGGTTATTGTAAAATATTTATATTTGTAAATATGCAAATATAAATATTTTTTCGCAATAAATATATATTTATAAATATATATTGATATTCACATTAAAATAAATTTAACCGAATTAGGAAAATGGAATTGGATGGTGTTCATATTTTTATCATATTAATGCTAGCTTTAATGTGTTCGTCTTGTTTAGGAAGTTTTATGCGCGAAGGTTATGAAAATAGTAATGAAAACAAATATCCCGATAACGAAGACGATGATGGTCAAGACGGTACAGGTCCGAAACCTGATAATTTTGTTCGCAAGCCCGTGGGTGAAACGTATCAAGACGGGTATAGCGATTATTATCAAGATTTAGACCAAGAAACTACCGAATATTCGGATTCAAAACTTGCAAAAAATAAAAGAATGAAACCGCATCGAAGTAAAGAAGATTACAATGACGATGATAATGAAGACAATAATATAAACAGTTACGGAAATGTAAACAAGTATCCGAATGTAGAAAATGATACTATTTTGACTGCAGGAAGAAGCAGAAGCAAAGGAAGACATTCTAGTTCCAGTAACGGTGGTTCCAGTAACGGTTCCAACTACGTGTCGAGTTCTCAAATTCCGCCCGGTGATGAAGATTTATACATTTTGAAATCTCAAGTTGTTCCTCCTGTCTGTCCGGCATGCCCTGCCGTCGTGGCGTGCCCAACCGACAACAAAAAATGCCCCCCTTGTCCGCCGTGCGCAAGATGTCCGGAGCCGGCATTCGAATGCAAGAAAGTTCCAAACTACTCTGGACAAAACGACTCTTACTTGCCGCAACCTGTCATGTCGGACTTTAGCCAATTTGGTCTATAAATTAGAAAAAACATAAAACATATAGACAAGTAGATTAAAAATACTCTATTTGTCTATTATTTTCATCTATTATTTTTATTATTATTTTTATTTATTTCACTATTATAAGGAACCATTTTAAACGACTAAACATATATGATTAAAAGGAATAAAAGTAAATCATCTAAATTCGCATCCATAAAAAGAAATAAAAAATATAAATCTAGGGCTGGTCTCAGTTCTTTCAGAAAGAGAAACGACCTAGTGAAAATAAAAAATGGTACAAAATATGAAATAAATGGCTGGAAGTGTATTACAATAAACGGCGCTCCTTACGCTCGCGGATATGCTCACGGTCATCTTCTTAAAAAAGAAATAGATTCGGTGCGTTCCATGTTGAAATATAGTTTGTATGAAGATTTCGGGAGACCGATGGAAGTGTTTATTGAAATCGCAAATGATTTTTTTAAACCGCAAATTAAAACAAATTTTCCGGAATTGTATGATGAAATGGAAGGAATTGCAAAAGGTTCGGGTCAATCCGTTGACTTTATCGTATTGTGGAACTGTTTTGTTAGCCTGGACTACATGTACGCATCCTTGTCGCAAGTATTAGAATCTCGAAATGACAAAGCGCTAAATGAAAAATACGAAAAACTATTGGATATTCACATGGAAGGACTAAAGTCGTGGTCATACGGGTCTTCTCAACTCTCAAAAGTTAGCGGAGAAGGCGGTGGCGGCGGCGGCGGTTTGAGAAAGTTTAGGGGCGGCAAGGGTGGAGGTAATTGGAGTGGCGCCGATGACCGATGTTCAGCCTTTATTGCAGTGGGTTCGTATACGAAAGACGGTAAAATTGTTTGTGCCCACAACACGTTTGATAATTTCATCGACGGTCAGTACTTCAATATAATTATAACAATCGTGCCGTCAAGCGGTCACCGCATGATGTTCCAGGGCGCACCGGGTTACATATTTAGCGGCACTGATTTCTTTACATCCAGCAGCGGTATTTTTGGAACCGAGACAACGCTCGGCGGATTCAATGCGTACGAAAATAAAGACCCGATTTGTTGCAGGATTCGCTGTGCCATGCAATACGGCAATACGCTCGATGATTATGTGGCGTATTTAACGAAAAACAATTCCGGAGATTACGCTTCCACGTGGTATTTTGGCGACACCAATACGAATGAAATTATGAGAATAGAACTTGGACTTAAATATACGCCTGTTGAAAGAACCAAAAACGGATATTTTATTGGATTCAATGCCGCATATGACCCGCGCATACGAAATCTTGAAAGTGTGAACAGCGGATATGACGACATTCGACGACACCAAGGTGCGCGACGCGTTCGTTTAGAGCAGCTCATGCGCGAACATAAAGGGGGCATTGATGAACACGTCGCAAAAAAAATTATATCGGATCATTACGATGTATATTTAAATAAAATAAATTTATGTTCGCGCACGGTTTGCGCGCATTATGAACTGGATGACCGCGCAGTCATGTCACAAGCGGATCGCCCTAAACCGTATGCACCTCGAGGGGCTGTAGACGGCAAAGTCATCACCAGCGACTTGGCGCGCGAAATGAAATTTATGGGCATTTGGGGGTCGTCGTGCGGAACGCCGTTTTACAAGGACGAATTTTGTAAACGGAATTTGCAATGGGAATCGCTGAAACCTTATTTGCACGACCGAGTTTCGCAGCCGTGGACCACTTTTGATTCTGCAATGACGACAAAAAAACGTGCAACAACAAGACACAATACAAGGAAACTACAAAAATCAACATAAAATGAAAAAAATGCAACCAATGCAATCATCAATGCATACTCTACAAACTATTGTTTAGGAATAAATTATTTTTGGATACTTTTGGATACTTTTGGATACTTTTGGATACTTTTAATCCAAAAATTATTAAAATATTATTAAAATATTATTAAAATATTATTAAAATATTATTAAACTATTATTAAAATATTATTAAAATATATTTTAATAATAAATATATATTTTAATAATAAATATATATTTTAATAATAAATATATCTTGATAATAGTATATTATTGTAAAAATCCAATATCTTATTTCATTTAATTTAATATAATATTAATATAACACAAAGTATGTCTTTTAGTTTTCCGTCTTTTTCATCCTCATCATCGGATAACGACGGGGGGTATTTTTCAAGATCGTCGCCATCATCGTCATCCTATTCATCGTCGTCTTCTTCGGGACCGTCTTTTTTTTCAAAATTTACATCGTCATTTGGATCATCGTCTGATGTATCCGGAAGTAAAGATTTTTTAGAGTCGAATTCACTTGTTGCTAAAATTGCATTTTTATTGCTGGTGATTATTCTATTTTTTATTCTTTTGCGCATTTGCATCTTTCTCTTGTCGTGGTTCCTAGCCCCGAGTCAGAACATGACGCTGGTCAGCGGAATATCGGACGGCACGCAGCAGATTATAATTACCCAAGACACATCTTCACAAGCGTCGATGCCGATCATTCGATCTGTAAATGAATCACAAGGAATGGAATTCACATGGTCAATTTGGATATTTCTCAAACCGGTTGCAGCATCTTCTACAAGTCTAGCGCATATTTTTAACAAAGGTGCTTACAGTAACAACTCAATTGGTTCATGCGGCAATAACGGCGTTTTCTCAAGTAACGCGCCGGGTCTTTATTTGAGCGGTGCAAACAAACTTTTAGTTTTAATGGACTCTACAACAATGCCCGCATGCGACATGGCTAAAAACATGCCCATTTCTATAGACAATATGCCAATTAACAAATGGTTTAATGTAGTCATTCGCCTAACAAACAACGACCTAGATGTTTACATTAACGGACGCTTGACAGAGAGAAAAACATACACGGACGGCGTTCCCAATCAAAATTATGATGATGTGCATATATGCAAAAATGGCGGTTTCAATGGCTACATTGCCGACTTGAAATATTATAATTCGTCGATTGGAACATCCGAAATTAATTCGCTTGTTTCAAGCGGGCCTAATACCAGCATCAACACGTCAAGTTTGAAGAACAATATGCCGCCGTATTTGTCGGGTAACTGGTATGATGAAAAAATTAGTTTTCAAATGGAGGACAGGTAAAGTAAAGTATGCGTCGTGATTTACATCTTTTCTAGTATTAACGACGCCGACTCTTTGTTTTTTTATATGCAGACGATGACGCACTGTTGCTGTTACCATTTTTAGATGTTGATCTTCGCTTTTTAGAAACATCGCTCGATGCTTTTTTTATTCTTTTTACTGTTGAAATCGAGTTCGAAGTCTCTCCAGTTTCATTCGTCTCAGAAAAAGTTTCCTTCATTTCAATATTATTATTTTCTCGACTACATTCTTCATTTCCATTTCCATTTCCATTTCCGTTTTCACTTTCTTCTAAAGATATACCGTTTCCCATTTTATTTTATAAATATTTTATAAAAGATATTTACTATTTTATAAAATTTAAAAATAATTTATAGTTGATTTTTAAACTAATTTGATACGCTTTATTTTTGTATTTTTGTATTTTTGTTTCTTTTGTTTATTTTCATATATGGGTTTTCTTTACTATTTGATCTTTATATTTACTTATACTTGAAACGGTTATTGCTGAGGCGGTTGTTGCTGAAGCGGCTGAGGTCCGTGGTACTGCGGCCACTTGGTTCCTCCCGACTTGTACGTTCTTGTTACTTTAAAATTATACAGTGGAACAGACGGGTTGTAGCAAAGGGTTCGAATTTTTCCAGGAACGTCGGCATCACTTGTCAACGAACAACTTACATTATTGTTATTGCAAACGAGAACGTCGCCGACTCTCTGCAACGTGCTCGTATTCGGATTCGTATACGTGTCGGTTTGGGTTGCCCAGGACCGTTTTCGACCCGTTAGCCAACGGTTGCTTGCGGCATTTGCATACTGCTGTTTTTTTGTAATGTTGCTGCTATTTGCCTTGTATTTTAAAATTTCGGCCTTTCTTCGCTCATCAAGTTTGATAAAGTCGGTAGAACACGACGGTTGGTCGGAAGGACACGGACACACATAATTGAACCGAGACCACAGTCGCGTCGGATTTGGATTATACACGGTTTGTGTATAATAATTGAATACGCAGCAGCTTGTTTCACAACCATTCACATTTGAATTGGGTTGTGCCATTTTGTCTATTTATTATTGAGTAAAAAAATATATATTTAACTATATATATATATAGATAAATAATATATATAATTAATTATATTATTTATTAAACATGTTGAACATTGGTTACATTTTCCCTCTTGTTTGTTTTTGGCACACGATTACGAATGAAATATCAAAATATAAACAAACAGATACATCAAATAATATCGTTAGTTTACTTCATTGTCTATTATTTATAGGTCATCATGGTTATAATTATAATGTAGATTATGCAGTACATATGAGTATCGGATATTACATGTACGATTTAGTATATATTTCTTCATGTGTTTATAAACGCCGATCGAAAGACGAATTCAATCGACGATATCCTTTCATTATTCATCATCTGATTGGAATTTATTTGTTAAATGCGTGCATTTCGGATACGAATACAGGAGAGAGTAAAATTAGTTTGCTATACGGATACAATCTTCTCGAAACATCAAATATTATGTTGTATGTTTCTTATCACTTGCACAAAGAATACCCAAATTATTTGCATTTGAATATGATATCCGAGTTTTTACAACTGGTATGGTATTCTTATTTTAGAGTTATTAATTTTTTACAGTTTGTGGTAAAGAATAAAAACCACATGTATGAGTTTTGTTATGTCACACAGTTTTTTATTGTAATATTATATTTCATGGGTATAATATGGAGTTATAAGTTGATGAACAAAAATATTAAAAATTTTAAAATATTAAACGGAATTTATAATCCTAAATATAATAAATTATAATAAATAGTGAGTAAATAGTACACCATTGCGGCGATCGAAAAAAAAATAAAAAAAAATAAAATGAAAATGTAATTTTGTAATTAATAGTGCGTATACATTTTCATTTTCTCTCTATTCTCTCTTATTTGCATTTCGAGAGATTGGATTAAAATTAGAATTGAATTACAAATTACATCCTATATTGTCTTCGAGTTTTTGTTTTTGTTTTATTCCGAAATACATGCGAATTCAATTGTGACGACGACTCAAGCGCAGTTCCCGTTGCAACACAAATAATTACATTTTTTGTTTCACTCAATGTAACCTCGACGCCAGAAATCATTTTGACACCTGGATACATTACCATTGCATTTTTAATAAGTTCGTCAATCGCATCATTATACACATCGTCCACTTTTTTATTGATTGCATCATTTTTCCCGCCAAAAAGTGACGATAAATTCCCAATGATGTTCCTAAACAATGAAACGCCGTGAACATTTAATCCTCGAACGATTCCCAGCGGTTTGTATTTATTCACATCATATGACGTAAGCGTGGATAAAATAATGTTTGGTTTTTCCGACATTTTTTATTGTTTTATTTTATTGTTTTATTTATTTTATCGTATAAATAATATATATAATACAATATAAAATATTTGTAGATAATGTATCATATACGCATGCATATCAATTCATTCACAAAAATACGACTTAAATATATTTTTTTAAGTTTTATTACAAGGTTACAAGTTTGTAATAAAACCTAAAAAAATAAGTATGCACAATAATAAAACAATTTGTCTAAATATGATTGTCAAGAATGAAGCTCATATCATTGCTTCAACTCTTGAAAATCTGTGCAATTATATTCCGTTTGATTACTGGGTCATCGTTGACACGGGTTCAACCGATGATACAAAACAAATTATCCGTGATTTTTTTGAAAGTAAAAATATTAAAGGAGAGTTGCACGAAACCGAGTGGAAGAATTTCGGATTCAATCGCAGCGATGCGTTATCAAAGGCATTTAATAAAACGGACTACTTGTTAATATTCGACGCGGATGATCGAATCGTCGGAGATTTTATTTTACCAGTAGAGTTCAACAAGGACGGATACCATCTCAAATTTGGCGATAATTTTTCGTATATTCGCCTTTTACTTGTCAATAATAGATTACGCTGGAAATTCATGGGCGTACTACACGAATATATTATTTGCACGAATGAAAAATACAATTGTATACTTGACAACATCGACGGGAATTATCATCTTATTTCAGGGAAATCCGGGGCAAGAAGTAATAACCCAAACAAGTATCGAGACGATGCGCTAATTCTTGAAAAAGCGTATAATGACGCTGTTGTAATGAAAGACGACATTATGGTGCGATATTCTTTTTACTGCGCTCAAAGTTATAAAGATGCCGGGAATCCTGTAAAAGCAATCGAATGGTATAAAAAAAGAATCAGTCACGGCGGATGGAATCAAGAGGTGTATTATTCGTACATTACAATCGGACAACTCTTCTACTCAGGAATGAACAATGTTGAATCTGCCTTTTATTATTGGACTTTATCTTTTAACGCAGATCCGGAGAGATGTGAAGGAATTTATTATATCATTAAACATTGTCGCGAAAAAGGACATTTTCAGCTGGCGTATCATTATTACAAGTGGGTTGAAAAGAATAAAAAGTGTAATCTTATTCATAAACTTTTTGTCACGGAAGACATTTATAAATATTTGCTGGATTATGAGTTGACCATTATTGCGTGCTATGTGGGTCAACACAAACACGCGGTTTCATCATTTCATACCCTTTTTAAATTTACGAATGAAAATGCAAAGAATGCGCCGAATGCGCTGAGTATTGGTTTGAAAGAAAATATTGTTTATAACCTCAAATTCTACCTTGACTTTATTGAGGGTGTAGATGAAAATCTGCCATTTTTCTACGATTACACTACATTTGTAAAAAATATTTATTTACAAAAGGGGTGCGTAACAACACATGTTGTTGATGTTACAAATAAAATGATTGAGAAATTTACCCCCCTTTTGACGCATTACAATGCAACTAAAATTCTCTCTCTCCAAAATTCGTGTTCAAAAACGGATGATGTCAAACACGATATTGTTCTGACAGTAACGTCGTGTAAAAGATTCGACTTGTTTGAAAAAACAATCAATTCGTTTCTGAATAATTGTAGTGACGTGAACAAAATTACGTATTTCTTTTGTGTGGATGACAATTCTTCCGACGAAGACCGAGAACGGATGAGCAAGTTGTATCCGTTTTTCAACTTTTATTTTAAAAATTCTGGAGAGAAAGGACACAGGCAAAGTATGAACATCATTTGGAACAAGTTGAACGAGCTGAAACCGAGGTTTTATTTGCATCTCGAAGATGATTGGTTATTTATTAATAAACGCAGTTACGTTACGGATTCCATTTCATTTTTGGAGAGATTTGAATCCGACGGAATTCATCAAATACTGTTTAATAAAAATTATGCTGAAATTATAAACGGCTTCAATCTCGTCGGCGGAAAACTGGTGGACGAGGATAATAACATCAAACTTCATATTAAAGATGAACCAAACCTAAACGGGTCCAATTGTGCTTATTGGCCTCATTTTAGTTTCAGGCCGTCGGTCATTCGAACGAGCGCGGTTCTTTCGCTGGGTAATTTTGATTCTCCGAATACGTTTTTCGAGAGAGATTACGCAGATAAGTATTTTCATTCAGCGGGATACACGTCTGCGTATTTCAACGACGTGTGCAGCATTCACATTGGAAAACTTACATCGGAATCTCGAGAGAGTAAAAAGAATGCGTACGATCTGAACAATGAGGAACAATTTTCTAATTCCGGAAATGGAAATGTGAATTCAAGCACAGAAAATCACAAGACGAATCATATCCCGATACGAATTATTAATTTAGAGCGACGTAAAGATCGAAAAACGAGGACAATCCAACAACTAAATGATGCCGGATTTCAACAAAGTGAGTATAAATTTATTGTAGCCACAGACGGTTCAACGCTTATTCCAACGGTTGACATGAAAATATTATTCGACGGAAATGATTTTGGAGACCGTAAAGGCGTTATTGGATGTGCAATCACCCATTATAATTTATGGAAACAATTGCTAGATTCGAAAGATGAGTATTATGTAATTATGGAAGATGATTTCGTGTTGTGTCAAAATTTTAAAAAAAGATTTCAGGTAATGTTAGAATCGGGCGTATTTTCGATGAAAGATACAATCTTTTTAGGATATCATATGTTTTCAAATAATAGAAAAAATAATTTCCATATATATAATGATTCATCTACAACATCTACGAGTGATGATAAAATAGTTCCATTAAACAAAAACTTGTACGTTGGTGGTTATTTCATGTATTCTATAAATAGAAATGGTGCTAGAAAAATGATAGAATATATTGAAAAAAATGGTATCAAACACGGTATTGACTATTTAAATAAAATAATACCAAATCTAGAAAACTATGAATGCCAACCTCAACTTGCATTTTCTGAATGGAATGAAGGCGGCAAAGCGATTGATAGCGATATTCAGAATATTTATGACAAAATAGATTTTATAAACGTGTCCGATGATTCGCCCATGCCAAATACTGATTTTATATTTTTTAAAAATGTCGACTTTTCTGGAAATGATGTTTTTCATAAATACGCATCCGTTCCTGAATTAATGGATTGTGCAAAACAAGACAATGTTTGTATTGCTTTTAATACACTAGGATTTTTTAAATATAGAATAGATGTTAATAACTTGGTGCCGTCTCCATATTTCAGAGAATGTGATGGAATTTATATAAAAAAGGAATATTATGAAGCAAATAAGAATAAAAATAGTAACCACAATCCCCTTGCATTAAGTAATGATACAATCACAAGCACTCTAGATGCTATACACGATTCAAGAGGCACATATTGTTTTATTCACAGTTGTAGTTTAAGGAATCATGATATTTTGGATGAAATTCTTGGTAAAATAAAAAAAATACAGTTTGATCGTATATTCATTATCAATATTGGAATTGAATTAAACAAAGTTGGCAAAGTATATGGAGAGAATGTAGACATAATAGAATATTCCGATAATATAAGTTTATTTGAGATTCCTACTATAAATATATTGCACTCATTTTGTGTAAAAAATCCAGAATCAAAAGTATTATATTTGCACACAAAAGGTGTTTCTTATAAAACGGTCCCGCAGCCTGTAGTCGATTGGAGAAACATGATGTTGTATTTTTTAATTAATAATGACTGCATTAAACTTCTTGATGAATACGACATCGTTGGATGTAATTATTTAGGAAATACTTATCACCCACATTTTAGCGGGAATTTTTGGTGGACAAGGGCGTCCTATGTTTGTAAGCTACGCCCACTTCCTATAGAAACAGCTGTAAAACATGACGCAGAATGGTGGATATTTTCCGAGAATGAATTTAATCCAACATTTTATGAATTGCATAATTCAAATGTAAATCATTATCACGAATTGTATCCGTTAGAGAGATATAAAGAAAATGATAAAATTAGAATAAAAATGCTTTGCAACTGGTGCTCTTCAAAAGCTTTGTGCCAGGCGTGGTCAAACATGTGCGAAAGCGGATACATGTGGAAAAATATTGAAATCACTTGGGATGACTGTAACATTGACTACTGGGTTATTATTAATAAACCGTGTGACAACAGTTACTACGATCCGAAACGAACCATTGTGTTTCAAATGGAACCTTGGGTCAACAATGAGTCGCATTTGTGGGGCGTAAAAACATGGGGTGAGTGGGCAGAACCGGATGAAAATAAATTTTTGGCGGTGCGCGGTCGTAAGACAAAATGTCATAATAATGCTTTTTGGCAACTTGAATTAAATTATAATGAATTAACCGATTTAAAATATGAAAATGAAAATAAAATGGATGCAGTAAGTTCGATATGCAGTTCAAAATATTATGACGAAGGTCATATTGCTAGAATCGATTTTCTAAAATTTTTGGAAACGAAGGGGGGCATTCCGCTTGACATTTTCAACCAAGACAATCAACATAACTTTAAAACATATAGAGGACCATTAACTCCGTACGTGGATAAGAGTAAAGGATATATACCATATAAATATTATTTCATGGTAGAAAACAATTATGAAGAAAATTTTATAACAGAAAAGATTTGGGAACCCATATTATGCGAAACTCTTGTATTTTATTACGGGTGTCCAAACGTTTGTGATTACATTAATCCCGAAGCATTTGTTCAACTGGACATGAACGATTTTGAAAAGTCGTATCAAATTATTAAACAGGCCATCGAAGAGGATTGGTGGAGTCAAAGAATTGAGGCGATTCGTAGAGAGAAGAAGAAGATTTTGAATGAACTGGCATTTTTTCCAGTAATTGAAAACATTATTACAAACGTGAAAGGATTACTAATTGTATTTGCTGTTTATTCTTCTAGTGAAGAAGTATCAAAATGTATAATAGAATGTAAAAACAAAATAATGGAAGTTTATCCATATTGTCGAATTGTTTACATTGACAATAATTCCATTAATAAAAATTGGAAACAAAAAGATATGCATGTTATAATGAATGATGATATTTATGGATACGAAATAGGCGCATATCGAAAAGCTTTACAATATTATCGTGCAGATAAATATTTATTTTTACAAGGAACTGTTTTTATAAACAAAAAGATTGAGTATGAATTAAAAGAACATTCGCTGGATATTAAAATGCTTCAAAGTTTTAAAATGTATAATGGAGTTATGGAATATAAAAAATATATTGATGAAATTATGAATTATCAAAATATAAAAGAATTAAATTTAGATGTTCATAACTGTCAAAATGTGAATTGTGTCTTTGGAAATAATTTTTATTGTAATAATTTTTTTGTTGAAGAAATGTTAAAAGATGGATTATTTAATATCATTTGTTATGATAAACAGTATTCATGTTCTTTTGAAAGAATATTGGGTTTATATATTTATAAAAAATTAGGTGATGTTTTACCGATTGATGACTGTGATCATGCGTCTACCATTCAATATAACACATTGCCATATAATTATGACTATGTAATGTGTAAAATTTGGTGTTCGCAAAAATAAGTTTACTGTTTACTGTTTACATAGGGTTATTAAATTAAAATTATTTAATTAAATTAAAATTATTTAATTAAATATGATTAAGTAATAGTTTAAATATTAAATCATTTTGTAATATATGTTAATCTGATAGTTTATGTTGTGTTGTATGTATCCTTCACTATTTGGATTTAAAAAATTAACCGATAATCCTGAAATTGTTAGTAGTGTCAATAATAGTATCAATAATAGTATCAATAATAGTATCAATAATAGTATCAATAATAGTATGAATAACGCGAATAGTGCTACTGTATTTACCAAATGTCAAAATGAAGTGAATCAAAATATATATAACGATTATGATGGCGCATCCATAAAAAACAACATGGATGAATTTATATCACTTTTTAAGACGCAAGAAAAGGCGTGTTATGAATTACGATCAGAAAATACGGTTTTAAAAATGAAGCTAGAAGTAGCAAATGAAACGATTCGAAACCAATCAAAGAAAATACAATCCGTAAAAATGAAAAAAAATAAACTAGAAATTGAGAATAATGTTTATAAAAATATTTTATGCAGTTCGTCATTTTCATTTATGAATAATAATCATAATAATCATAATAATCATAACATTTCTAATAAATGCATAAAGAATGAAGAACCGTATAGTATACCCGCGTACCCGCCTCCGCCCCCGCCCCCCCTTCCTCTTCCACCACCGCTGAATAAAAAAAAAGACGGTGGAAATTTACAAATGAATAGTGTATTGGATGAACTTAAAAGTAAAATAAAATTAATCGATTAAAAATCATGTTAAAACTTTAAAAAACAATATTATCATCAATCCATTTTTTAATTCGAATATTAATTGGGCGCAACATCATATTTAATCCGTTGGCGTAATCCAAATAACTAGTATCATCGTGCCCAATTTCAATAAACGTATTATAGATGATTCGAAATATTTCATCCGTATATAATTCTGAGATTTTTATGAATATGGTGTCCATATCAATTTCCGGGTGAGGCGTCGATGATGGAGTTGGCGTTGTTGCGACATTTGAATTTATTTCCTTTTTATTTACTTGTTTTTCATTGTCCGATTCTTGAGAGATTGAGGAGGATGAATATGATGCCAATGTTGAATTATCATTTTCAATTCTCGTCATTTTATTTCTTTTATCGTGTAAACTTTTATCGTGTAAACTTTTATCGTGGTAATGATTCTTGTTGTTTTTATTATTATTATTGTTATTGTTATCTTGCAGATGCGGAGAATGATCACTGTGTTGCTGCGCATTTGAAGATGATGATTGCGAAATGAAATGTTTTGATTCAGGAAGAGGCGCTGACACGTTGATCGTGTTGACATGATTTGACGCTATATGATAGGTAAAAGTATGATTTGTTCCATCCAGCATGTTTTTATACATTTGAAGCGTGTGTAAAACATGCGTTTTATCGGTTTGATTATACGTTCGAATCAAATTATTGATTCCGTTCTTAGCCAAATGGATGAGTAATTCAAACAAATTTGCGTGTTCTACCCTTACATCTGTATAAAATTTTTTAAATCTACAAAAAATATTAAATAAATAAAATAAATCTTCTTGGGTATCATTATTGTACCACCGGGTCACAGATTGACTGTAAGACGGCGGTTGGATGTGCAATATGTTATTTTGTATTGTTAGCTTTGACCCGATTGGATAATATGCTAACAATGCAATCTGAATCAGGGCTTGAAGCGGTTCAAGAATGGTCTCGAAGCGCTCCTTTTTTTTATTCCCAGTAACAGTTTTATACAAGAGTTGAATTGTTGTTTGCATGCTAATGATATTCATGTTATATTTTTAAGTGATCTTTTATTAACAATTATTTAGTGCGTGTATATGTCCCTATTCTATTCTACTATTCTACCTAATGATTCTTTTTATAAAAAAAAAATGTAAAAAAATAATTATGATACATTATTTTTGTTGACTATTATCTATTTTCTTTCTATTTTTCATACAAACATATGTTGGTTGTGATGAGTATGAGTATGACTCGTTTTATTGCCACCACCACTACCACCACCTTTTCCATGTATAAAATTTAAATTTGAAACAGATGATAAAAAAATATTTGTGCTTTTTATATTTTTATTAAAACTTATATTGAATTTTTCACACCATCGTATACATTTCTGTATATGTTTTTTTTTATAATAGTCAATTTTATCAAAATTCTTATTCGTCATTAAATGTAAGGTGGCAACTATATTGTCAATTTGTTTTTTCCCAATAATTATATTTATTTCTTCTATTTTTGAAATAAATGTGCGACTACAACTAAAGTTAAAAATGGTTTCAATATATAAATTCGAATTTAAATGATCAAAATTATCATAAATTTTTTCAATGATATTCTCAATCCTTTCTTTATTTTCGTTCAAATTATATCCTTTGCATATAATGTATTTTTCAGAATTGGCATATCTGCTCGTTTGCGGTTTCATAATGTATACATGTTTATATAACGAAGAAAGCAGGTATAAAATGTCAATCATTGCATTTGAAAATGTGTCAAATACTTTTAGCACGAAATTTCCATTGTCGGACTGCATCGCCAACGCGTAAACTACTTGAGCAATAATTAATTTTGTTGCATTATTCTCTTGGTTATTAAAATCTTCAGAAAAATCAACCCCGCCGTCACCTGTAACAAGGTCCATACCATGCTTGTATTTATGATAACAATGAATGAAATTATCACGCGATAATAAATTTCCCGTATTATCAACGCCTTTTTCGATAACCACATTTGGATTGTCTTCTAAAAATCTTTTACTGCTTCTCCACCCCGGGCATCTCATGTCACTATTTATTAAAGTCATACCATAGTATTTGTCGTTCTCGTTTTTTCTAATGTGTGCGACCGCTTCAATAAATCCACCCGGTCCTTCCGCCAAATGAAAAGACTTGAAAGTATCTTGTGATGACGGTGGAGTAGTCGCATGAGACGGAGAATTAGAATAAACGTGATCGCAACATTCATTTGCATCGTTTGCATCGTTTGCATCGTTTGCATTATACGATTCAAACGGATTTTTCATTTTTTTGTCATAAAAAATATTTTTATTTTTAAACATTACAAATGAATTTCCATTCTCGTCTGCGTTTTCATTTAAACTTCCGCAACTTGCATTTGTAACAACATCATAGTAGTAATTGTCACGAAGACACCATTCAAATTGATTTACATTCATACAGCGTGAATTATTTGATAAATTATGAACATAGTCACTTAATGAATTATTTATTTCTGTATCGCTATCAAATACCGCATTTGTATCGGCATTTTTACTACATAAATTAAAAAGAGTAGACATTTCAATCATTTTATAAAATGAACGTGAAAGTGGTGTTAATTTACTTACTTGAGTTTTGTATCCTGGAATGATAGTATGAATAAATTCATAAGGATTTGTTATTTTCTTACAAGTATCCCAACCAATATCATTTTTTTCTATTTGAATCTTGGTTTGACATAACGACTGATAAAGTGAATGCGAAACAATACCGTTTGCACACTTGTTTATCATTTTAAAACGAATATCATTCCCTCTTATATCATGTAAAACTTTTGATAATAAAAAAATACTCATAATTTACAAATGTATATATATAATTTTAAATTTATAATTTGATTTTTGTTATTTAAATTATATATATTCAAACAATACTGTCTATATTCTTTTAGACCATAATTATTTTTTATTATAAATCCGTTTCAGAAGAAGACGGCGATTTTTTCAATGTTTTTCTTTTTATGTATATAACCTTTTTTTTTGGAGTTTTACCTGTGACTTTTTCTTGTTGTTGTTCTTGTTGTTGTTCTTGTTGTTGTTCTTGTTGTTGTTCTTTCAGTTTTTTAGATTCCGATTCCGATTCCGATTCCAAACCATGATGTTCATGTTGATTCACCTTTTGCCACACCCAGTTTGGTTTATACCTCCCCGAGCTTGTTACACGCGACAGTATTCCTCTGAATTCGGCATCTTTATGTTTTTCCAGATGTTCTTTCATCATATACTCGCCAATGTAGTCATAACGAACACTTTGAAATACAATGTAGCCGCCAACACGAAGTCGGCTCCACAGCACGTCAATCGATGCGTACAAGAATTCGCTCAACCACATTTTTTCGTTATTAAACATGTTGATTGACTGTTTTCCCACCGTTTCATCATTGTACACTTCTTTCCCCCACATCGGAGGGCTAAACATGACAACGTCGGCCCACCCTGGCGGTAACTTGTCAACTCCAACCGCATTCGGAAGACCGTCTTCCAGCATTTTTTGTTTATCCGGCGAACCAAACATTTCAATCATGTTTTGAAACCCGGGCGTTGACAGTGGATTGGGTTCCACTCCAACATAGGTTGCGTTCAATGCAATCGCCGCCATCAAACGACTGCCGTATCCTCCTGCGCCGTCCAGTATCTTCAAACTTGATAAATCTTCCAGCAACGGAAACAACAACTTCCACATAATAATATAAACAAACGAATTTTCCGCGCTTGCCAAGTATACCTTTTTTTCTTTTCCGTCAATTGACGACATTTTCATATTCAACGCTTGTTCTTTACGATCCGCCCCTTCTGATTGACTCACAATTATATCATGCAGATTTTTGTCCGTTATTTCCAACGACTTGCGTCGCAACGCGCGAACGGCCTTCTCCACCAGCGTTCCTTTTGTAAAATGTTCTTCCAGCGACGGCTCGCCTTTTGCTATACGCACCGTAATTTTTGAAGGTTCCGTGAAATAGTCGACCAACAAATAATCCTTGTCCAACACATTTTCGTCCGGCGACTTTATGGAAATAAATTCACCCCTGCTTTTGCTTTTGCCTTCTCTATCGCCTTCATTGTTGAATTTTAAATTATCATTTGCACCAATATATTGTCGTATAAATTTATTCACCTCTTCCGTCTCCTTTTTCCCGGTTAAAATATCATACGGCGTACTCTGTATATAATTCTCTTTTCTAAGCGTCGCAATCGATGCATCTGCTATCTTGGTCTTCATAAGATCAAACGCCGTTTGCGCATCATCCTTTGTCCAAAACCGAGAAACAAACGGAAACCCTTTTTCAATGATCGATACAACCCGGTCATGCTCCGATTCATATTTTTCTTCGCTCTCGAATCCAACGCTGAATGCCGGTTCAATTGCATTCTTGTATACCCAGTCCCAAAAATCACTGCAAAAACGCTCATACACTTCCGGCGCTTCCTTTTTCGCGTCATTTACACCGTAATCGTGACGCGCGTTGATTTCCAACAGTTTCACGCCGCCGTCGCTCGTAACCATGAAATCGCATCCAAAAACTTCAAACCCGTATTTTGATTCGCGCGTGGTTGCAATGTGTGGTTTATACACGTCATACGCGCATCGCAATACTTCGCGCATTTGTTGCATGACGCTTTTTGCCTCCTTGTCGCTAATTCCCAGCTCCCTCGAATCCGGAAACAGTCGATTTTTTTTGGTCGATTTGAAATGCGTGTCGTGAATCTTTTTATTCATGTAATCGGCATCTTTATACGGCAGCTCGGCAGTTATAATTTTTCCTTCTTCAAACAAAAACCAGTCCGACTTGTGATTTGGTCTCATGCAAACCATAAAATACATGCGCAAGTGGAACTTTTTTCCTTCAATCAGCATGGGGTTCCGAATATATTTGGAAACCAAATATTCCTTTGATCCTCCTCCTTTATCTTTTGACTGCTTTCGACGCTTAACAGCGTTTGTAAACTCTGCCAGCTCTTCTTTATTTGTGACGTAGACAATTCCCTCGCCTCCGCCCGCACCAACCCCGAGCGGTTTAATGATGAGGATGCCGTCATCCGCTTCGCTATATTCCGCCATGCGTTTTTCGTCGCTTAAAAACCACGATTCAGCCATGTACTTTTTACATATTTCGGGGCACTTTTTCTTCAGTTCCATGTAGAGCTGCGCCTTGTCTGTAATCACATTCTTCGTATACGGATAATCAGGGTCCGACGCGCTAAACCCTTTTACACCGTTTCCTTTGAGTAAATTTTTTAGCGTGGTTTTGATTGCATAAATGCTGTCTTCGTTCCGCAGAAAATCGCCGCCAACCGTTGCACCCACCCATGCAAAATCGGCATTCGGCGTTTTGATATCCACTTGTTTCCATTTATGGTCCGTCAAGATATCCACAAGACGCGTATGATTGAGCCCTTGTTTATCGTGGATGGCAAATGTTTTTTGCTTGTCCGTTTTCGAAACAACAACCGTCTGCCTCAAATTCGCACAATCCACGTCTCGCACTTTTTTATAAATGAAATAGTCATTCAAAAAGGACAGCGTCTTTTCTTCATTCGACATTCCGAGTGCTTTTGTATACAGCGTATTCGAAGAATGGTGCTCGCGCATGCTTCTAAACAGCTCTTCAAACGACGCACGACTCTTTCTGAAAATATCGCCCTTGTCCAAATGGTGCGGCTCAAAACCGTATTTCGACATCATACCGTCCAAGTATTCGAAATTTACCAGGTATTCTGAAATGTAGTTGCCGATTGATTCCTGCCACACCTGGATTTCGTATCCCAAACTGAATTCGTCAGGAGGAAATCGCAAATCATCGTCGTATTTTTTCACAATTTCGATTATTTTGTTGGACGACCCTGTAACTCCACCCTTGAACAATACGAAACTCTCATTCTTTTTTATACCATTTCGTTTCAGTAAATCAAATACCTTCTTTCCGTTAAATGTGGTTCCGATGAAAACTCCGCCAACCTTGGTGCACTCGCACACGTTTCTCAAAAATCCGTTGAGCATGTCTTCATTTTCAAACATGTAATGCAACGCGAATTGAATGGATGATATGTCAAATCCGGCTTCACCCTTTCCGTAACTCGCCACTACACCGTTTAGTCCCAGCTTTTTCAAAGCATCCACACTGCCCTTTCCAAACACCGATTTTGATATTTCGCGCGTCAGCTCGCTTGAACCCGAAAATGCAGCACCGTCTTTCACGTTCCTGCCGCTGTTTCCGACAACAAACATGGCGTCCAATTTCCCGGCATTCTCTCTCGCAAAATTCACATACCGCGTGCACGCCCCGTTTGCCGGATTTTCAATATTATCCCTCGAAATATCAATTCCGTAAACGAACGACAGTCCCGACTCTTTCCATTTGTTCAAATCGCCCGCCTTTCCCACCGCAAAATCAATGAGCGTGTCTCCCGCCTTGCTCATTTCATAGATCAGCGCCGCTTTAACAAATTTATTATGAAAGTCACGCAGTCCCTCCGTCAACTTTTCTGTGTTGCTGTTACTACTCGACTTGTAATACACCTCGGTAATTGAACCAGCACCGGTTACGTCACCGCTCATTTCGTCGTAATTGATGTTTTTATCCACGCCTTTGATAATGTCTTCGGTGACCGGATAGTGAATGGAATACCAAACGCTGTCCGCCGTCTTGTAATCATTTCCAAAATTTTTACCATTTTTTCGCAGATCTGCCGTCTTGTCATACCGAATGCGCAACGGTATCCACCGTTTCTCCGGCTTGTCATACTTGAATTCCACAATCGTCAAATCTTCAAACACTTCCGCACCTTCTTCCGTAACCATGTCGCCGTCGGAATTGAGTTTCATCAAACATAGACCGGCGCTTGCATCATACGGATTTGAAGGCAGAAACTGTATCGGTTTGTATTCGCCCGAACCACCCGCGATTTTATCAATGGCGCCTTCATAAATCATGGCGCATGCATTCGGGATAATTTTATTCGACCGATTGGACGGATCAAATCCGACTTTTAGCACGAGTTCTTTATACGATTCAACTTGTCTATTCGACAGCATATTGATTCCGCTAATCGATCCGCCGTCGATCTTTTCAATCACCTTGTCTCGATTGGTTTTATCGTCCTTTACCGTATTTATAAGAAAGTCGACCGTGTTGTACTGCGGCGGCTTCCATTTGAATGAAAGCGCCCATGTGAATTTCCGATCGAGCGGGCCAACTTGACCCGGCGCGGTTCCGCCCACCCCCGTATTGCACGGCGTCAAAATCAAGCCATCGGTTACGTACTTGTATTCGCTTTCCAAACACTGTTTGCATAGAGCGAAGATTCGTTCGGATGCATTTTCTTCACTTTTTGTCATTGTTTCGCCAAACATCACGGCGTCCCCGTCATCAAAATAAAACCGCTTGGGTTGGACCGTAAGCGAACTTTTCGCGCTTTTTAAAACGGGTTTCGCATCCATATTTGCAATATATTTCAACATTTCAGAATGGCGCGACTTGTCCGCGTGCTCTTTATTCGTTGTGTAAAAGCTCCGTTCGCGCACGCTCTCGCCTTTCAAAAAGTAAATGTCAAATGCCAAATACAAGTTGATGAAGGCGCCGCCCTTGTCGTGCAAAACATGCTCTCCGTCAAACAACGTGTTGTGAAACGCCTTGATATCAACAACCAGGCCGGTAAATTGCACATTTAGAAGCGGATCAATTAAATACATTTTACCGCTGCTCGAAATGAATAGCAGCTTTCGCAAACCATCCGCTTTATCTGTCACCGAATAATTTTTACGAATGCTCGGCATTTTATAGGCACCCGCGGGCGCAATGTTTTTGATTTGGAGCGTCACGGATGCCGGACCAATAAATGCAATCCGCGATGGCGGTCGAACATCTCCGCCGTAAATCAGTTTCGAATACTCATCTTGAACTTGACGCATTTCATCATTCGAAATCGGAAAATTGCTGGACTGTATTCCCGACACGATGGTTTTAATGCACTCTCTGAGCCCTTTCAATAGCGACTCCAATCCCATAACGGAAACCTCCGAATTGACCACTTCGATCTCTACCTCGTACTTGTCCTCGCCACGCATCACATTTGCCGATTTGAAATTGCCATACGATTTCCTCGACGGTGTAAACGTGTCTTTTACAACACTGATATCAATTCGAACCGGATAATCCGGATGCGTAAACGCGGTTCTTCGAATGTATCTGAAGTTTTTCCCGCTAGATTTCCAGTTGGCAACAATTTGTTCGCGCTCATTTTTCCCGATTTCTCGTTCCGTTTGAAGCGACACCCTGAAATCAAAATCGGTATTGTCAACCGGGCGAACATCGGAACTGAATTCGGACCCGTCTTCGCGAATCACTTTATGCTCCATGTTTCGCTTGATTACCATGACGGCATTCTTATCCGCGATGGAATTGTCGATGCAGAAATTCTGTATATTCGAAAACCCGTCGATTTGAACACGGACGTCGGAATCATTCAAAAAGATTCTTAAACTGTATTCTTCGGCGGATTGTTGAAACTGGAGCGATTTTAGCTTTTTAATTACATTCGTGACATTGTCTTTCGTTAGGGGCGCGGACTGTCGCATGGTTCCAAAACGAACTTCCAACTCCGGTTCTAATGACGACCCACTTTTTGCTTTTGTAACTTCGTCTAAATACGTTTTCACAATTGTGTCGAATTTTTGTTTTTCTTCATTCTGTTTCTCTTTATCTTTTTCTATTATTTTACCTTTTATTCTCTCTTCATGTCGCTTTGAAGAAGACATTGTCTGCTATTATATACTTGTTTAGATAATTCTATATTGTTCAATTTTATAATAATTAATTTAATTATTATAAAAATGTTTTTTTTTAATTTTTTAATATATCAATAATATAATAAAAAATGCAAACAGAAACCCTTGTGCTCGAAAAAATAGAATATGATTCTGAAGGTGGAAAAAAAAATCAAACAAATAAAAAATATACAATGAAAACAATAAAAAATAAAAACAAAAACAAAAACAAAAACAAAAACAAAAACAAAAACAAAAATTTAAAAACAAAAAAAGGATGGTCATTAAAATATAAACGAAGCATCGACTGCAAACGACCTCGCGGATTTTCACAACGCCAATACTGCAACTATGGCCGAAAGAAATCTTAAAGCAAATAAAAATAAATAAAAATATTAAATCAAATTAATTCAAGAATTCGCATATACGATCGTATAGAAATTGTTTCGTTTTTTTTTCTTTAAATGATTCCGTAAAACCTGTATCTTTATGAATACACGTAACTTTATTGAAAATTTCAAGCAATTCGGCATGCGTATAGGACGAAATCGATTTAATCGGTGTCAAAACATTTTCCATTTTCCATTTTGATTCTCGAACCCGTTTTGCATAGTCCAGCGACGCGTCCTTTCTTTTAAAAACGTGAACGCCCAATCCGCCTTCCACTTCCTCGATAATGTGCGTAACCGATGAATCTCCTAGGCCGTAGAGCTCGCAGTAACAATTCTTTTTCATAAATATTGCGGAAATATCATAAATAATACAAAGCCCATAAAATCCTTCCAGTGTAAGCGGGGCATCTCCGGACAGCTCGTTCTCAATGCGAACTTTATTCAGCTTGTGTTGCTTAAACACGTTTGGTAACTTGCGCATTTTTTCGACGGAACCAATTTTTATTTCTTTTTCCGTGACAAATTTTGTTTTCAGATACTTGTACGCGTCTTCTCCATTCAACATGATATAAAATGCCCAAAATAATTTATCTTTATCTCTCGTAATATGAAATAAATAAGAACTGTTTATACTACTATCATCCTTTACAATCGGCATTAAAACCGGCATTAAAACTGGTGGTGGCGTTGGAACCATTGGAACCGGTTTTGTTTCTTCTAAACGAATCACATATTGCTGAAGTAAATCAACCACTTGTTCCAAATCCGATTGCATGTTTTATATACAATGTAATCAAGTATAGTAGTCCTCGTCGATAAACACTGATAATAATATTAATTCGACGGAACCCTTTAATATTATTTGAAATATTGATTAGAAAGTGTCATTTTTTTCTTCTCAAATTCGCACATTTGACTTTCTTGGTTCTGCACAAATGTCACATACTCGCTTATTTTGTGAATTACATCCAAATTAACGTACGACAAGTTTAAAAAAACACCGTTTTTATTTTCGCTAAATGTAATATGATTTTTATATAAAATTCGTAGAACCTCGATTTGATGAAATATGGGAAGCGCTTCAATGTTGTCTCTCAGCATTTTTAATGACTCTGTAAACGGTGTTTGCGACGCCGATTTTTTGTTTACTATATTGTAATTATTGTTATTCCCGTAATTATGGATATAATCGACATCATCGTCATAATGATTCTCTTCTATAGTTTGCATACTCTTCTTTTTTATTTCTTTTTATTTATAAAATATAAAATATATTATAAATGTTATCTGTAAAATCTTTTTATATATATATTTAAAAATATTTAAAAATATTTGAATCACAATTATTATTTATTTATTCATATTAAAATAATCATTCATTTGTTTACTTTGAACATTGGCACGAGTTGTTGTTGAGTCTTTTTGACAAGCGGTGTCATAATTTTGAATCATTGTATGATATACAGTTGCCCATCCTAATCCAATCATAGTGAATCACGTGTATAACGTTATATATATATATAGTTATAAAATAATTTTTCTATATCCATTTTATAACTATTCTACATTTTGTTATATTGTATTCTTTTCACGTTCTATTGTTGTCTTTATATACCCATTATTCAACATTATATTCCAAGCAGCGATTACAAAGCGGCGCATAGCCCAGTTGAAAAACGTTGAGTTTAAGATTCGAATGTCACGAGTTCGAATCCCGCAAGATCAGCTGTTAATTTTCATCATTCGGTAGCTTTAAAGAAGCTGCTCGTCACAACCAATAAAGTGACATACATATTATACCAAACCACTCTCACGGCGAGCAGCTTATCGTCGAATAATCCAATGACGGTCACACGTCCGAACATTCGATGGTTATCTCTTTATCATTAAAAGGCAGGCGTTGGATCGATACCAACGGGTGGTACTAACCGGCATGGCGGAGAGGAAACGCGCGTGGCTGACAAACCACGAGACATACGATCGAAACGTATTGCCGGTATTTCATCATTCAGTAGCTTTACAGAAGCTGCTCGTCATATGCTAAGCGACGCTAAACACAGCAACCAAAACAATCCCCTGTAGCGCAGCGGAAGCGCGCCGTAAAACACCGTCAATCGCCAATATGATGCACAAGCATCCGATAGATAGATGGTTATCGCCTTATGAGCCGGAGGTCACATGATCGAAACATGTCGGGGGAATTTTCATACTTCAGCCGCTTTAAAGAAGTTGCTCGTCAAGATGGACGTTAAACGAATCTGGACGTCATATGTAATTGACGAAAAACAATACAACCTTTGTTGGCGAAGCCATCCTCACGTCATGCAAGACGGTAAACTAATGCGCACATTCCAATGTCCATTGTAGTTGAATGGACCTAATTTTTTTAGTTATATTTTTTCATTCGTGTACTTGAATGTATAATAAGAAACGAACGATGCTGCAATCAACATTGGCAGCGACTCGTACGACAAATTTGTAGTTTTCATGATAATAAGCGCACACGAAATTGGACTTCCGAAAATGGTGCTGAAAAAGGACGTGATGCCTATAATGATTGACTGAATGTGAGGAATGGATGTAAAATTATCGTATAAACTTCCAATTCCGCCCCCAATCGACATGAAGACAAATTTTTGGCCACCTGAACATCCCGAAATAAATGTGAGAATTACATTACAAAGAAACTGAAACAATATACTGAAATTATACGTGCAAGAATCAACTAGTTCGCAATTCACAAGGTTAATTCCACTTCCCGCAATTCGAGTCGCATTTTCGGAATAATTGATTAATGCGGCAACACAAAATCCAAATACGACTGGAATCACGTTTAGTAGCACGGCGCTCTTGTTGACCAAGGAACGCACGCCATAAAATAGTAACGTCATTGTTTTCATTAATGCGGATGCAATGACTCCGCAAATAATGGCTAAAAATAAATACTGAAATGTATGCGTAACATTATATGCAAATTCGACGGGATTTTCTTGAAATAAATTACCGGTCCTGTAACTCGTAAGTGCGTATGCAATGTATATTCCGACGCAACAGTACGCTAGGTTCGATAAAATCTGAGAAGAACCTTCACGCAACGGTTTCTCAATCGATAGCACGAGTGACGCCAGTGGTGAACGAAATAACAGCGTAATTGCAAAAACGTACCCCAAATATAGAACACTCTCAAAATTCAATTCGGAACCAACATTCTTGAATACCGTCTTGAAGAGAGAACACGCGTATAATAATAAAATCATGGAGATGTAAACCATCGGAGTTTCGGGACCCAGTGCTCCGCCCGCATACACTGCAATCAAACTACTTGCGATAATCGCTAAAATAGAAGAAAATGGAAACACGGTTTTAAAATAATTTGGATGATCAATATTTTTTAACAAGTTGTGAATATTTGAATTCAACGGACCATTGGCATTTTTAAAAAGAAATGATCTAGACGCAACCCAAAAAAGTAGAGGCGTCAATAAATACATGGCTTTCGGATTTTTAAAAATATTTATTTTTGCTTCGAGAGATAAATTTGTAAACGCATCTCGATACAATATGCAAATATATCCAATACAATAAAGTGCGATAATGACAAATATAAATGTTGTAAGATTTCTAATTATTTTATTCATTCATATACAATCTATATTAAATTAAATATTACATATATAATTATTGTATATAAATTTACAAATAATTATCCGTTTATTACTCTCGTTGCTTATTCAGTTTTTTTATTTAATTACTTTTTCATTTATTTTATTCAAATCTCTCTAAATATCGAAAACGTAAATCTATTATAAAAATGAGATTCCATTTCTTGAAGCAATCGTTTCTTTTGTAAAAAGTTTGTCGATATCATTCTAGAGAGATTTGAATAAATTAGATAATAGGTAATTAAATAAAAATAATAAAAAATATAAAATATTCACATGAAATATTCCAATATATATGAAATTTACATAATTTAAACTATTTTTTATTTATTTTACGAAATGGTTATGGTTATGGAATGTATATACTCACTTGGTCGTCTTCATAATATCCAGAGTCGATCAAATGCTGGGTGAATTTTGGACCCCCCCAATTCGGATCCATCGGATTCGGACTCATCCCGGAATCTTGCTGAATGAAATTGAGCATGTCAAGCGGCGTCACGTCGCCCATATTGAACCCCGATGCGTCAAATCCGGGATATGAATTTGTATTGTATGGCGGATCGTTCCGATTCGAATCCATGAGCTTGGTAACGGGAGGCAAACGGTTTCGTCCAGGAGTTGTCGTATCGACCATGGGCGGAAGACCGCCTTGTAAATCTACTGGTGACGGGCGTATTTTATAAATGTTTTGCCCTTGGGCGTCGTTTGTTTGTTGCAAATACAAAACCGGACATACAATTCCTTGACTTCGTTGCCACTTCATGAATTCTACGTAATCTTCTAAATTATTAAATTTTATGGGATTTACTCCTGGAACTTTAGCAACTTGAGAATTATACAAAAATATGTCGCTTCCTTTTTGTATCAAAATATTCGGACACCTCTGCGGTTGACTGCCGACAAATCCTTCTTGTGCGGCAGAATAGTTTATCGCAAAATAAAGCCCTAGAACAAAAACTAGAACCGTACATAACAACGTATTTGAAATATGACTCGATAATTGTGGAATTGAAATGTTCACCATTTATTCTATATAATATATATAAAGTTATTTATATTTTTGCTATAATTTTTCTTATTCTTTATATAAATAAAGAATAAAATATAATTCATTTTTATTTATATAAAAAATGGTTAAACTTCATTATGATCCTAAAATGAAACATCCCAAAGGGCCGTGTGTCGTTATGATACACGCAAGTTGGTGCGGACACTGCAAAACTCTCAAGCCAAAATTTGAAAACGATATTGTTACGTCGGATGAATTTAGTAATGAGCTTGACGGATTACTTACATTAGGGTCTATTGAAGAAGCCGACTATGATAACGACGCGGCAAAAAAACTATTCGGGACGGTCGACGGTTACCCCACCGTTCGATACATTCGTTTCGATCAAAACGGAAAACCGGTGAGGTCGTTTGATTTACCGTCGGAGACACCTCGCGAAGCAGAAAATATTATCGAGTGGATTAATAGCGCGGTAAAGAATGACGCGGTAAAGAATGACGTTGCAAGTGTAAAAAATAAAAAATTAAAAAAAATAAAAGGCGGGAAAAGGAAAACAAAAATAAGAACAATCACTCGTAAAAAATATAAGAAGAATAAAACCAAAAAAAACTATAAATAAAAAATTTAGTTTAAAAAAAAATATTATGTTATATTATAAAAATGAAACAAAAAATATTCAAGTTAAAATATAACATAGATTATACGGCTCCGCGCATGAATCCGCCGTATAACTTAGTGTTGTTAGCAGATGGTGTTGCCGCTGGCCCTCCAGGGAATACTTCTCCTCCTTCTGATCGTATGTTGTTGTCACATCGACGCGAAATAAAAGATAAAAAAAATGGTACAACTATTGGCGACGCATCTTATTTAATACATGTACATAAAATTGAACTAAATGGTGAAAAAACATCTGGAGCTATATATGGCACATTTACAGCACACCACGAGTTTAAAAAAAATGGAAACGAATATGACATAACGTATTCAGGGAATACAAAATGGATTTTGGGCAAAAAAACAGGATTTGAAACAATTGATCCATCTAGTCCATTTCCAAACGTTATTACCAATAATATTGATAATGTTGTCGCAATAAGTATATTAAAAAATGGTAAAAAAATAAACAACGGTAACAATAAAGTAACGTTAAGTAATGATGGAACATATCAAATTAAATGGATATACGACATGTATGACTTTTGTTGATTGTTTGGATATTTTTTATTTACCTCTATTAATATTATTTACTAAGTTTATCAAGTAATAAATAATAATATAAACATTTATATAAAAAAAATAATATTACTATTATATTATTACATTATATTTATAAAACGGTGTCAGTAACATGTATAAAAAGATTTTCTCGAATTATTTAGTAATTTCCGTCATTTTTTTCATTATTACCTTTCTTATTATTTATTTTAATACACCCAAATCCTTGTTACGAGATCGACTATCTGAAAACACAGCTAAAGCAATCGTATTATCGTGTATAGATTTCAGATTTGTAAATGATGAAATTTATTTTTTGAATAAAGATCGTAAAAATAATTTTAATCTTTTTTCTTTAGCGGGAGCGAGTTTAGGTTATAATCAGAATACTTTTCCGGAATGGGGAGTAACTTTTGATAAACATGTCGATTTATCGAAACAATTGCACGACATTGATGAAATTATCGTTGTAGATCACATGGATTGCGGAGCGTATAGAATTTTATACCATAATGATGAAATGACAAAAGAGGAAGAATACGAACTGCATGTGAAAAATTTAAATAAATTTAAAACCATCGCAAGTAAAAAATTCCCGTCACTAAAAATATCAACCTATTTAACTCAGCTCGACGGCTCTGTTAAAGAAATCTAGCAGGTATTATAATTCCAACCGATTTTAATAATATAAAATATAAAAAAAATTAACAATAAGTAAATCTAAGTAAATCTAAGTAAATCTAAGTAAATCTAAGTAAATCTAAGTAAATCTATTTAAAAACATCGAGTAAATAACAATATAATTACATAATTATTTAATTATATTCAATATGGGTTTTAGTAGTCGTTGGTCGCCTTTTATAAAAAGTGGTGGTGATGGCGGAGACGTGGAAAAAGAAATTTATGCAATTGCCGTATTTAATGACGCTATAAAAGGAACGGTCAAATTTAGCGAAGATGGTAAAGAAAATAGAATCAAAATCGAATTGAATATTACAGGATTAAAACCAAAAAGCAAGCATGGATTCCACGTGCACGAAGCCGGCGATTTAACCGACAAGTGTACAAGCATGTGCGCACATTTCAACCCCTTTGGTAAAAATCACGGTTGTCCGGGACTAAAAGAACGGCATGTAGGCGATCTTGGAAACATTGTAACAAACGGTAAAGGCGAGGCAAAGTACACATTCTATGACAACGCGATCAAATTGAGAGGAACAAAATGCAACATTATTGGACGAGGGTTGATTATTCACGAGGACGAGGATGATTGCGGCATGGGCGGCAACGCGGAAAGCTTGAAAACGGGAAATGCCGGAAAACGCATTGCTTGCGCCGTTATTGGATATTCAAAAGAAAATTTTAAACAATAAACAAATATTTTATTAACATATTTTATTCACGTTTTTATTATTTAAAAAATTGATAATAAAAACGATACACATTGTATTATATATAAGAGGGATACAGAATACAGATACGACAAAGGAACCATGATTACGCATTCGTATTCGCATTCGAATAAAATCGCACGATTGGTTGGATTTGCCGCGGAAGAGAGTCGTAATTCTGTTCAACAATTCAAGCACGGCGCGGTATTGTGCAAAGGAGGGAAAAAAATATGCTGCAGTCACAATATGGACACGAGGACGTCGTATCGAAGGAATATATGCTGCAGCATTCACGCAGAAATGGGCGCAGTGACTAAATTTTTAAACAGTTATATCAAAATACACTCACATTCAAAGGATCCAGAAAAAATTAAACGAAAGCTGGGAAAATTTTCCATTTGTGTCGTAAGAAGCATTGTATCCGAAGACGACATTTATTGTGTGAGCAGTGCTCCCTGTGCCGACTGTCTTAACAAGCTGAAAACGGTTGGTTTAAAAAATATAATATATTCAAATCAAGACGGCAGTATAACCAATGTGAAACTTTCATCATTTCATCCGTCGAATTCATTTGTGACTGCTTCCATGAGGAAACAATTGTTTATCGACAACATGCGGATCAAACCGCTTATACGACTATGATGGCATATAAACATGTAAACAATATTCACTCAAATATTCGCTCATAATTGATAACTCATACATACTCTTTACAAATACCAAAACTCCTGCGATGCCAGTGACTAATTCCATATTTTTTTATTCCTTCCATGTGTTTTTGTGTTCCGTATCCTTTATTGTTTTCTAAATCATATTTTTCCTGTAATTCCGGATGTTCTTTGCACAATTCCATAATATATTCATCCCTTGAAACTTTTGCCAGTATAGATGCTGCTGCAATGGACGCATACGCATTGTCACCCCCTTCGATTGTCGAATAAGGCAAATGGGCAGCCGAATTGTTTGTATGCGGATGCGGATGCGGATGCAACATCGGTATAAAATCATTTCCATCAACGAGCAAATAGAACTCTTCCCCATTTTTATTTTTACCCCGATCTTTCATGTCGTCGCATACGTCACGAATTGCTTCGTGCATTGTTTGAATGGTTGCTCTTCTTATATTCATTGCATCAATCGTGTCATGTTCTGCATATTTCACGCTCCACGAAATTGCATTTGTTTTAATATAGTCAGCCACTTCTTTTATTTTTTTATCCGAATGGAATTTTTTACTGTCTTTCATTTTTGAAAAGTCAAACTCACTCGTTGAAAACGGTAGCACTACGGCCGAAACATACACTCGTCCGAACATCGGACCTCTTCCAGCTTCATCAATGCCAATTTCTAAAAATGTAGCATCACCATCTGCATGATCATGACCATCATCGTCGTGCTGAAAGTAACATTTTTTTAATGTTTCATGCGTTTTTCTATTTTTTTTGCCAGGATTAACCGTCGTCGTGGTCATCGTGGTCGTCGTCGCACATTGTTCCATGATTTGATTCTCAATGTTTGTATTTCCAGGTTGCATATTTCATTCATTCATATTTTCTATTCAATTTTTATTTTATTCATTCCGTTATTCCATTCCATTATTCCATTCCATTCCATTTCGATTGATAAGAAAAAATATACATTTCTTATCAAACAATTCTAATTTAATTAATTCCCAATTCCTCCAACATGTCCATATTCTTGAAAATAAGTTTGTTATTCACACTCGGATACTCTTTCATTTTCACTTTTAATATTGACAAATATTTAATGTTGGATACAATACCGTGCCATTTTTCATGAGCTGACAATGCATCCTTTCCATTCGTTACCAAAATAAAAATATTTTCATTTAATTCTTCAAGCTCGTTGGTTTTATTTGCCTGTCGAATATAAGAGTTCACAATCTCTTGTAATTCTTTAAGTATATCAACCACGCTATCCACATCCAACATGCCTTCTTTCATTAAATTGACAATAAACATGCTCATTGCCTTTCTCTTGTCATTCATTTTTGTAACCTCGCAAAACTTATTATAGTCCACGCTTGGATCAACATATTCCACCTTTTTAAACAACCCCACAAATTCCGAGTAACTTTTTTCAAATACTTTTGTAAAAATATCATGACACTTGACGAGCTGTTTAAATAATTTCGCATAAAGCGCCGAATAAAACATATTTGAACTTGCAGTATTGAATATAGAATGCGCAATCTTATGAATATTCTCTTCATCAATTGAAATAGCGCCGGTTTCCGTGCCGCCACTGCCTCCACCCTCTTCTCCTTCACCTCGAATAATATTGTTCACTTCGCAAAGTATTTCTGATTCAACGACGCCGTAGGTTGCATCGGTTAGCTTGTTTAGCAAGGAACGAATCGTATCAACCCGTTTCTCAATGCCTTCTGTTTTCTTCATTTCCGTTTTTTGAAATGTTCGAATGAGCGTCCAATCGTCGTCGCTTATTTGCAACGGTTTATTTCTTGGACGTCGATTCATTGAAGTGGATGAAGAAGCAGAATGCTCGTGCGACACACTGGAAATAGAATTAATATTGGAATTAGATGGGTCGATACCACTCCCGATATTATTTGGTTTTTCTCGTACCGGAAACACAGGCGTTTTTATATAAGTAGGAGCACCGACTTTATTTGATAAAGACGATATCAATTCGATAACGTTGCTGTCTTTTAAATCATATGAAAATCCACCCAATAGAATATCATTAAAATCTTGAAGTGTGTACTGTCTCAGCGTTTTTGCCATATTTATCTTGTTCGGCTGCTACTTAGTATACGGATAGTTATTTATATCAGTTTATATAATAATATTAATTACTAATTATTTATTTTTATAAAAAAAATATAATAATAATTATTAGTAATTAATAGTATGAATATGAATAATAATTTATTTTAACATTTATATGAATCATAAATTATAATATAAACTTGGCCTGTGACCTGCTTTGCTGCTTTACATCATCCGGATGACACTTTTTGCAATGTATGACATCGGATTATAATTGTAAATGCTCTCAAGGCCGATATGGGATAATCCATGAACGCCGGCTGCAATTGAGAATAGAAGAACCATATAAATTTTCTTTTCGGGGGTCATTTTATCAAGATATGAATAATTGAAAATCACAAAAAAGACTGCTAAAACAACAAACATAACGTTTGCGAGGTGCGAATAAAAAGACAAGCTAAGAAAAACTTCCGGATTCATTTTTGATTCGTGTAATAATAAATTATCAAATTATAATATTAGATAAGAATATAATTTGATAATTTTCTTTTTATTAAAAAAAATAAAAACAAATAAAAAAAGAATGAGACACATATATTATAAATTTGTTTCAGACGAAACTATATTGAATAACGAACAAACAGAAGTAGCTAAACATAATTGGTCAAAATATTATAAAATAACTGATAAAAATACACATTATATAAGTTATCAAATGAAGAAATGTTTTGCTGGGCCCTACGAAATTAAATATAACCAGTATAAAAAACCAATGATTGAAAATGGATTTTTCAATACATCGCATGACAATAAATTATGTGTTGGAGTTTTTGATTGCGATCACGATATTGGCATTGACGTGATGCATATTGAACGCAAGTTATCTAGTTATGGAACAAAAATATTTAATGAGTCTGAACCAAAAGACATATGCCAGTTTTCTCGTAAAGAAGCTTATATAAAAATGATTGGGAAAGGAATATTTGCTATTAAACTGCTGGACATTATAATTAAAGATGGTAAAATTTATTATAAAGGTCATCTAGAACCATATAACATTTTTGAAACCATATTTGATAACTATTTCATTTGTATTGTCGGTATATTTAATCCAACAGATTTTATATTAAAAGAATTTGATGACGCCGTCGTATAACAAATTGCTTATAACTACTGCGTGTAATTAATTTCCATAGTTGCACGTCTCATATGCTTTTTCGCGTGACATTTCGCGCGATGGAATGCCTCCACGCACCCACCCGTCTGCCGCAACGCCTTCAATCAAATTGGATGGGTTGGACACCGTGGATGCAATGGACGGAATCAGCGGATAATTTAAATAATTCGAATAACACTGTTCTGACAACAAGTTCACGCTCCGTTTATTAATTGTCATATCGCCTTGAATCAATTTTGACTCAAGTAGCGGATTGCATTCACCGCGTCCGAGATACGGCACGGTTACAAACGGTCGCTGGTTCAACGTAATTCTGCATTTCGGACGCGTGAGCTCGCTACCATTCAGCAAATGAGAATTCACGTCAATGTTGCATCCGCCTGCACCAACTTGGTGTCCGCCCTCGAAAAAGATTCCCGGCTGGCTGGTTGCAAATTCAATCGGTCTAGACATTGTGCAATCGGATGCAAAAAAATTCTCCAACATGTAATTTCCGGAATTGAGATTTTGAACATTTCGCTGACTGAGACCACATGTGTCGTTTCCGATACGCGCCATATTATCAAAAACATAATCTTTAACGGTTGCCATGTTATTTTATTTTTTGTGTGGTAAGTGTGTGTCTTGTGTTATAATATTATATATATACATAATAATATAAAAAAATCATTCTAAACTGAACAAAATAAATTGTCAATTCGTTTTTATTAAATCAAGACATTACGCTTCCTAATCGCGGATTAAATCTTTGGCAAGCGAATTCATTGTTTTCTTTACACGATACCATAGAACCATAACAAAATTCTGCAAATGCTTTTTGGTCATTCGGAATCGTGGTGTTTGGGTTGGTATAAAAACTTCGCATAGAGTCATCAAATTCATATTTATCTCCTAAATCTGCAAATAATTTTTTTCGCAATTTTTCAGCTTCTGTTAAAGTTCTCGGTTCAAAATCTAAAACGGTCGCCACTTCCGTGCTGTGATTGATTTCTTTTTCAACCTTTGGATTGTATGCAGGGGCGGCTTGTTTTCGCTGCGGATTATATGCTATTTCCGGGAGTAATACATTCATCATCGGGTTAATAACGGTTGGTGTCGTCAAACTCGGTTTCAATGCGTCGTACATTTTTGAATTTACAAACCCCTCTTTTTTGTCATTGCCACTACTATTGCTGCCATTACTATTGCTGCCATTGTTTCCATTTTTTTCATCATATTGCGCTTGGTACTGCAACTTGTACATCATTACAAAAATGGCTAAAGTAATGAATCCGGTGATAAGTATATTCCCATTTTTCGTAATTAAAAATCCTAAAATGGTTAAAAGAATGACAATTCTCGATATTGCGTTCAATTTTTGTTCAATGGACATGAGCGGAGCAGGCCATAGGTCCGTCATTTCTTCTCTCTTCAATAATACCAGCGGATCATTTATCCAAAATGGCGTGGATGATGACAACTGTTTTTCCATGGTTGGAACTGGTTCTGTCATCGATGGTGGCGCATTTAAACCATTGTTACCGTTACTGTTGTTGTTATTGTTCGTATTACCTTTATCCGTGTTTGCATTACCATTCATAGATGATGTCACATCAGATGCAGATTGCAACGTTGTTGTTGTTGTTGTTGCTGCCATTTTATACTATTAAACTATTAAAATAATTGATGTATATGATACAATAAATAATAATTATAATACCTGTATATAATATTATAATTATTATTAATATTTTATACCCGATTTTTATTAAAATTATTATTATTTAAATTATTTAATATATTTAATATAATTTTAAAATTATTTTAAATATATAATTAAATAAAAACATTCTTAAATTTATTTCTTCTTCTTTTTTTTATCAGATTTCGACAATGATGGAGACGCTTCTATAGGTGTTCGCTCTACAACTTCTCCGGTGCTAAAAACTTGTGGCGTTTTTACCGGATTATTGACTGGAGGAGCGGCGGCTGCAGCGGCAAGAGCAGCATCCCGTTGTTGTTGCTGCAATTTCAGTTTTTGCTGCATTCTCTCTTTCATTTGAGACACCTTCATATTTCGTTGCAAGTGACTTTGCATAGCTCCAATATTTACTTTGCTTTTTCCGCCACCACCCCCCATTCCGCCCATCATACCGCCCATTCCCATTTTATTCAACATGTCTGCTAAATTATTCATCCCCGGCATCCCTTTCATTTTACTCAACAAGTCGCTCGCTTCCTGCATAAGTTCGCTCTCTTTAATTTCACCCGACTTGAATTTTTGATCCAGTTTTGAACCCACATTTTTTACAAGCGACATTAACTTGCCAGGATTTTTAAACATTTTTTGAAACACGTTTTTAAAATCCATATTCTCTCCATTCTCTCCCCCAAACTCCATTTCAAAATCCACATCCTTGGCCGTCTCTTCGGCAATCTCTTTTGCAAGTTTTCCAATTTTTCCGTTTAAAATGTGAGAGATGTGGTCGTGGATGGATTCCGCGTTTGCACTGTTTCCACCGTTTGCATTTGACTCTGCGCACCCATCCCCGTCACCGTGTCCATTTTTATTCATTTTTTTAGCCCATTCAAAAAAATTAAATTCTGCTTCTGATGAACCGGTGTTATCATTCGCACTCGCATTCTCAGGTTCCGAAGAAGCATTCGCATTCGCATTCGCATTCGCATTCGCATCGGTCCCTTCAAACATGTTATACATTTGCTGAATGGTCTCTTCCAACTTGTTGCGCAACTCGTCTTCATTAATCGCCTCGAACAAATTGGCAGCATCTCCAAACGATTTTCGATCCTCAATATTTGTTATAATCGACATCAGAATCAATTGTAGGTACTTCCAAATGGTTTCGCGAGTGGCATCGCTAATACCTTCCGTATTCCACAATACACGAAAATCGATATTCGGCAAAAAGTGTGTGTTCACATTTGTGGATTCGCCACCATTATTTTCAAGATGGAATATTTTTTCATTTTTATACAGAATATCGAAAAATCTCTCGGGATACACTTTTGAACAATAGTCATACAAAACGCTCACAACTTTTTGTGTTTCTGTTTCCGATTCGGCGCTAGAAATATGAATCCCATTTGAATCCAAAAATAAACTGAATGTGCTTTTATACTCTGGAAACGTATTTGAAATATCGGCAAGAAACTCGAAAATCACCTTTTTAAACTCGTCTGGTATTTGTTTTTTTGATGTCGGCATTTTTATAAATAAAAAATACTATTTATAAAAATACTTGTAACGAATTATTTAAATGGTTGTAAATGATAATAATATAATATAATATAATATATTTCAATTCATATTTCAATTCAACATTTTATACTTTATAATATCAACAAGTTAAATAACAAACAAGTTATACCATTCAAGTATAATATAATTTCGCGAGGTTGCATAAATTTTGAATGTACTTCATTGATTTTTGTTGATTTTCTTCCGTCATATTTCTAACATACCCTCTCAAACGCTCGATAAAATTGGAAATACTATCGGTCATAGTAACATCCGCCGAATAATCCTTGTTTATAAAAAAAGAAATGTCTCCATTCTCAATCGGATCCTTGTATGGAATATGAATGTACATATTCCAATATTCCAAGACTATTTTCGGATTTGTCTTTTTAAATAAAAATAAAAGATTCTTCATGGTTTTTACTTGATCATCTTCCGGGAAAACACTTTGTATGTCTTCTACAAACTCATCAAAATGTTTATTAAATCCTTTTAAAATAAATGATTTGCCAATATTTGCATCTGTTTTTTCATTCGTATGATTGTCACTATTATTACCGTTGCTGCTGCAAGTTTCTTGATGGCTCATGATTGTTTACGTATGATAAGAATAATTGTATATATAGTATTATTTTTATATTATTTTTCATGTAAACATTTAAATGTTGAATAAACAATGAACACAAACAACAAAATCTAAACATTGGATTCGACATCAAGACGACGACGCTGCGCTAAATTGTTCCGTGTTCCACGTGTGTTTGCAACTGCTGCACATGTAGACAAATTTCAAATTGGTGTCATCGTATCGAATGTATAAAACGGTGCACGGCTTGTCCAATTCCGTGTTTGTTTCGCACTCGACGTTTGGACACTTCATGGACTTGATTCGCGGAAGCGTGGGGTCCAAATGCGTGTATTCATTCACCACATCCGCCAAGTGCACATCGGACTGCTTGAAATACGTCTTTGACACGCTAATCGTCGCTTCGGTATTCTTTTCTTCGTTTCCACAGTTTCTGCACTTGTGAATGAGCACTTTCGTCGTGGCTTCTTCAGGACTAGAACCCGGAGCGTCTCCCATCGTAATGTAATACATGTTCCTACACACGCTGCAAAACTTCATTGTTATTCCGTTTTTTTCTTTACTTAACACTTATATATAAAATCCATTTAAATTCAATTTTATTTAAATAAAAAAATCAAAATAAAAAATCAAACGAGTTAAAATTTCAAATTATTAAAAAGCGGAATAAGCTCCTCGTAATTCACCTTGAATCCGAATAAATAGAGAGATGAATAAAAATACTCGGTATGAAAAACCGTCTCGCGATTGGTTTGTAGTCGCTTCATAATTACATCCTTGTTTTTTATATAGTGCGCCTTCATAATGGCGTAAAAATGCTCGCAAAAATCCGGGCTCATGGCGGGAACAACCCGTTGCAAGTTTTCAATACTCGACACGAGATGATGAATGGAAAATGATAAATTTCGATACTCAATTAGCGCGTGATAATTTTTAAAATCTTTACTGGTCCTGGTAATTCCAGGTTCGTGCAATATGGGTTCATTGTCCATGATTGAAATCAGTGTTAACAATATAGACGAAATGGTTTGACATCCGCTCCATTTCTCTCCGCGCCACGTGTTTAAAATATCAATGCACACCTTTTTCGTTTTATAAAAGTTGGGATGAAATCGCGTTGTTCCGTCGTTGGTACAATACTCTAGAGTAGGCGGCGAATGCGGATAGTCAGGAGGAAACGTGAATCTGAAAAAATAATAACCGTTGCAATAGAGTGAATCTTTCGGACCAATAATAAGTGCCCACCCATCCATCATGTTTGTCTCACTGTGTTTGTAATAAATGCCCTGATCGTGTAGCGGGTTCATCATGATTTGCTGTATATCTTTTAGCAAACGTTTTACGGCATCTTTTGATATTGTTACGGGTGGAGGCGGCGACACCGCTTCGTTCGCGATTTTGGTATTTATTGTTGGCAATGTTGTTGTCGTCGTCGTCGGAATCGACATGTAAATAATTTAAATAATTTAAAATAATTATAATTCATTATGAAATACCATTTATATCGTATTTGCATTTAATAAAATAATTGCAAAATTAAAATTATACATTTAAATATAAAAATTTGTATTTAAATACATGATAAATATTACTATATAATCGGTCATTCAATATTCATTTATGGAAAAATTATCGCATTTTTTAACATCTCCACTCGAACTTTATGATGCAAGAGTCGTGTTCATTGTATTTAGTTCATTGAGTTCATACTATCTTTATAAAAAAGTATTACCTTTATTTTCGAGTGACCGCAATCAATTATGGAAAAAAATTCCATTTATACAAAAAAAAGTAGAAAATGAAATACAAAAAATGAAGAAAAAGAATGATCAAGAGGATGAATTGTATTACAGTAAATTAGTTGAAAAACTTCGGACAAGCGGTGTAACAAAAGTAGATGTCGGAAATATAAACACGATTCAAAATGCAGGATATAATAAAGAAACGCTGATGACATTTTTGCATGCATTAAAAGATATGGACACATCGCCAAAACTAATAAGCGGGACAATATATGACGATCATGAAAATCAACACAAGGAAATTATGCAAACGGCTTATAATTTATACGCGTATACAAATCCAATGCACATTGATTTATTTCATTCCGTAGTCTTCATGGAAAAAAATTTAATTGTTATGATAAGTAAACTGTTAGGTAATGCCGAACACCAATGCGGCTCCATAACAAATGGAGGTACGGAAAGTATTTTCTTGGCACTAAAAACATACAGAGATTTAAAATCTGCGAAAATGTCGAATGGATTTTTTAATAAAAACGCACACGAAAATGTGATTAAAATAAATGTGGTTGCGGCGGACACTATTCATTGCAGCGTAGATAAATTGTGTCACTATTTAAACATACAGTTAATTAAAATCAAATCAAATTGTGAACACCGCGTTACCGTTTGTGATATTTTAAAAACGGTGAATGAACACACGGCATGCGTCGTGCTTTCCGCACCGTCGTACGGATTTGGTATCATGGACGATGTTGAACATATTGCTCCAGCAATGAAAGAGCGGGGTATACCGGTTCATGTCGATGCGTGTTTAGGCGGATTCGTTTGGATGTTTCAAGAAAGAGAAATGGCTTCAAAATATTCGTTTCACGTGGACGGCGTAACGAGCGTGTCGGCATGTTTGCATAAATACGGATACTCGCAAAAAGGCGTTTCTTGCATACTTTATAAGGATGAAAGCTTTTTAAAATATCAATATTTTGTAACGGCGGACTGGGACGGTGGTTTATATGTTTCTCCAACAATTTTGGGAAGTAGAAGCGGCGGACTAGTGGCGCAAGCATGGGCTGGATTTTTATCGCGCGGATATAAAGAGTATCAAGACAGCTCAAATAAAATCATTCATATTGCAAAATATGCGCACGAAAAATTGCAACTCGTTGGAGAATGTCATACGTACCCGCTGGATTTACACATTGTTTGTTTTGATGTAGGCAAAGATACATATCAGTTGTATGATTACCTTATTAGCAAGGGATTCAACTTGAATGCGCTTCAAAATCCACACGCGATTCATTTGTGTGTTACAAAAACTCACGACGAAAAAGTAATTGATGAAATGGTTCAAGAGATTGAAACATTTATCAAATGTAAAGATATCCTGGAATATAAAGAGGATCTAGCACCGATTTACGGAATGAAGGCATCCATCCCTGTTTATACAAACGAAATTTTAAATGAGTGCATTTCTTCCTATTTAATAAATAAATATTCGAGCTGAAATTATCATACAAAATAAAGTTGTCACATAAAAATATTAAAAATAAATATTTATCATTAAATTATATTTAATAATATATAATTATAACTATTAGGTATTTTTAATAATAAAAATAATAAAAAAGTAAAAATAGTAAAAATAGTAAAAATAATAGAAAAATAAATGTCAAATAAAAAAAATCCAATTGAAGAAATATACAAATGTAGCATATTGAGGCGATATGAAGGCGTGGCTGGTGGAGTCCCCAAATACATTTTTGTTTTTTATGGTGCAGATATTCATGGTTCTGCTGGATCATCTTCAGAAATATCATCCAAAGTTTTAACGGGACTTTATAACGCATACATTGAGGATGGATCCAATTCGAAAATGTTTGAACATATTTTTAGCAAAATGGAACTAAAAAATATTGCGACATATGACATTCAAGTATACGTGATTCCTTTTAAGATATATTCTGATGATTCGATTGATGTCGTCAAGCGGAAAATTATGTTGGCTATAAAAAGTGTGCCCGAGATGCCGGATTCGGATTACGCGTATGATGAAATGTACTTGTTTGCAAAAACCCCCGTAACTTTTGATTCAAACGAAGTGTATCATAAAATGACAGAACTAGCGCTAACAAAAGATGAACGCGATACAGCAGCAACAACAACAACAATGGAATTGGATTTTCTAAAAACGCATGTAATGGGGTACAGTTCTTCAACCGGAGAACGCGTCGACGTTGGCGGCGTCGAAAACATTTTATCCACTTTGAAATCGTTGAACGCGAGAGAAATGTTTAAAGATGTTCCAGTGGGACAGAGCATTCCTTACAACGCGTATGTGAATCCATTTTTCTTTGAAAACGGCGACCAAGATGCTATGGTGGACATTTCGAAGATAAAATCAAAAATAAACGGTTTAGAACTGTTGTTAAATACAAAAAATATTGTTCATAATACTTTATTTATGTGTTTTGCGAGAGATGTTATAGAATCAGGTGGCGATGATAAGGGCGATGACAAGAGCGGCATTGTTTTAAAAGCGTATTATCCATTATTATATTCCAACGGAGTTCAGAATGCGGGTCAATTAGAATCCGAGTCAGTCAAGATTAGAATGCGAGAGAAAACAGAAGAACTTCTAGAGTCGAGTGAATTCAAAACAAATGTAAAACAAATACAGCTGTTTTATGACATTTTTGAACAATCGACGAAACCAAAGATGAAAAGCGAAGAAGCGGGAATTATTGAAGTCGATCTTGAATTGTTACCGGAAAGCGATTTTAATTTCCCATTGGAACTACTGTTTAAACTGTTTCATGCGACCGAACAGTGTCAAGTCATTAAATATAATCCGCAGTTTCAGGATGCAATTTTGAGAATGTATACGAAAAACCATACGAAAAACGGGGCAAAAATTCCATATTTTATCATTCAGCATCAATCAGAATCGAACAAGATATATGACGTTTACATGAAATTGAAACGAAAGGAACAGCATCCGAATCCGAGTCCGAGTCCGAAGATGAATACAAATGCGCGTGTAAGTATTTACATTAACTATAATAAATTAGAGAGACAATATGGTGTAAGAAGCAGCGAAAATATTGTTTTTGTTTGCGATTTTGATGAACGCGGTCACATTTTTATTCACGCGTCGTTTAAAAATGCGTATAATGAAGATGCTCTCGACGAAATGATTCGTGCTGCAGTTTCTCCGCATATACGATCCGTCGTTGATTTTTTACAGCAAAACGGATACAAAATGCGCGACTTTTATTCCATGTACGATGAAAATGTGGTGATACAAAATATGAAATATTTGCTTATATCCAAGCTGAACAACACGGAACCTTTGGTATGGAATCGTTTTTATGGTTGCATGTCGAGTGTAATGAAAGTAATTGAAAACAACTGGAACTCGGACGAAAAAGGGGTGAATATGCAATACATTCGTGTTCCGAATTTCGACGAAGCGATTTTGAGAGTAGGTTATATTGAACTGCTTTATAATCTCGGATTTCGAGAGAAGAAACAAGTCGTTGATCTGCTCGTTAAAAATTTACTCGTTTCGAAAAAAATAGCCGAGCAAAGTTACGAAGAATTCAAAACGAATTTTGAAGGAAAATATAGTAAAGTATTGCAAAAAAAACAAATGCCAAAGAAAATATATGTTAGAAAATTACCCGGTTTTAAACTACACATGATGAAAAATTTGGGAGATAAGAATAATAGAATAACGATAAAAGTGTCCGGTATTAATAACATATATACCCTCAATCCGATTCGTATATATCTTGATTCGATGCTACACATTTTTGGAAATGATGAAAAGTATATGCCTGTTCAGCTCGTAAAACAGCTGTGCGATATAACATCCACAACTAAATCGTCGGTTCCTTCAAAAAAAACAGCGGCACCACCAATTCAAGCACCAATTCCAGTAGAAGCACCAATTCCAGTAGAAGCACCAGTTGAATTAGAAGCACCAATTCCAGTAGAAGCACCAATTCCAGTAGAAGCACCAGTTGAATTAGAAGCACCAGTTGAATTAGAAGCACCACTTGAACTAGAAGCACCAGTTGAAATGGAAGAAGAAGAAGAAGAAGAAGATATTGGAGATTTTGGACTACTAGGCGGAAATGAATCAGAAGAAGAAGAAGAAGAAGAAGACGAAGAAGATGAAGAAGACGATGATTTTATCGGCGGAGCATTTGAATCAAATCCAGTGTACAAGAGATTAAAAAATATGGAACCTTCCTTGTTTAAAGAAACGGCCGGGTATGCTACAAAATGCGGATGGAGTGCAAGACGACAGCCCGTTATATTAACCAAAGAAGAATTGGACAAAATTAATACATATGACGAATCAGTCGGACAGCCATCGTATTACGGCATTCCTTTAGAATACAACAGTCAAGGCGAAGAAGGTGAAGACGGCGAAAAAAATTCACATTATTATATTTGTCCTCGGTATTGGAATGTACCGGAAGAGAGATCCGTCTCTCAAAAAGAAATTGACGAAAATAAACTTCAAAAACACATTGTCACAAAGGAACAAGACTATAATCCAAGTAATAAAGACAAATATATAATCGATTTAACATCTCCTCTTGAGCATTTTAAAACCGGAAAATATACACCATACTTACCAGGATTTCTAAAAACGCTCAAAACCAAAAGCGGAAAATGCTTGCCTTGTTGTTTTACAGGCGTTAAAGATAAAGACAGTGACGATTTCAAAGATTACCGCGTTTTTGAAAAAGAACAAGAAGTGATCACCCAGTGTACAAAAGGAAAGGAAGAAAAGGAAGGGCGAGTGCAGGCACCAAGAAGTAAAACGAGCGAAAAGAAACGTGATGCGGAAACAGAACAAGCAGGTATCGCATCCGAAATAGCGTCGGAGCAACAAGGGCAACAAGGAGAACAAGGGCAACAAGGAGAACAAGAACAAGAGCAACAAGAACAAGAACAACAGCAACAACCAGCATCAAAACAAAAAAAGAAGAAATTAAAAACAAATTTGTACGTTTCAAAACCCGATTCTGCATTTCCTCTTCAACAGAATAATCTTGGTTTTTTACCGCCTTCTCTCCAACTTTTCTTGTTTGAAGATGAAAATTATAGTAAGAAATGCAAGTCCACAAAGGGCGACATGTTGGTCGAAAATGAAATATGCGTGCTCCGCATGGGTGTTCTCGAAAACAAGGATTCAAATTACCACCAGTGTTTTATTTCTTGCATTGCAAACATTTACAATTCTCTCACAGACAGCTCGTTGACTGCCAACGAGTTCAAACATCGCATATTGATTCCCGGTCTTTCTCTCGACCGGTTTGCGTTTTATCAAAACGGGTCACTCGTCGAAACATTTAAAAAATTCGAATACATTGATAAAGACCATCTGCTCAAATATCGCGACACCAACTTGTTCAAAAAAATATTTGGCGACGGGGTTGTTGGCGACAATGATGAAGATAATAAAATTATATTTTTTAAGACGCTCATCATGTCATACGAAAATTTTATAAACTACTTATCAAATGATGAAGTTGTCATCGATTACACGTATTTATGGGACTATGTTATGGACGCAGTTCTGTGGTCAAGTTTCAAAAAAGTCGAAAAGGAAGAAAAGCGCCAACTGCCAATAAACAAACACGGAATAAATTTAATTATTTTAGAACTTTCCGATAATAAAGAAGAAGTCAGCATCCTATGTCCCACAAATCATTATTCCAGTTCAACATTTGACCCGAATAAAAAAAATATAGTCCTTGTAAAATTCGAAGGTTACTATGAACCGCTTTACATTTACTTGTACACGTCCAAACGTGAAATTGTGAGCACCGTTTTATTTTCATCCGTAAATTCTCCCACGATTGACCCTTCTCTCAAAAGCGCTCTCGTGAAAATACAATCCTTCTTTCAAACCACGTGCAAGCCCACGCAACTTATAAAATCCATTGTTCAAAACAAATCGTTTGATGCGATTATTCAGATTCTGAAAAGTAAAGAAACATCCCAAACTCAAATCCGCGATATAAAACAAATTGTTGAATTCTCAGGGAAAGTGATCGGAATGCAAATTTCATATAGCGTGACGCGAAAAGAACAAACGCAGCAAGTTGTCGGAAATATTCTTTGCAATCCTTCCGGTATAAATCCGGACCCAAATTATGAATTGGTGTTTGTAAACCAGTCTCCGACAATTTGGAAAACGTACAAGCACACAAAAGATTTTGCAGCCCTGATTCAAAAAAAATCCAATGGTGAAATACCGTGCGCACTCAAAATAAAAGTTGTTGAAAATGAACGCGTCGTCGGTTTTATGACAGAAACCAACCAGTTTATGCCAATTAGCGAACCTTATCCATTCAAAGACGACGACGATTTAAAACACGTCGAATTAGGCAACAGCGTAAACATTGACGCATCCATTCTTCCGCAGATAAGCAGAACCGGATTCATTTTCAAGAGAGACGAAGAGAGAACCAACGATGTTGAAAAAATACGTCTTGAAACTAATTTTTATAACGCTTTTCGTAACATTATTCGAATCCATTTGAACCGTTTTGAAATGATGGAGACGCGTAACGCAATTGAAATGCTCTTTCACAGGCGTCGTTCTTCAGCTTCGGCTTCGGCTTCGGCTTCGACTTCGTCTTATTCCGAGGAACAACTTGACCAGCAGTATAAACTGTACCTTAAAAAGCTCGAACAAATGAAAAAACTCCTACAAATGCTGGGACAACGCAGCATCCAATTCATCGATATGAGCCCATCCGTTTTGAAAAACATTTACGAGCAAAACTCGGCTCTCAGTTGTGTAACAGAACGCAGCTCCTCGTGCAAAAAATACGCGTACTGTTTTTCTGTTGACAGTTCTGATTCTTCTGAAAACGCTTCGGAAACAGAAGGTTGCGGGCTTTACATTCCCAAACGCAACCTGGTTGACGGTTCAAATAACGAGAATAATTATTATGTTCGACTGGCCGACGAGCTGCTTCGTTACAACCGCATACGCGCATTCATGCTGTATCCAAACAAGTATTTGACATTCGATTCCATCAGCTACAACTTGAAAGAAAATGAAATGTTGCTGCTGGATGCCGACTTGGCAAGTTACATTTCTGAAAATAAACGCGCAATTGCGTCCAATGACTACGTTGAATACAAGAGTTACTATACTAGCGAAGGCGAGGAATTCATCGATGATGAAGACGACGATGATGAAGAGGGCGCGGAATACGTGGACTAAAATAATCAAGTATAAAATTGAAACAGTTGAAATAATTGAAAACAAACTAAAAAAATAAAATAAAAGGTTTATGTTATTTTATTTTTTATTTATTTTCTACCAACAACGATTTTCTAGATAACATACGGACCTGGTTAAAATCCCATATCATAATCCTCATCAACTGAACCAAGATTCGATCCTTGCACTTTATCCAGCGTGCTTTGTATCGTCAACTTGTTCTTGCTGCACGGGTTCAGCGGATCCTCTGCCGCAATCTTGTCCATAAACCCTTGTAACAATGCATCCTTCTCTTCTTCCACCGTCTTATCCGCTGTCGCAACCTCTCCCATTTTCATGATTTGACCGATATCCAGCATCACCTTGAACGCGCTCGTTCCAAAATACCCCTCTTGTCCGCACATTACATTCGCCGACACTCCGCGCATCTCGTCCAGCTCCGCATGTCGCGCCGCTTTCAAAAACATTTCCGGCGTCTCCTCAAACGACGCCTTTGCAATCGGTCCAATGTCGTCATTATTAATTCCGTGTCGAAATATCGAAACCATTTCCGATTTACACGTCATGCGGTCGCAGAGTAAACTAATATGGTGGTGATTAATATACGTCGTGTCAAACGCTTCATACAGCTCGTTAAACAGCGCCTGTCGCGCAGCTTCAATGCCAAGCACCCGGTTAATCTCCTGAATGTCGTTGCTAATCGTTCGTCTCGCGTCAATGTTCTGCAGTGATAAAATCTCCATGAAATTCGAACCCACCGCATCTAGCACCCACGTCTCCTTCTTTCGATACGTGTTGTTCTCCTTGGCAACCAAATCCACAACTTTACGAGCCAGCACCGTTTTAATGCCTTTAATTCCCCTCAAAATAATATTCTTCATGAGCGCATCCTGAAACGTCTTCAGCTGGTAAATTTTATCCGTCTGATCCAGCGTCTTCGGATCTTTTTCCTTCTTCTGAAAATCCAGCCGGATTCGAAACACCAAATTGTCGCTGTTATAATCCGAATAAATACATGACACCTCGCTCCTATCATTCTTCGAATACACCGCTTTAATCGCAAAATGCACGTCGTCCATCGTAACCCGCTTCTCATACATTGATTCCCGATCCATCTCCATTCGCAAAATCCATTTCGACCGCTCCCGCTCACATTCCGTCTCATCCTCGCCTCCAACCTCTTTCAACATCCGCTGAAACTCCGCATATTGCGCCAAAATCAACCGGTCCGCAGTAATCTTCGTCTCATTCGGCGAATCGCTCGGGTCAAAACAAATCTCCACACTCTTCACAATATCCTCCAGTCGCGTCAACTCGATAAACGGTATCATGTCCGCAGCCGCATCCTTGTTCGACTCCTCGCTCGGTTTCAAATAAATCGTCGTCGAAGGATTCTTCGTATTTTCAGACAATGACAGCAGCTCCTCAATTCGTGGAAGACCGCGAGTAACTTGTGACTTGGAAGCGTCACCAGATAAATGAAATGTATTTAGAGTGAGCTGTGTTGTCGGTTCACCAATACTCTGAGCAGCAATCATGCCAACCATTTCACCCGGCGCCACAATTGCGCGCTTGTACATGAGAACCATCATTTCTGACAACGCTACCAGCGCCTTGCGATTGAACCGTTTGACCATGAGCAAATCGCGCGGCGTCAGCGAGTAATAGTACATCACTTTAAAAAGCTCGGTAGGTGGAGCATATTCAAGATGCTCGAATCGCGCATACGTTTCTTCTAGAATAATAAATGTTTCTAGAGGCGTGACATCCACTTCTGAATTCTTATTTATTTTTTGCATGCCCGCAACATTCGCGACAACGTGTGAAAAGGACAACGGTAAATACGCGTCGGTCGTATTCTTATTTTTAAATACTTTGACAACAATATCCTCTCGAATTTTCATGAGAAACTCGGTATACTTTTTGGATTTTTCATCGCAAAGTTTCTGCTGCTTCTTCATACGACTGAATGCGGCCTTTGAAAAGACGGCCTTGAGTTCGCTGGTGGTTTCAGAGTCGCCGCTGACCGGAACGTAAAAGTGAGCATACAATTCGTCGGGCGTCATTCCAATGAAATTCATATTCGAGTGTTCGATTTTCACCGTGTCGATGCCGTCTTCGCCGTAACTGAATTGAACTATGCGATTCTTATTGTTTCGAACCGTCATGTCATATTCCACCTTGATGTCTTCCATACCCTTGATCAAGCGGCGCTGAATATATCCTGTTTGCGAGGTGTCGCGCACTTGAAGCCCGTTTGCTAAACCAAAGTTCAATGTTTTAGGAATTGTCAAGTCGTACATCTTTGGGTGATTTGCCGGATCGACATGTTCAATTGAAATAATTTCATCAAGTATAGCGTCATTGATGGTTTTCACTTTGTCCAATTTAGTTGTCCATATAATAGATTTCATTTTATTATTTTTCTCGGGATGAAGGAGTGTAATTTGTTCAGCAAATTGTTGACCGTTGGTTGCGCGAATTGACAAACGATATGATGGCTGAATATTTTTTGTTCCTAAGTTATTTTTCTTTAATTGAGATACTGACAATTTCGCATGAACTCCAACTCGAGAACATAATAGTGAAATATCTTCACTTAAACGCCTACTACAAGACGATGAATTAATTGAATTTTTTGAAATATAACCATCTCCTGATATATAACCACTCAGTATTCCTTTTACAAAATCAATATTTGAAATATATGCTTCATTTGGAACATGTTTGTTTTTAGCACCATGTCCAACCATCATTGTAATCAGTTTTGATAGTATACACGATGAACCACAAATAGTTGTGGTTGTTCCACCTATTTTGTTCTTTTTAATAGTTTCGGTAAACGCAATATTATACTTTGAAAACCATCCCTTGACAAATGCTCTTATGGTTTCGTCATTATTTGTGATATAAATTTTTGAGTTATTAATATTTCCTTCTGCAATAAATAATCCAATAAATACTCCATTGTCATAACTGAGTGAAAATGTTTCCGGGATGATAGAATGTTGACGCGTTCCATTTGACGTGTATATTCCATTATGTGAAATACTTTCAAGTTTAGAACGAATAATCGCACGTTGAAATCTTGCTTTAGAAACAAAAGGTAGTGTAAAGTTGTTATTGTTATTTTCGTTCCACCAATTTTCTGGAATTTTTTTTCTATTTTTCATTGCCTCTTTCATAAGAATATTGGCTTTATGGATTTCCGACCCATAAATATATTCAGAACGTGGGAAATACCCATCCAATTGAAATTCATGTTTCTGAGTTTGACTTGATTCTTGAAAATCACAAACGTTCTTCGCAACCGGAACAAAGTCGCCAATCTTTACATCTTCTGTGTACTCTTCACGAAACTGATTTAGTTCTGCATTCCAAATGAGAAGTGACTTGTTTGCAGTGACGGTTACATTACGACCCGCTTTTGTTGAAATCTTGAATAATTTTTCGCCAGGATCGTGTCGTGTTACTGCCGTGATGCTTTCCCATGATACGCGTCCTTCATAATCCATTGTTACAATTTTAACCGGGTGCGTTAATTCAAGATATTCCATATTTTGTTCTTCCATATGTTGAATTCTTGTCATGTTCAAATCCTGGCCAATGTGCTCATCGATCCATTCGCCGATTTTAACATATTTTGGAACATCATTTTCAACAATAATTATCGGTGTTTCCCAGGTAACCGATTTAACGGCGGTATCAATCAAACCAACACGACCACCCATGGCGTGAAAGAACACTTCCGACGGCGTCAGGCCGGCAATAAACGAATTTTCAACGAATCCACGCGCGCCAGGGCTGTCATCGTATTTCGAGTAGTGCGGCAAAGTGCGACTGTCAAATCCGTAGGGCACACGCTTGCCGTCGATGGTTTGCTGACCGACCAAACAAATCATTTGGGCAATATTCACTTTACTGCCCTTTGAACCGGCGTTCACCATTGTAATAAAACGGTTCGTCTTGCTCAAACTCTTGAGACCAATATCACCTGCTTCACCGTTTGCCTTGTTCAAAATATTCGTAACCTGCAATTCGAATTCTTCCTCGTTTGTGCGCCCAGATTTATTTTCAAAGGTTCCAATGTGAATATTATCAATAATGGTCTTCACTTCCAGCTTCTTGGTTTTGATCGAGTCGACGATTTTCTCCGTCGTCTTCTTGTCTGAAATCAAGTCGCTGATTCCAACACTGTATGCCGACGTCTTCATATATTCCGTAATAATGTTTTGCAAGTCGTCGATGAAATCTGCAGACGCAAAATTTCCAAAATCGTTGCAAATGCGCTGAATCATGCCATTCGTGCTGGATGCCAAAACGCCGCTGTCAATATGTCCGCGCAAAATTTCTCCGTCTTTGATTTCGAGCACGTTGTTCGACGTGGCGTAGTCGTCGCTTCCTCCGAATTGTTTGGTTTTATATTTCATACTGAGCGGCGGCAAAATCTGCGACAAGATTTGGAAATTCGTGATTTTCTTCTTTGGGTCGCTGAATAGCGCCGGATTAACGTTCTTGTATCCCATCAGCAAATTCATCGCCATGCGCGCATCAAACCCGGGAAGTCCGCCTCTAGTAAACTGGTATACACCAAGCAGCGAGTCCTGAAAAATACCGATGATTGAATTGTTCTTTGCAGGGCTAATGATTTGGTAAGGAACGGCCGCAAGCCCCTTTAGCTCGGCTTCCGCTTCATCGTCTTGCGGCATGTGCAAATTCATTTCATCACCATCAAAATCGGCATTATACGGCTTGGTGTCACCAATATTCATGCGAAACGTGTCGCCCTGCTGCATGACGCGGACAATGTGACACATCATGCTCATTCTGTGAAGCGTCGGTTGACGGTTGAATAAAATGCCGTCGCCGTCCATCATGTGACGGTGCACCACGTCGCCGTTTTCAAGAACGATTGTACTTCGGTCCATGTATCTGAGCGAAATGTCGCCGCCCGTTTTCTTTTCCAAAATATTCGCGCCGGGATAAATGTCGGGACCATTTCGAACCAGTTGCTGCAAAAAGTCGCGATTGCGATTATTTACCACGACCGGTTTTGTGATATTCATTGCAATTTTTTTAGGCACTCCAAGTTCGCGGATCGACAAATTGGGATCGGGCGTAATAACAGACCTGGCTGAAAAGTCGACACGTTTTCCCATGAGATTGCCTCTAACGCGACCTTGTTTTCCATTGAGACGCTCTTTAATCGACTTGAGTGGGCGACCGGACCGCTGTGCGACGGGAGCACACGACGGAATGTTATTATCTACTTGCGTGGCGATAAAGTATTGCAGCAAACTTTGCCAATCGTCAATAATTGCGGAATTCACTGACGGCTCGTTCATTTTTTCAAGCAGCGTTTTATTTGCCTTGATGATGTTGACAATGGTGTGACTGATGTCGTCTTCGCTGCGCTGATTGCCGTCCATTTTAATAGAGGGGCGAACGGCAGGCGGAGGAATCGCGAGCACCTGGCAAATAAACCAGTCGGGTCTTGAAAATTTCGGACTGAATCCCATGAATGCGACATCCTGGTCCGATATTCTTTTAAATATTTTTAGAACCACCTCGGGTGTCATTTTCATATTCAGTTTTTCTTTGCCGCCGCCACCGCCGCCGCCGGATTCACTACTAGGACCCTCATCGGTAGCGTCGCCATCCCATTCCGCATAAAGCGTGGCCAAATTTTCTTTTTTGATTTTTTTAGGGACAAGGCAGCCGCAACCATCCTGCGTGTCGTCGCCGCACCGTTTGACTTTGGTCGCCAACTGATGAACATAGCTCCATCTGTCGTCCGGTTTCATATCCATGCATTCTTTGTTTGCTTCTTTGCTAATGAGAAGCTTGCTGCATTTGATGCAAACACATTTCAGAAGTTTTATAATGGTAGGAAGGTATTGATAATAAAATACAGGTTTCGCCAATTCAATATGTCCAAAATATCCAGGAGTTTTGATGTAATCCAAACCGTCTGTCGGACATTTGAGACCGGGTTCAAGCACGCCTAACCGCGGATCAAACATGCCGCCGATGACCGGAATGTTATTGGAGTATGTATCTCTGCTCGTAATTTCTGCAACTGAACATTTTCTTATTTCGTCAGGCGACAGCACGCTAAATTGAATACCTACAATCTTTGATACAGTTTTCTTCGTCCAATTCGGTTGTTGCGTCATTGGCTGTAGAGAGCTAACTATTATTTATTATATTTATATATCTATATTGTTTTATTTCAATTTTATAAATAAATGGTTTTTTTATAATATTGAAATAATGAAAATAAATATTTTAATTTCATTATTTGATTTTTTATGTTTTTTATGTTATTTTATGTTTTTTATGTTTTTTATGTTTTTTATATTTATATTTCAATTTAATAGAAAACATTTATTTATAAAATTGAAATATAAAGATGTATACATATAAATGTATAGCAACGACTTGGAATCACTGATAGATATAGAAAATACAATGCCTCAAAATCAGAAACCTAATAAAAAATCATTTATAAAGTCGTCGTCATCATTATCATCGTCAAAAAAATCTCAGACGACAGACATTCCAAATCTTCAATACAGGCGTTCAAGAAACGATGGTGGAAGTAGTAGTGGTGGTGATTTCAGCGACGAGAACAGCGACGGTTCGTCTATTGTGTCTCGTAGCTCTGCGAATCCAAAAAAACAATTCAAAAAGGCGGAAGAATTTGACAGGGTGGAGTACGCTAAACTTCTTGCAGAGTTATTCCCTTCAAAATATTCTACGACCAAGGCACAAACAATGCAAAATATGAAAACAAACACAAAATACAAACAGGTTGTAGTATCCGAAGAGGAGGAGACAGAAGAATCAGAATCAGGTGAAGAAGCGGAAAATCGCGTGCTGAGAAGAAGTGCGCGTTTGCAAAAGCGAGAACAAAAACAAAAAGAACAAGAAGAAGTAAAACCGTCGAAATGTGCGTCAAAGGCGGTAAAAGATGCAAAACAGACAAAAGAAGAGTTGTTTTATCAAAGCAAAAAACAGAAGATCAGTCACCATGAAGATGATGGTTGCGGCGGCGGTCATGCGCAAGAAAAAAAAAAGACGGCGTCATCGACTGCGTCAACAGGAGTAGACAAGAATGGAAACTACAACATTGTCATTAACTTACAAGAACCATTGGATTATTTGTCAGACCAATACGATGACGGCGAATCGGAAATGAATGATTCTGTGTTTGACGATGAATCCATTTCGTCGGACCAAGAGGGGCATTCGTTGAGCGACGACAGCGACGACGAAACCTTCAATGATGATGACAGTGAAGGAAGTTATGACAGCGACGATTCTAGAAGCAGTTTCGATTCCGATCATCATCATCCTGATGATGATGGTGATGATGGCGAGGACGATGATGAACAAGTGACTACTCGAGGGTTTCAAAAGAGTGTGACGGCTTCTTCATCTTCTAATGCGGCAGCAGGGGCATCGGCAAAAGAAAATATCAATTTTACAGTTAATGGAAAGTCGATATTCGACACTGAAAATGACAAGGTAAAACTAAAGAATAAGAAGCATGATAAGAAGGGTCATGAAGATGAAGACGAGGAATTTGGAAGTGAAGATGAAGCAACAATTCAGACCATCAAAGCGCAAATGGAAGCACTTCTTGAAAAAGACAAGAACAACAAGATTGCGAGAAAAACACTGGACCAAATGATTGAAAGGGAGGAAAGAATCAAGAGTTTGCGAAAGAAGAAGAGTGTAAAACAGATGAGAAGCAACACAAGAAAATTCGGACGTTTGCTACAAAAAAAGAATTCGGCAAACGATCTCAAGTATTTCAAAAAGTACTTGACACACGAGCAGCAGTCGGAAGTGTTGAAGGAACTGGGAGAACTGAACAAAATCATGCTGGTAGATAAACCATATCGTTTGACTTTACTAGAGTCGAAAATTCCTCAACACTACAAGGCAGTCGCTTTGAAACGTATTCAGAACTTGCGCTACATGGACTCGTGCTCCGGCGAATATTTCAAGGTGAAAAATTGGGTCGACACGTTCATGACAATTCCGTTTGGATTCTATAAGACGCTACCGATTACGATGGATGTTGGTGTGGAACAGTGTCACGAATTTATGGAAACCGCGAAAGACATTTTGGATTCGGCAGTATACGGACTCAATGATGCCAAAATGCAGATTATGCAAATGGTGGGTCAGTGGATTTCAAACCCGTCGGCGCTTGGTTCGGCGATTGCAATCAAAGGTCCTCCGGGAACCGGCAAGACGACGCTGGTCAAGGAAGGTATTAGCAAGATTTTGGGACGAGATTTCGCGTTCATCGCATTAGGTGGAGCAACTGACAGCAGCTTTTTAGAAGGACATTCCTACACGTATGAAGGCAGCACGTGGGGTAAAATTGTGGAAATTCTGATTCGATGCAAGTCGATGAATCCGGTCATCTTCTTTGACGAGCTGGACAAGTTGAGTGACACGCCCAAGGGCGAAGAAATCGCGGGAATTTTGACGCATTTGACGGACACGTCTCAAAACAGTCAATTTCACGACAAGTATTTTTCAGAGATTGCGTTTGATTTGAGCAAGTGTCTGTTCATTTTCAGTTACAATGACGAATCCAAGGTGAACCCAATTCTTCTTGACAGGATGTATCGTATTCACACCAATGGGTATACAAAAAAGGACAAGACGCACATTGCGCAAAAGTATTTGATTCCGAAAATCCAGTCGGAAGTGGCATTCAAGCCAGAACAGATTATTATCGCAGATGAGACGATTGAATACATTGTGGAACATTACACGAACAAGGAGGATGGTGTGCGCAACCTGAAACGCTGTTTGGAGATTATCTTTACCAAACTGAACTTGTACCGTTTGATGAAACCGGGAAGCAAGTTATTTGACAAGGACTCCAGTTCCATTGAAGTGACGTTTCCATTCACGGTCACAAACAGTGTTGTGGACAAGATGGTTAAAAAGGCGGAGACCAACAGTCCTCCCATGTTCATGTACACGTGAATGTATGCGCAGATGAATATCTGAAACTGTCTAAAATTTGTATTATGATAAAATTATAAATCAAAAATAATAAATTTGTTAATAAATTTGTTAATAAATTTATTAACAATTATAAATTTTTTTCCTAACAATCATAAGTGCAACTCTCGCTGTAAGCGATTCCCCACTTGATTGATTTTGTATTAAATGTTGGATTACTGACTTGCGCCCCATTTGGATTCGGACTGGTTCGTAAAACGGATTTGCCTTTCAAACGAGCTAAATAGCGATCATAGGAGCCGTGTTTCATATCGACACCTTTACTTCCACCGGCAGACATGCTTCCAGGGCGCATCCGCGTTAGTGATGAGCGCGTCGAGTTGCCGTGCGACGGAACGTTGGATCGTGTTACACCGGGAACAGCGCGATCGCTCATTTGGTTCCAGTTGACGTATGCGAATTGACTTTGGGGCGGCGTATACACGTTGAGCGCGGATTTATTCATGGTGTATTCGGAGGACGGGACGCGCACCGTATTTTCAATTCGTTTTACATTGTATACATTGTTTTGATTGCTAAATTGCGGCCCGGTATATGTAAAAAAACTAGGAAAAGCACCGCAACTTCTGCATCCGACTGGTTTTGTTGTCGACATTTTTTATTTTTAATTTATTTTTATTATAATGTATTATTATAATGTATTTTTATTACAATATATTATTATAATGTATAGTAATGTATATTAATGTTATAATAAAAAATTTATAATTTATTATTATACCTAATCTTTCTATAGTTTAATTTATCTCTCTTTCTACTTTCTAAAATTATAAAAACACATAAAATTTAAAATTCGGTGGGTCCGAGCGTTCGGTTTCCGCCTCGCTGATTCACGTAATCCACTTGATCCTGGCTCAAACATGCGCACCCTGTGCTGCTGGAATACGTGGACGGACAGCATTCCGGTTTGAATTTATTATCGGCAAAAAAGAAGAGTTCGCCTTCAGGTAAAGGCACGGGCGTTCCGACATTGTCCTTGTACGTGTTCAGTCGATTCTTGTTGCCCATTCCGGATGCGTACCGTTTGGCAGTTTGAACCCAACCCATCGTGTACGAATCGTCAATGTTCAGTTCATTATTGCTTAAGTTGACAAATGGTTCTGTAACGCCGGAATTTTTATCGCTGGCTTTTTTACTTTTATCCTTGGGCGTCATTCCTTCAATAATACTGTATTGAAAGCAGTCACAAAACATGAACAATCCTGCAATCATGCCAATAATAACACAAGCCACAACAATTTCGAGTCGGGCTTCATATCCAAAAAGTTTTAGTTCCATTTATAAAATAAAAATAGAATAATATTATTAATTAATTATTTATACATTTAGAAAAGATAAAAATAATTAATTAATAATATTTGTTTATGATTTAATTTATTTTTCCTAAATATCATGAAGAGCAAACATCTTTTTATTTTTCTAATATTCGCATTTTGAATTAACCCGGTACACCCGGAATGCCTTGCGACGAGTGCACATTCAGAATGTTGTTTGAGAATCCAATCAAGTATCCCATCGGAACAGATATTGCGAGAAAAAATATAATTCCGGCAGCCGCCAAAATATCTCCGACGATCGGTATAAAAAATAATAATATGATTGCCGCTGCCATGGCAACTAAAATAATAATCACAATTTCAAGAATGGAACCAATCAAGCTTTTAATGGATAAATATACACCTAGCAAAGTATAAATTACAGCAGTAACAACACCGTTTGACTTTCCAAGCATGGATTTTGTCGTAATGATTGTTTCGATAAGAGGTGTCATAATATTAAGAATTCGAGACATGATGTCAGATGTGATTTCAGTAACCGAGTTTCGTATTTTATTTACTAGTTCACGCATGTCGTTTACAATACTCATAATCTCGCCAATGGCTGCAGTAATAATGCTTACCGTATAATGCACGGGTATAAGGGCAATATCGCTAATGTCGGTTAAAATATTCTGAGTGCATTCTGCGAAATTTTTTTCGGCGTATTCCATTTTCGACATATTATCTGGCGCATTAATCATTCCGGCAAACGGCATAATGTTTGGTTTGCATTTTTGATTGTTCCAGTCTGCTCGTATTTGCTGCATATTGATTTTAATGTGAATATACGTAACCGCCAGTATGAATGAAATGCATATAATGATTGCGAAAAAAACGTATTCGCCGTATCGTTCTAAATATGTTTGATTTTCATAAATGTCTGATATTTTATCAATCATGTTGGACGGAAATGGATTTGACAACGGTTTAGTCATGATTTTCTATTAAAAAAAATAAAATGTAAAACGTATGTATAGCTAATATTAGTAAATATTAAAATGCGTGGAATGGAATGAATTAATAATTTAATAATAATATATAAAAATACAATATTTATAATTCTATAACCGGTTCAACTAAATATGATTGTAATAAGCTTTGATGTCGGAATAAAAAATCTTGCGTATTGTCTACTTTCGATGAATGAAGCCGAAACAGAAACAGAAACAGAAACAGAAGTCGGGGCCGAAGTCGATGGTAAAAATTTTATAGAAATAATAAAATGGAATATAATTGACTTATCTTGTGATCACGTTGAAGAAACGGAAGAAGCAAAGATTTTAAATGCAAAAAAATCTTGTTGCAAATGCAAAAAGGCGGCAACGTATTGCACGCACTCGAATACAATGTTACCAGAAGATGTAGAACGGTTCTGTAAAAAACACGCACAAGAAACGGGATTGCCGATGCATCCAAAACTTTTAAAATCCAACTCGAAAATCGGGCAAACACCGTATATGGTTCCACTTTCTAAAAAAAAGGTCTCATGTAATAAAATCAATATTGTTGATCTAGGAAAAAGCTTAAAAAGTCATTTGGATTTTATTTTTGCAGAGTACATGGATAAAATCGACGCAATTCTGATTGAAAATCAAATTGGAAACTTGGCGGGAAGGATGAACGTGTTGCAGGGAATGATTTCACAATATTTTATTATGCGAAATATAACACGTATCGAATTCATATCGGCAACAAACAAGTTGAAATTATTTAAAACAATTATAAATAAAAAATCTGATGCAGGTAGCAGTGGAGGAAATTTAGATAATGGAGGAAATTTAGATAATGTTTTAGAAAGTGAAAAAAAGTTATACAAAATGAGAAAAGATGCGGGGAAAAATGTGTGCCGGTCTCTCTTGTCATTTTATCCAAAGTTGACAGGGTGGATAACAAAATATGACCAGCATAAAAAAAATGATGACTTGGCGGATTGTTTTCTTCAAGGATACTATTACGCGCATTTGCAGTTTAAATCGGTCGGATTCGATTTGGATTCATTTTTATCAAATTATCAAATGTAGAATAAGTTTACTTTCTACGTATGAACAAATAGAGAGATTAGAGAGAATAATAATAATAATAAAATGGAAATAATAAAATGGAAATAATAAAATGGAAATAATAAAATGGAAATAATAAAATGGAAATAATTAAATAGAAATAATAAAAATATACAATCGATTCAAATTCAATAATATAATTATTATGCGTATGACTTAAAAATAAAAGTTGTAAGTTAAATATTAATAATAAAAGTAAAATACACAATACACATTCAATGGAACCCGAAGTGATTGATTTAGGATCTTTAGATATTGGTGATGGCGGCAGCGGTGGTAGAAAATCGTCAAATTTCGGAGGAGGTTTAGAATTGCTTATGAATGATCGATTTAAATCGGGAGGAGATAAAAACGCGTCGACAAATATACACTTGGACGATATTACAAGTTTGGAAGATGATTTGCGCGACATGGATTCGTCATCATCTTCGAGAAATGTGAAAGAAATGCGATCCGACTTGTTTGGATCGGGGTCGGGATCGGGATCCTCGTCGTCATCGTTTCACGTGAATAAGCACGATTCGTTATCAAACAGCATTGGCGGCAGCAGCGGCGGTGGACTAAATAGCGACGATACTAATGGCGGCAGTATGAACGGCGGAATTGGCGCATCGACGGCGTTATTTGACGACGAAAAACCGACGTGGGATGGGTTTGGAAAGTTTAGTAATGTTCCATTTCATCCGGATGTGCCGATTGATTCTCAGCCGCAACTCACAAAGGAAGAGCTGCTTCGAGAGAAATTCAAATATTTAAAAAAGTTTGAGGATTTAGAAAAAAAAGGAATTCGACTGACGAAAAAGTACGACATGGAGTCGTCGCTTTCGGAAATGAAGGGTGAATATGAAACGCACGTGGAAGAGCGAGAGCGCAGAAACAGTGTTAAATTCCAAGGCAAGATGTTGATGGCGTGTATTACCGGACTCGAATTTTTGAATAATAAATTCGACCCGTTTGATTTGAAACTGGACGGGTGGTCCGAACAAGTGAATGAGAACATTGACGATTATGACGAGATTTTTGGAGAGCTGCACGAAAAATATAAATCCAAGGCTAAAATGGCGCCGGAACTCAAGTTGCTATTTCAGCTGGGTGGAAGCGCCATCATGTTGCACATGACAAACACCATGTTTAAATCCGCCATGCCGGGAATGGATGACATCATGCGTCAAAATCCGGAATTAATGCAGCAGTTTACGCAGGCGGCAGTGTCTTCCATGTCAAATGCGACGCGCGGCGGCTCTTCTAATGGTGGTGGTGGTGGTGGTGGCGGCGGCGGTAGCGGGTTCGGCAATTTTATGAACGACATTGCCGGCTTGTCTTCGTCGCGTCAAGCGGCGGCGACGCCGTTTTCGCATCAACCGCAGTATAATCCAGCACAACAAATGAACATGCCAATACCTGTTTTGCCGCAGCGCCCGCCACCGCCGCCTATTAAAACCAAGGGTGAAAATGCGCCGCCGCCTCCCAGGCGTCCTGGCGATTTGACAAACACGAGACCAGATATTCTAATGGGTCGCGGTAACATGTCCCAGGCGATACAGCAAAGTTTGCGCCCTGAAATGAAAGGGCCGTCCGATATTTCGTCCTTGTTGTCCGGACTAAAGACAAAGACGGTCACGGTTGATAGTTCGGCTTCGGCAGCAGCAGCAGTAGCCGCCGCATCAAATGTAACAATGAACAAAGACAAGAATTCGGCTGCAGGCGGAAGTACGATTAGTGCGTCTGATTTGAATGAAATGAAGAATGATAATTTTCCGAGCAAGAGCAAGCGCAAACAAAAGTCGGAGAGAACGTCGATCAGTTTGGATATTTAGACTAGATTTAATTACTTATATTTTACTTTTTAAGAGTACGTACAGCGTTTAACATATTTATATTTTAATATTGTTAATATTGAATATAAATAAATAGTTTTCATTTTTTTTATTTTCATTCGTTTTAATTCATTTTAAACATTTTAAAACATTGATTTCGATCTTCTTCTTGTCATATTTCTACTTTTGCTTTTATTCCTGGAATTCAATGATGTTGTCATTGTACTCGCCGTTGTAATCGTATTTTTTGTTGGAGTTCTCGTTCTCGCTCGTTTAGTAGAAGTTTTATGAGAATTTGTTCTTGTCGTAGAAGTGGTAGCAACAGGCGCAATCCCTTGTAAAACTCGTTTTTTTATTTTCGAACTTAAATCTTGTTTGCTTTTTATATAATCGATTGCTTCAATTAATACATTTTGGGCTTCCGGGTCAAAATCATTATCCAAATTTAAAAACCCGTTTCGTTCTTTTGATTCGTAAAAATCCCCGCTATGCACGATTTCGTTTAATTTTTTACGCAATGCGCTATTATGCGGCGCAGACGAGCGAAGTTGGGCGGCGACGCCTTTTTGTTCAAACGAAGAACCGCCTAAATATGTACGACGACGACGGTGGTCACGATTTCTTCTAGTATGTTTTGTTTTATTATTTGTCCTTGTATATTTCATATTTTTATATTTATAATAATAAAAGAATAACTATATAATAATAAAATAATAAATATATATAATGTTTAAATATATATTTATTAAAGTATAAAAATTTTCTTATTAAAAAATAATAGAAAAAAATGATTACCATTTTTTCTTTCATACCGAATAACTATATTAAATATGATAATAGTGGTAATCGGGTCATCTCTCTATTTTCGTCGATTAAAACTTCTATTTTAAATCAAGCATACACAAAATGGGAACTGCTGCTTGTAACGAATATTGAAAATGTGTTGTGGCAACAAGACCAACAACACGACGTAGACGAGAGAATCAAGATCGTGTATACCCCCGATTCATATTTAAATTTGAATACATTATTCAAACTAACCAATAATAATAATAATCATGTGAATAATGATGTTAATAATGATGTTAATAATGTAATCAATCCGCAATGCAAATACATTTCATTTTTCGATGTAGAACATGATGTGTGGAATGTAAACAAACTGCAAATACAATACAATTTGATGGCATCAAGCGACTATGACGTCATTGGCTGCGAATGCACGCCTTCAACGCAACCCGTTTCTGCAATAGTTCCGCGAACGGTAAAAAAATCAGAGTCGTCGTTATTCGTGTCATGCCCGTTTTTATTTTCAACCGCGTTGATAAAGAGAGAGCTGTTTCAACATTATAATGAAACTATTTATCAAAATGAATATGAAAAAATGAATGACCGCAATTTTTCTCTACTCCACCCGGAAAATAATACGCTTATGGCACAATTTCACGCGTTTCTTCTTTATATGACACTTATAGAATGTAATATTTATTGCATTCAGTATTCAAATGGTTCCAGTTCAAGTTCCGGTTCCACGGCGAATAGTGCACGCGTTTTCAATTATTCTCTCGTGGCAACTTCATTACAAAATAAATTAACGTGGTTACAAGAGTGTAAAACGTGCGACCATTTATTTTTTTCGAATGCAAAACAATATTTTGAAGAAAAATTCATGCGAATTCGATTCTTCTCCGATTTTTGCAGTCCTGAAAGTTGCAAACAAGGCTACGAAGAAATGTGTAGGGTGAAACGAATGGACAATTACGGCCCGGATAAATCCTTGTATATCACTTTAAATCAAACATACACGCACGCAATTCTGTTAAACTGTCCCATTGTTCCCAAACTATCCGTTCCTCCTGAACGCGTTCTCGGCCTCGCGTATGAACCCATACCGTATTTGAGACTGTCGTATGACTTTATTCGATTTGCAGGAGAGTTTATAGGTGCGGGACAGTACTACATTGGCCACATTCATCCGAATCTGCACAGCCCCATTTTTAAAGAACATCACGGTTTTATGTGGCATGTTTCTCATCCGCAAATTCCACCAACTCTAGAAGAAAAATACAACATGAGTGAAATAAATAAAACAAATAAAATATCGATTATCGTTTCAAACAAGGTGAAAGCGCCCGGTAACGCGTACCGTCACAAACTTGCATCCTTTATACTAATAAATAATTTACCAATCGACATTTGGGGGAATGGAACCGCGTCACATTCTGCCCATTTTCCGAATCGCGCAAATATAAAAGGTGCGTTCAAAGACAAGGAACCATACGAATCCTACGCACTAAGCATTTGCATCGAAAACTATCGACACCCCCACTATTTTTCGGAAAAAATTAGTAACTGTCTCGTATACAATACAACTCCGATTTATTTAGGATGTATCGAAATCGATACATATTTTCCAGGACAAGTGATTCATCTCACGGGAGACATAAAACACGATGCTAAAATGTTGATACATATTTCGAAAAACCCGTCGCTTTACGTTCGAGAGATAAAACACGACGAAAATGACAATGTTCTAAATTTATTAAAGAATTTACCGTTTACTGCACATCTTAAGAATTAAAATCGCACTCCGCCAGGATCCGTCAGGATGGTTACATGTTTAATAAATATTTTCGCACATTTTCAATGCAAGTCGATGCAATTTTGCGCGGTTTACCATTGGTTTCTATGCACACGTGGTTCAAACAATGCGGATTTAACTCGAATGACTTTATAAGCTGTCCTATCGTTTTAAACTCATTCATAATGACAATTGCCGTTTTTGAACTGATTCCCGGTATAGTTGACAACATGATGACTCCAATATTTTCCGGTGTAACATTTGCATTTTTTTCTTTTTTTACTTTTAGCACGCTGCAATAGTCGTAAGATTGTAATGGTTGTGATTGCGGTTGTCCAATTCGAACTTCGCCGCCATCATTATCGTTCAATTCAATATTAAACTGCTGCACATTTTCTCCTCTCGAATCAGTCGAATCAGTCGAATCAGTCGAATCAGTCGAATCAGTCGAATCAGTCGAATCGGCGGTGGCAGAAACAAGTTGAGGAGGGGCGCGAGCAGAAACATAATACGGCATTTTCACGCTGGACTTTTTTACAGAAGCAGCCATTTCGCGCTCCAATTTGTCTGCCCAACTCGAAACTAGATCGCATGTCTCTAACACATTCATGGTTCTCACAACTGAAAACCCCTTGTAATAAAGAATGGAAAACATGGAAGATAACAGCGTTTTTTTATTTATGCGCGTGTATTTATTCTCTCGATACTTTGAAAGGTCGCCTTCAATCAGATAAACAATATTATGATTGGGAACGGCTTGGTAACCGTCCAATCGAAATGATTGTTCGGCATATCTGCCGTCTTTAATGCTGGATGCCAAATCATTCAAACTTTTTCTCTCGAATACAACCAACTCTTCTCCTATTTCATTTTCATTTACATCTATTTCTACAAATACAGTGTCGCCAATTTTCAAATTATCCACTTTCAATTTTATATTACTATTGACATCATCATCATTCATCATTTTCAATTGTAACAGCGCAATAAGTTCCTTCTCTCTAAAATCGACTTTAATAAGCAACATTTTATAAAAAAAGATTGGTCTTGTCTTGTCTAATCTGATCCGATCTAAATCTGAATGTATTATAATTTATGAAAAAAATCTCTCTATTATTTTTTTCATAAATATTTTATTTCATCGCTTGTCGCTTGTCGCTTCTATCCCAAGTTTGCGCCGTATGCGCGTCGACCCGCGTTAATATACGGTGTCCAGTTGAACAAGAAGTTGGCATTCAAAGCCGGAGTTGCAATCATGTGTCGGCGCCCGAATGGAATCATAAATCCGGTCGCGGACGGCTGCGCCCCTCCCTTTCGCATACCGCCCCCGTTGTCCGTGTTTGTATACATGCCATTTGTGCTTCCAGTTGCGCTAAATATCGCCTTGCGAGCAATTGCCGATCTGCCATTTTGACTTCTTGGAGTATTTCGTGCCATTTTTACTACTTTTTTTTATACTATAACATAACATAAAAATAATTATTTATTGTTGTTAAATAAATTATAAAAATAAATGTGAAATACATTATAATTTCATTTTTTAATTTTATTTATTTTTATAATTTGTGAATTTAAGTATTTAAAGAATATCTTCATGTTATTTATATAAAAATAAAATTGAAAGTAAAATGAGTCAAAATTCTGGAAAACCTGCTTCTTCAGACGGTGGTGGTAACAGCGGAAACAGTGTTGCAACTGCCGGCGGATTTCGTTTGCCATCCAACATGTGCATGCAACACGCATCTAAACTGGCAGTTGTTGAAGACCGACCGATCATGCTTGATTATTGGACTCAATCCATTGAAAAGAAGGTTATTATTGGCGTAAAAGAAAACGGAGAGAAGCTTTTGGTAAAAAGCGAGGAAGAATACACGAGTCCAATTGGAAAAATATTTAAAATCGAGTCGGAATATATTATTCTTACCGAAAACTCTATTTACATTGTATCTTCCGATATTCAGTCGAATCGAATCAATTAATCTTTCTTTTCAGTCGATTACATGTTTATTTTATTACATTTTTTTTTACATGAAAAAAATGTATATGGCTTGCTGTAGCTTGTGGTTCGTGGTTGGTGTTGCGGCGTTATACTGGAGAAGCTTGAGAAACAAGAGGCGAATTGCATTGTAAAGGTTGTGGGGCACTTGGTCCCATTCCTAAATCCATGCCTCTTCCTCCCCCCGCTTTATAGAACCTTTGTTTTGCAGATTTCAACATGGATGCTGCTCTTGCTCTTGCTCTTCCTTTTGATTTGGTCATTCCTTTTGATTTGGATTTCATTATATTTCGTTTCACACTTTTATTATGACGACGACGACCGCGGGTCATAAACTTACGACGACCACCAGCAAAAACAATATTTGATTCTTCTGCAACAATAGCTTTAATTGCACTCATCATTGCAATATACCCAATCCCTCCAATAATTATATCTTTCACATGCGCAACCCCGGGAGAATTTAACGGAATATCCTGTCTATTCATTCTTATAGTCATAGCATCTAATACCGCCATATTCCCTAAAATGTTGGCCATCGACGTGGTTAATGCAGTCGCTATGCGTTGGTGAGCCGCCTGATCCGGATATCCGGCGCGTCGATCATCCTCTTTATGTAGTTTAGAATTAAATACTACAGTTCCGTGTGGAGGTATGGGTGATAAAATTCCTCTATAACTAAATAATAATATTCCATCAGGAAAACGTGCACTAACTACAGTATCCTCGAATCCTTTAGGAAACATAAAAAACCCATCTTCATAAGGAAGGTCGCCAGGACCAAACGAGTTGTCACCTCTTCTCATTCTCTTATTTATGGGTGTATCTTTTGTAACATAGTTACCAGTTTGGTCAACAAACGTATATACATATACATCATTAACGGAATCCTCCATACCTGATGGCGGGTGTATACCTAAATTTTTTCTTAGTTTATTTGGTCCAATACTTCTACTATTTACACGATTGTATTCATTCGCGCTCATAAAACCACGTTTTAGTGGTAACATTCTATACGTAAAAAACTCTGGACATATAGTCCAATTACTAGCTATATTTGTAAAACCAATCGTGTTTTTCATTGCCGCTTGAATTTCTGCACGTTCCATATCACCTTCGGCATTGGCAATGTCTTTTAAATTTGACGAAAGTCGCGTGTAAGATTTTCCTACAGCATATCGCAATTTTACTAGATTTGTTTGAGTATTCTTGTTCCTTGTTATATTTTCGCTACTTGGATCAACCATAAAAAAATAACGATAATTAAAATGATACGGGTCAGCAGTGTCTTCAACAACAAAATCAGCGTTGTTTACATCAATCATATTAGCCAAGTCTCGACTCAATGTATTATTTCCACCCGCACCAAAGTTAACAAAAAGCGAATCCCTCATAAAAATATCTTTTGTTGATATTTCTTTCATTGGGTTTCTAGGATCTGCAAGAATGCTACCATTGCAACCGTTATGTTCATCTGGAAAACAGTATCCTGCTCGAACAACGCGCGTGTTACCATCACCAAGAGTCGCAGGAGTACCACATGGTACTCGACCGTTAATTTGTCCTGCCGCAGCAACAGGACCAGGAGCCATAGGAGCAGGACCGACCGCAGCAATAGCAGTAGCAATAGGGCCGCGAATTGCTGCAGCTATTTCCGTATTAATAGCGTCTTGTATAGGGCGTTCGCGTGATAACGTATCGGCTAAAGCGGTTTTTAAGTTCGCAGGAATATTGTTTGGGTCAAGTATCGCAACAGTTAAATTTCTCAGTTCGTTTGCCGAAGTTACATCAGTAAAGGCATTAACAATGTTTTGTGCTATTTCTTGAGGTGTTGGTGATGACATATCTATATGTTATGTGTAAACTATGTTATATATATATATATAATATAATATATATAATTTATATATAATTTATATATAATTTTGATACTACAATCAAAAATAAAATACAAAAATATAAAAATACAAAAATACAAAAATACAAAAATACAATACAATCATAATAATGAAAATAAATAAGTATTCCTAAATAATGAAGTTTTTTACCAAGAAAAAAAAATAAAAATAAATAATAATAATAATAAAAGGTTAACAGTTAGATAGTAGTAAATATTTTCCGATGAGCGTATTCGATTCCAACACTTGTTCGGGAGACATGCGAACAAACCACCCGAATGCAGTTCGCCGCAGCAGTTCGCGTTCGGGAATGTAGAGTCCCAGCGCATTCGCATCCAAATCAACGTCTTGGTCGCCCATCAAATCGTCAATTAAAATCGCATTTCCGCCGGAAGCCGTTTGAATTCCAAACATGGTGGAAGTAATGGCGCTCATATTCCCGTTGATGATTTCAGAGTAGCACCATCGACCGCACTCTCCCAGGAAATCCATTTCGCTCGTATAATCTTTTGAAATGAGCACTTCCAAATAAGACACATATTTCTGAATGACGGGACTGTTTCGTTTACAACCCATGATTTCAGTGCTCGGGAAGAATTCCGCCACGGCACTTACGGATGAAGTCGCGCGCATTTCGCCGACGAATGCAGACGCCGGAAGTAACGCGTTATTGTAAACCGTGATCAAATCGCGGAAACAAATGAAGGAGGGAGGGACGCGCATGCCGCCGTACATTTCCAGCAGTTTCGCGAATGCGAGTTCTCTCAAATGCGGGCGAAGCGGAGACGGTAAATTTTGCGGTTGGAGTGTCCAACCGGGCATCAATCTATGAAACGACGCGTCGTCGATGAGACACACGTGAAACGAATCGCTGCATTTTTGAATGATGCTTCGTATCGTGAGATAAATATACGGCTGGTTTAATTCCGTGCTGTTTCTCGATCCATAGTTCAGCCAGCGCCTAGAATTGACATCATACTCAATATGAATCCACAAAATCGGTTTGGAGTTTTTCTTGTTGAAAATTGTATCATAGTGTTGATCACTGAGTAAATATTTTCGAATTAAATCATTTTCGTCTAAAATCTCTCCATTTCTTGCAGAATTTTTATATTGCATGCACATGAATGCGATGAAAAAAATTGCAACATAAAACAAAATATTGCTTGCATAATTCGACATTATTATTTTGTATTGTTTTATAGTATACTTACTGTCTTCTTATTCTACTCTTATATTTTTTATATTTTTATTTATATTTTTATTTATATTTTAATTATATTTTATCTATTGTATTATAGTCAATAAAATAGATAAAATATCCCTTAACACATTGCATTTGTTTGTTGCATTCCTTGTATTCTTTGCTTAATATTGGTATTGGTTGCTTGATTTGATCTAAGAATTTGGATTCGGAAATCCGCCGGTCAAGTATTGTTCCTGGTTTAAAGCCGGCGCCATCATTCGACTCTGCAGCTCGTATCGAGACAAATATAAATTCTTCAAATCGCTCGACTCGTATCCAAACGGCTGACTTCTATCCCAAGGCGAAGAAAATAGAAACGGTTTTGGGTAGTTCCCAGCATTTATGTCATTGCTGTTGCTGATTAAATTCAAGTTGAAACCGCACGAGTCGCATGCGCTAATTAAATTGGCTTGCATAACTTCGTCCGCATTTCGAATCAAGTATTGACGATAATCGGAATTGCTCGTGATGTTATTCTTCTCTCGCAACTGTTCATTAATTACGGCGCCCGGCTGCCACGTGGCATAGTTGCGACCATCCGTCATTATCGGTGGAAAGTTGAAATGAATATTGTTTGATCCCGAATAACAAGTTCCCCAGCTCATATTGATGTATGTATGAATATATGAATAAATAGATGAATAAAAATATATATTATATATTATATTATATATTTATTATTATATATTTATTATTGTATATATTTTTACTTTTTACTATATTTACAATTTTAATCATGGACATGGAGCGCTTTTAATATATCCTTCTTTGACATTTTATTAATGGATGGACCAAGTTTGGTTTTTGCTAAACTTCGCAACGAATTCACGGGCATATTTTTCATTTCATCCAAGGAAACAGATTCTGCTGCCGCCGCTGCATTGTCTTCGATTATAATACTTTTAATTTTTTTATGATTTGTGCCATTGCCTGTATTATTTTCCTTATTTTGATTCGCATTGTTATCATTTTTAATTTGTCCAGTGTTATTATTATCCTGAACACGATCACCGCCTTCGCTGTATTCATCATCATCATCATCATCATCATCATCATTATCATCATCAATATCATCATCATCATCATCACTTCCGCTTGCGCTGCTTGCGTCACCACCATCACTATGATTCAAATGAATGTTTGACGTTGTTAATTCGATCACTTTAATTTCAGATTGGGACGACAGAGGCTTGTAATAACCTGCAGTTAATGACGACAAGTCAATTATTTTAGAACAAGAACTCGAATTGTCTCCAATTGTGCAGGTGTTGCCATTGCCATTGCCATTGCGGTTAGAGCGTTCATCTTCGCCTTCATAGTCGCTGTCGCCATCACTCTCGCTGTCACCACTTGTGTCGGTGTCAGTGTCATCATCATCGTCATCGTCATCGTCGGACACTTGAATTAAGTTCAGTTGTTGTTGTTGTTGTTGTTGTTGTGATTGATTCGCGTTTGATTCAACATCATGCTGCTGCTGATGATGGCTTTGTATAGTCGCCGCCGCATGCGGATTCATTTGTCTGTATTGTGACGATTTCAACGATGCAACCACTTGTTGTAAAAGTTGGGCTTGATCCATGACGGATTGTTCCAGCATGCTGATGCGTGTGCGAAGGTAATAAAAAATAATTCCTGAAAGCAGCATGCATACGACTAAACTAGCCATTGTAAATAAATCGGAAATATTGCTTAACATGTTTTATTTTATTTATATGTTGGTTTTATTTTTATGTTTTTTACTAATTAAATATTTAAGTATATTACATAATTGTAATATATTTAATTGTAAGAATAAACGAATGAATTTTTTTTTATTATTATCCATCTACATGTATCTACAATAAATATCTACTATACTTCGGCATCAACGAAATGAATCATATTTTTGGTGTCGTTGATGATTTCAATCGGATAATCTAAATCTTCGAGAACTTTGACCCCCCCTTTCACTGAAGAAATGCCTTTCCCCAATTTATACAAGTATTGAATGGAATTTGCATCTGTTGTGTTTGTTACAGCATCGCGTACATCCACATTTTTTATCTTCATGTGCATGTTTTCAACGCGTTCCGCTTCTAAAAGCTTGCACAACTTGGAATAATGCGTGGTTAGTAGCAAGTCCACATTGTCAAACGTGTTTAAATATTTAATGAATCCAAATGCGCTGGCAACGGCTTCATACGGGTTCGTCCCGGAATACAACTCGTCAAAAATGCAAAAGTGCCGTTTCGTTTTATTTTCGAGCAAACAAGTAATGATTTCTCGGCATCTGCGCGATTCGGCTTGAAACAAGCTGTCTCTCCCCGAAGTGTCTGGAATGTTCAGATAGCTGTGAACAAATTCATACGGCACCAGTTTTGCTTTTTTATAAAATCCGTATCCGAATTGTTGAGAGAAGATGATATTCAGCAGCGTGGATTTAATAAGCGTCGTTTTTCCGGCGGCATTCGGTCCAGTAATTGTTGCCTTTTTATTCAGCACAATATTATTTTTTACGGGGCGGTCATTCATTAGCGGTGCATAATACGACGACTTGAAATATGTTTTCTTGTGAGATGATGACGACGACGACGACGAAAACGTGCAAGCGGCAATCTTTTTATTCCGAACCAGGCGCGATAATCCGGAGAGATGTTCCATATAGGAATTAAATCCAAACGTATAACTTACCGCATTTTTTACATTTTCATCGCAATAAAATCGATAATATAGTTTCATAATTGTTCCAATGTTGGATATATTTGCAATAGTGAGTTTAAACGGCATCACATTTCTTATTTCATCGTGCAGTTCGCACAGCGTTTGTGCATGTTTCTCGTTTTCCGCTTGAAAAGCGCGATACGATGTTAAATTCTCTTTTTCAATAACCGAATGAATGAAGCGAATGTTTTCAATACTCGCGCCAATGTAGCTTGTAAACGCGTGGATATTATTATGAATTAAAAACATGTTTTTATAGAACCGGTGGCACGATACAATATTCTGGTAAATTTGAAGAAAGTAAAATGCAATCGAAATAAATATATATATTTTTTTATCCCATGGGACTGAACCGAAATTCTCGAATATTTTTCCAATGGGGTGATACTGTGCGATTTTTTTCAGCGAGGATATGTACATGGATAAATCAATCGGCAACTTTTGAAATCGAAGTATAAAAAATGGAATAATGAGTATGATGAGCGGAGTGAGGAGAGAAATGACGGGGGATGCCAGATTTTGCAATGAAAGAATTTGAAGAAACAGCGATGACGAATTGAGCGGTTCCAGCATGGTAATGTCAATATAGCCAAACTTGTCTTTGAAATGTTTATCGCCTTGGATCGAGCTCCAAATATCGTGAATATCGGAATACGACTTGGCGACGGCGGCAGTATCATGATCATGGTGGTCAACATGGTGACGATTCGCTTGGTAACACTGAATTAATTTTTGAGATTGCTGTAAAAATGTTACATCGGATGTATAATACTTTGCCCACTGGTCTAAAAACCGTTTTCCATATATGGTTTCGGGACTAAAAATATGCTCATACATGGTTTTTGTTTTTTCCAACTTGGAACCGCTTTTATCTTCTTTTTCTTTCTCTTCTTTCTCTTCTTTCTCTTCTTTTTTTCCCTTTTCCTCCTTTGATTCCTTTTCTTTCTTTGATTCTTTTTCCATGTCGCTCTCAACTCGAACAAGCTCTAAATCTGTCATTATATGAGCGTCAATTTCATGTAATTTATTTTTGTCTAAATATGTTATTGGCAGACGGAATGTTGTATTTATATCGGTATATTTTTCGCCATTTTTTTTATTATCTTCCCCGATTGTTTCATTGTTTGTCATCGTTACTATGCTACTAATGCTATTATTATTAGTATTCATAAAGAATAATAATAATTTGATGCTACGAATATATCCTTCACTTTCAAATAATTCTAAGAAGAAACGTTTATAGTGGAAGGCATCTCCGTAATCGCCGTGTTATAATACACCTCAAACTCTTTAATCTTCTTGATATCCCACCGAGTCACAAAATTAATTGCAACACCCTTTCGACCCCAACGCCCCGATCGACCGATGCGGTGCAAATACGTGTGCACGTCTTTAGGCACGTCAAAATTAATAACCACGCCAACATTCTGCACGTCAATGCCACGCGCAGTTACATTCGACGAAATGAGCACGCGATGTTTTCCGCCTTTGAAATCTCTAAATGCCGCATCGCGTTCCGATTTTTCCATTCCGGAATGAATGCAACACACCGGAAAATTATCCTGAACCATGGCTTCGGTTAAATCCGTGACTCGCTTGATACTGTTGCAATAAATAATAGTTTGAGTAACTGAAATCATATTGAAAATATCCTTCAGCGTGTTGTATTTATGCGAATCGTCCTCCAGCGCAATCAAGTGCTGCACAATGCCTTCCAGCGTAAGCTGTTCCGACTTTACAAGAATCTTTACCGGATTTCTCAAAAAATTAGAAGCAAGTGCATGCAGCTCTTCGGGCATTGTCGCGCTAAAAAGACACACTTGTACGCTCGAGCTCAAGAAATTAAAAATATTATACACTTGTTCCTTGAATCCGGCAGACAACATCTCGTCCGCTTCGTCAAGCACAATCATTTTTACATCGCTGCCGCGAATGTGGTTCCTGCGAATCATGTCGTGCACTCGGCCGGGACATCCGACAATAATGTGCGGTAGCTCACTCTTCAACACCGACACGTCTTGAACCGTCGAAGTTCCACCAACCAGCAGCTGAATTTTAAGCGTCTTCATGAATACCGCTAGTCCAGAAACCACATCGTGAATTTGTTTTGCCAGCTCTCGAGTGGGAGCAAGAATAATTGCTTGCACCTTTTTAACGCTCGTGTCAATGTTTTGTAACACGCCCACAGAGAATGCGCCCGTTTTTCCGGTTCCAGATTGAGCTTGTGCAATCATGTCCTTCCTGTCAAAAAACGACAAGATGGATTTCTGCTGAATCATGCTGGGATTATCAAAACCGTACGCGTAAATTCCGCGCAACAAATTCGGATCCAAATGCTCTAGATCTTCCCATTTTGTAAACTCTTTTGTAACAGACGCTGACGCTGATGCCGATGCTGATTCACACTCGTCGCCATCAGCAATCCTATTTATATCTTGTTCTTCTCTTTCTTGTTTTCCTTCGTATACGCTCATTTTATTTTTGGGTATTTATATGTATTATATTACATTCTATTTAAGCTATTTACAAAAGTATTATGTAAGTGGTTCCAACATTCATTTTGTATTACATATTTTGTAAAAAATATATAATAAAGAATCATGCAAATAAATACATATGTAATTATAACAATTATAATAATCATTATACTAAAAAATAAAAAATAAAAAAATATAAAATGATGGCAACAACGCATGCGTATAGTGCGGACTTTATTTGCACATATAAACTGATGGACAATGATGATGACCGCAACATCATGTATCAAATACAACTTTTACAAGCGTTTGATATGCGGAAATTTGATCAAGATGAAATCAGCGAAAAAACGTTACAGTTATACCAAAAATTAAAAGATTGCAACCAAGTAAAAGAAATTCTTGAGGAAGGAATGAAAGCAAATCCGGAAATGAATTTGTCTCATGAAATCATGTTCATGTGCTTATTTTCTTACCAGTTTTTTGACCTGTTTCATAAATGTTTAATCGGTTATTTTACAACCGGATCAATTTCAGACGAGTCAAAATGCGAGTTGATTCATGAAGTGACATCTCCATAGTTCCATACCATATCGTACCATATTTAGATTTGTTGGAACCGTGTATGCCGCTCCGCTCCTCTGTGCATATATGATTGTGGCGATGGCGCGATTGTCATCATCCCGTAATTATCTTTATAGTCACCGCCTCCGCCATTATCATCAGAGTCTTCCGAAAGGAAATCTTTTTGACGACCGACATCGACGCGTTCATAGTACTCCAATATTTCCATTAATTCTAGAATAAACGTATTTTCACACTTTGGATTTAATAATAACTTTCGGATTCGCTCCAATAAACTCGATAAAAGCGCATCTTTGTCTTTTTCTTTTTCCATTTACACTCTTGTTATTTTAGGTCTCTAGTTATGTAGGTATAATTAAATTATTATAATATTAATATTAATATTATAATAAAAATAATATTATAATTAATAATAATATTATAAAATATAAAAATATAAAAATATTATTATTTATTATAAATAAATAAATAAAAATGGCATCCACTCGAAATAAAAATACAACATCCGATTATTGTTTAGAACAAAAACAAAATCATCAAATATTCGGTTACACGGAATACACACACTCGCAATATGGAGCCGCATTTAAGAACGCGCTACCGACGGTCGGTATTACTCCCAGTCACATGCCGCGACAAGCATTTTCAAAAAATTCAATCGACATTGAATCCGCGCTTTTTGGAATAAACTCTACCAATTTGGTAACTCCTCAAACTCCAGTCGCTCCGAAATTAACTCCGCTTCCCGAGGTTGCATACTTTGAGAGAATCCCGCTTCTTTTACCGAATCCGCTGGTCGTCGAAAATAAGCAACGCCCGTTTCCAGTTCCTTAATTGCCCCTAGCAGCAGCCATTTTGGTCGGTCGATCCTTAGAACCACGGATTTAATTCTAGAGTTTTTCCCTTCATGGTTGAAAGGGTCGGCGGTGGGATCAGCGTGTACATGTTGGAGACATCGCGCTTGTAATTTATATAAGCACGCGCTTCGCTAATGAGCCGAGGAACGCACCAGTTGCAAACCAAACCATTTAGAGCTTCGATTTGTTGGGTGATGTTTGACGGTTGATTCATTGCGCTCTCTAAATAAATGGCGCGCATGATCATTTTTAAATTATCACAATCTTGTGGCCCAATGTCGTATTTACCACCGCTTTGGTTGTATACGCCGGCGCGAATTCCATTTTGTATAATTTTCATATTTTGATCACTAAAAAATGCCAGTGACATTGGAGTGTCATTCCAGTTTCCAGTCATCGCATCTGTAAACGATGTGCACTGTGATGAAATGGGTATTTTATCGAAAAGCGCAAATTGGGCCGACGGCGAAGGGCTTTCAATGTCAAGACGCCCGTTTGAAAACTGTTTAGGAAGAATGTTCTGATTGAGATTCAGATTCAGATTCATTAGAATTTTGCTTATATGTGTTTTTTATAACGTTTGCTTAATTAAATGATATTTATATATTTATATTATAAAAATAATTAATTTTAAGTTTATCTAAAATATTTTATTCAATAATTATAATATAATATAATAGATATTATAATAGTATATATACTTACTTATTTTAAATAAAATGACGTTTCAAACCACGGTTTTATGGGTAGCGGTTTTTATATTTCTTGGAGCTCTCGGATTTATAGGTTATAACATTTATTCTTCGCAATACAACACTGTAAACTGGCCACCATTTGTATCCGATTGTCCAGACTACTGGACATCCGACGGAACAAACTGTAATTCGGGTTCTTACAATTTATGTTCAGGAACAACCACATTTAAAATAAAGGATTACCCAAATTTATGCGACAAGTTTGACTTTTCTACAAAAAATAAATGCAGTCCACAAGTCAACTGGTCAGGCGTTTCGAATAGTTTGACTTGCACTTAATTATGCACATGCAATTTGTGCGCGTGTATGCGCGCGCTCGCATTTGGAAGATAAGACATCGAATGCATTTATTTGTTTTTTTGTGTTTTAAATATAAATATTTTTAGATTTATTTATATTTATTTATATTTATATTTATATTTATATATATAAATATACTATCCCATCCATCTTAATATGAAAAATAATAGATTTAGACAAACAAGACAAACAACACAAACAAGACAAACAAGACATAAAAGACATAAAAGACAAACAAGACATAAAAGGCGAATACAATATGGCGGTAAATCATATGAGTATGTGGATTATTCAGGAATACTTAAACAAGACACGCCAGAGAAAAAGGTCGTTATACCTGGTTATGCCGAAATTAGCGACATGATTAAAGAATATAAAGATGTTGAAAAAATACAACAAAAACTGGACACTGGTATAAAAACGAAGGATGTTATGGTATATGATTCATGTCAATTACCTAATACAACTACACCTCCAACCACTATTATTTTACTTAGAAAAAAAGGTAACGTGTTTGGTTTATTCAATAGTAGGATAGATTGCAACGACGATGATACATATTTAACGTTGGCATCCCATAATTTTCAGATATTTATCAAAGACATTTTACAATGGAATCCATTTTTGAATGTTCCAAACCCAGCCAAATATCCCAAGTTTGAAGAACCGCAGAGTCAATCTCAGGGCATGCCTCATAGTTATGACAGTGAAAATTTTTCCTACCAATTTACTCAAGATTCATGGTGGAATTCACAACAATGGTGGAATACATATAAATTGACGTTACCTACTTATGCAAATGTTGTTCTCAGTGGCAGCGAGACACCTCGTGCGCAAATCGCATCGCAAATCGCACCCCCTCCACCAAAACAACCTATTATAGAACAATTACAACAATTACAAGAATTAAAAGCACAGGTTCGCATACTAACAGAAGAAAATGTTAAACTTAAAAAAATAATAGAAGAACTATCGCACAATCCGATCCGTCCGGATTAAGACGCCGGACGATTGTAAATCCGTAAGACCATAGAAACACAATCGCGTTTGAATGATATTTTATTTTCGAAATTCCGATTTATCTATACTTGTCATGACGCGCTGATAATCGGTATATTTTTTTTCAATGTCACTATAATCCGGTTTTTGAACAACCGTAATCGGAACTAGAAGCATCCATCGATCCTGTTTTTGAAGTTGCAGCCAATATTTATCAATTGCATAATAGTAATGATGCTGCGGCTCTTTCATCAACTTTGTGATGCCTTCCTTTATATTCGAAATGAGCGCGTCGTAATAATGGCGTTTTACAATATACCCGGTTGTAGTTTGACAATGCGATACCCGTATGCTCGCACAATCATTTATTTCAAACGGCGGCAAGTTATTTCCCGCGAGAAGAAGCACGTCCCACTTATTTTGTTTGTTTGAAAAAAATGAATCTGCATTTTCAACAAACGTCTCCGGCAACATGAACAAAATGTCATCTTCTAAAATCATGACAGACTCCCATTTCGCCTCTTTTGCCATTTGAAGACATTTCAAGTGACTCAAACTGCAGCCGATGCGTCCATTTGCATTTTTTATTGCATTGAATCTTGTAATATTGTTCGTCATTTGTAGTTGCTCCAGCTGATTTTCTATATGCAATTTTCGATCGATTCTATGGTCAAGGTTGATATAAAATCCCTTGATTTCAAAGAGTCCGTTGATGTCTACGTCGTCAACATCTTCATATTTCCACGTTTCATTCTTAAATATGGAACACATTGGTTGAAATGAAAGTATGTTGTGTTGTGTGTTGATTGTTATCTAAGTCTAATGTAAATAATATAAGTTCATCATTTTATATTATTTACATTTATTTTATTTCCTTTTTACAAAAGTAAAAGGAAATAAAAAAGAAAAGGAGATGTTGAATGAAAATTAATCAAATCCCACAATCGTCATTCGCAGTGTAGTAACAAGTTCTTTGTCTTTATGACCATTCTTTGACGAAATTGCTTTTTGATAATCTCTCGCCACCTTTGTTTCCGTTTCAATAACCTTTTGCAACAAATCATTTTTTTTATAACACGATTCAATCAATTCCGCGAAGTCGACCTGCGTTGTTTTCACCTTGAACATGTTTACGCCGGATCCATTTCGTTTTACGCACCATATAAAGAATTCGTCGTGACTGTGCAGCAACACCGACGTGAGCACATAATATGCAAACACGTTTGTATTCTCTCGGTAAAACGCCTCCGTCATTTTTTTAGAATGCGCAGAATCGCTCACCATGAGCCGATAATTGACTCCCATGAAATCTAGAACCTTTATACACTGGTAGAGAGAAAATACGCTTTCCAACTGTAAATAAAATTCAAAATTTTTCTTGAATTGTTTTGCCGTTTTAGATTCCAGCGACGGCGGATTTTTAAAATACGTTTGAAATGCAACATTCATAATTCGAGCCCATATTTCCGAATACGTTTCCGATAATCGAATGTCGACTCCCTGCGGAAGCGAAAATATCTTTTTTATAAACGCATTGTCTATATGATCATGGTCAAAATCTGTTTCAAAATCATTACCGAATGTGTGCATTGTTTCGTGTATGAATACTTTGAACCACTCTTCTTTTCTATAAATGACAATTTCATTCTTCTTTTCGCAACGATATGTGTAACCGGTATTTGCGTGGATCGGACCGATAACCTCGCTTTTGTTTTCAGGCAGTTCTTTTTTAAATGGCGTCAAGTAAATATAAATATTGAGAGATTCGACACAGCTTGATTTCAGCGAAACCATGTGCAACCACATGAACACACGGTGAGCGTACGTTTTATAATACGACGCGGCCTCGCAACTATGGTTCTTAAACAGTACAAAGTGTAAGAAAATGTTTCGTTTGTTAATTTTACATTCGAATGACAGGATTTTTTTCGAACTATTTTTTATGAATTCTTTCATTTCTCTCGAGAGATACTTGTCGGACATTGATTCGGGATAAGGAACCTGGGACTGAATATCAATTTCACTTTCCTGAAATTTTAAACATCCGGAATTCGTTTGTGTGTTGAATTCTATATTGGCGGCATTCATTTGTTTGTACAACTCGATAACCGGATCATCATCATCGTGGCGTTTTTTTTCACTGCTTTTCTGTTCCGTTTTATGTATTGTTATTGTTGGAGCTTCGCCTTCGCCTTTGTCTTCTTTGTGTTTTTTTTGAGAGGATGATGAGGAGGAGGAGGAGGAGGAGGATGAGGAGGAATGTTCTGGAATAGTTTGAACATTGTCGGTGAGTATCGAAATATCAGGACTCGTCAACACCTTTGGTGCAACGTCCGTCAACAATGATTGTATCGTCTTTTGAACAAGATTAGAATCCAAATTCATTTATTTATATATTTATTATTTATTTAATTTATTTATACAAATCAATATCAAATATAATAATAGTATTGATAGAAAATAAAATGGAGAAATAAATTTAATTATTGAATAAATTTTATAAAAATTATTATATTATAAACATATTATATTATAAAATATAAATTATAAAATATAAATTATAAAATGAATTATTTCGGAATTATTCTTATACTATTGATGATTTCATTCGCAATAAAAATATATAAGGATTCCGATTCTTTTAATTTAAGATGCATTATTTCAAAAGTGGATGGAAACACGTACTGCGTTAGGGAGCGAAGTAAACTTGAACTGGCAGCAGATTTGTTAGCAGAAGCAACAAAAAAAATGAAACGCTTGGTGAAATACATGAATTCAAGTCATCCGGCCAATCCGGCAGTAAAACGCTTGGTTGAAAATTTCAACCCGGATAAAATAAGCGAAACGCTGCCCACGAGTGAGCACACCGCATATAGCGAGAACAAGGGCGAAAAAATGGCATTTTGTTTGAACGAAGATAAAGAAGGGACGCGATTAATCGATTTGAGCACGCTAACGTTTGTCGCCATCCACGAACTCGCGCATTTAATGACGGAAAGCATCGGACACAAGGAAGAATTTTGGGACAATTTTAAATTCTTGCTCGAATCCGCAAAAAAATCAGGAATTTATGAACCGGTAGATTACGCGAAATCTCCGGTGCAATACTGCGGAACACGTATTGACGAGAACCCATTCTATAAATAGAACAAAATAAAAATTAAAATTTTGAAACTAATTATTTTATAGTGAGATTTTATATATATTCAAAATTCAAAATATTTAAATGAGCACACTCAAAAAAAAATTTACTTACGATCCTGTTACACAGGTACTAAAAAGTGTTGAAAATCCAGACCCTACCATAACAGTAACTGTAAAAATAAATTTAAAAACTACAACGATTCAATATAATAATGATGAACCTAAACGAATAACCGACGATGATTTTTTTGTATTTTTAGAATTTATGAAAAATGTTAAAGCAACGCCAGCACTTATGGATGCTTTATTTAACAACTCATATTATACGAAACAATTTTTAAAAACAACTATGGGTGTTTTTAATACACCAAAAGAAGAAAATTATTTTCAGTTATTTCCTTCATTTATTTTACCATATGAAGCATTGTATAGAGAACGTGTATTGAAACCAAAATATGCTAAAAAAATATTAGAAGTATATGATAAAAATAATAACGCATTTATCCGAAAATCGAAGCAACTTGTTCGAAATATTTTAATTGTTCCTGGAATTTTTATTTCTCCATTTATCATTCTTACTGCAGGGTTGGCACTGAATAGTTGGGGTAAACAATAAAAATAGAAAATAGAATAATAAAGAATAAAATTTTATTTTTTATCCATACATTAAAATGTGACAACGTCAGTGAGAACCACTCTTAATAGAGTCGCAGATGAACGCGACAAGCTGGAAGAAGAAAATAAAAAATTACGAAATAGTTAAAGAATATATAGAAGTATTATCAAAAAAATTAAAATGATTTTTAAGAAAACAAAAAAATCATTTTTTAGGGATAATTTTATATTTTACAATTTCAATATTTTTGAAAAAAGTATAATAAATAAAAATTGAATTAAACTTATCTCATTATAGTATATCAACAAGCAACCATGAGCATGGCGAAGGCGAATGGAACTGGAACTTACAATTTCGCATCATACTTGTCGTCTCTTTATATAAAACAGGGTGAAAAATGCACTCACACGCGACTAAAAGATGTGGAATTGGGAATCAAGGGTGGGGCATATCTAATACCAGAATCTGAGCTCGATGATTTTTACAGGAAATATTATAGTCACGTATTCGTCGACGGAAAACAAGAATATCTTACAGAAATTCAACACGAAGACGGCGGTCCAATCCTTGTTGATTTCGATTTCAGGTATGATGTCAGCGTTGAAGAACGCAAACATTCAAAAGACCATGTTGTTGACATGGTACTATTATATATGAACACTCTTAAAAAAGTATTGGAGATTGGTGCCGACGTTGAAATACCAATATTTATTTTCGAAAAACAGACCGTGAATTGCAAAAGCGACATGACAAAAGACGGGATTCACATGATTATTGGAATTCACATGGAGAGAAAACAACAAATGTTCCTTCGGGCAAAAATTTTATTGGAACTCCCGACGATTTGGAGCGAGCTTCCCATCACAAATTCATGGGAAGATGTCATTGACAACTCAATCACAAGCGGGAAAACGGGATGGCAGCTCTACAATTCGCGCAAGCCGGGATGCAAAGCGTACTTGCTGAAGTATCACTTTTTGCTAAAGCTCAGTAATAGCGAATGGGGATTTTCCGAGAAAAAAGTAACCGATTTTAAATTTGAAAAGGACTTTAAATTGCTGACAGCTCGTTACCGCGGACATCCATCGTTTCCGTTGATTGATTCGTATAAAGCCGAAATCGAACAAATGTTTAAAACAAAAAAGGCGCATCCTTCTACAACAGCTTTGACAACCGGATCCGGATCCGGAACATCGTCGTCACGTGTCAATATCGTCATGATTTCGTCGTCATCCGTTCCCATGATTGATTACAGTTTGATTACAAACAAGGAACAGTTGGAATACGCCGTGGGATCAATTATGAGCACGACGGAGCCGCGAGAATATGAAATTGTCGAAACGCATAAATTTACCATGTCACTCTCGAGCAAATTTTATGAGCCGTATGAAAAGTGGGTCCAGGTGGGGTGGGCGTTAAAAAATACGAGCGAAAAATTATTTCTCACCTGGATGCTGTTCAGCGCACAAAGTGAGAAATTCGATTATTATAAAATCCCCGAATTATTCAAACAGTGGCAAAAATTCAGAGTCGGAAAGAGCGAACTTTCAAGACGCTCCATCATGTTTTGGTCGAAACAGGATAATTCAAACGAATACAAGAAAATCCGCGAAGAAACGGTGGATTACTACATTGATCAGACGCTTATTACACACGTTGGAAAAACAAAGATTAACGAAGCGTCGGATGTCGATCTCGCAAACGTGCTTTACCACTTGTTCAAGGGGCGTTTCGTCTGCGTGAGCATCAAACACAATGCGTGGTTTGAATTCAAGGACCACCGATGGTCTGAATGCGACTCTGGAACTTCGCTTCGTTGGCTCATTTCCACCGAAATGCTCAGCATCTATTCCGAACGAAGCATGAAACTGTTGGACAGTTTGAACGAACACGACAGCACATCGGAGCAATTCAAAAGCATTCAAGACCGTTCAAAACGCATGACGGAGATTTGCAACCAGCTAAAAACCACGAGTGTGAAGAACAACATATTGCGCGAAGTTCGTGAAATGTTTTACGACAAGGATTTTATTGAGAATTTGGATTCCAAGCCGTATCTTATGGGATTCAACAACGGTGTGGTCGATTTCAACGAAAAGATATTTCGACCAGGTCAACCGTTTGACTACATTTCGAAATGCACCGAAATTGACTTTTTGGACACGTATAGTCCTGGATGTTCCGATTATGCGCGCATTGAAAAAGAACTCATCATCTTCATGTCGCAATTATTTCCGTCGCCGGAGCTCCGCGACTACATGTGGGAACATCTCGCATCCTGTCTCATCGGTGTGAACCGCGACCAGACGTTTAACATTTACAACGGTTGTGGAAGCAATGGAAAATCGAAACTGGTTGAACTCATGTCGCACTGTTTCGGAAAATACAAGGGCACAGTTCCGATTACACTGATTACCGAAAAACGCAACAAAATTGGCGGCACTGCTTCCGAAGTTGCACAACTTGTCGGTGTTCGATATGCGGTGATGAACGAGCCGTCGAAAGGAGACCGAATCAATGAAGGTCCTTTGAAAGAAATTACGGGCGGAGACCCGGTTCAAGCTCGTGCGCTGTATCAAGAAATGATCACATTTGTGCCGCAATTCAAATTGGTTGTTTGCACGAATGTCATGTTCGACGTGAAAAGCAACGACGACGGCACATGGAGGCGCATTTGCAAGGTGGACTTTGAGTCGAAATTTTGCGAAGATCCTAAAAGCGACGATCCTGATATGCCGTATCAGTTCCAAATGGATAAACATTTGGACGAGAAACTGGAAGCATGGGCGCCTGTATTTATGGCAATGCTCGTTTTGAAAGCGTATCAGACCGGCGGAACTGTTAAAATCTGCGAGAAAGTTCGACTCAGCAGCAACAAGTATCGAAATAGCCAAGACTACTTGTCAGAGTTTGTTCGCGACAAGATCAAAATTGTTCCCGGAGTCAACGACAAGACCGGTAAAGCGTTTGCCGTGAAACGCGATGAACTGAATCAAGAATTTAAGGAATGGTATACGAGCAATTACGATAAGAATGTCCCGCGGTTCCAAGAGTTGCACGAGTACATGGACAAGAAGTTTAAGAAAGTTGCCAAGGGCGGTTGGAGCGGTTGTAAAATCATTTATCCGAATGACGATGAAGATGCTGAATTTGACGAGCTGGTTGATGAATAAATGTGGTGCAAATGCAGTCAAAAAAAAGAGTTTTTAATTGGAAAAATAAAAGAAAAAAAGAAAAAAATAAAAGAAAAGATTTTATTTTTTTTATTGTTTTTCTTTTATTTATATTGTTTTACACGCACAACACAATAAAGGCAAAAGACATTACATTACATTACCTTTTTTATTCGGATGAGTGTCCGAGTCGCTGCTGCAAACGGTGCCAATCAAACTTTGCTTCAGGATCAATTTGGACCTTTTTGTATTCTTCGTACTGATCAGGCGAGTCGTAAAAGTAAGTCCTAGGTTCAAAATTGCTGCAGTTTACAACTTTCCACAAGAAAGTTTCGCCATAGGAACCAACTCTCCAAGGATATTTGACTCCTGTGATTGCATTCACAATCGGAGTATTCGCCACATTCGATGGAAACGGACCGCGAAACACTTTCTTCTTTTCACCACCATCTTGACTGTGATTGTCGCCACTGTTGTTGTTGTTGTTGCTGTAATTCTTCATTATTGGCTGGATTCTTTGTTCGGTTGTTTCTGATTGTATAACTGCATATTTTCATGTAATGCAATGAAAATTCAATTTATGTTTTTATTCCCACTTTTTACAAAATGATGTTTTTAAACAGGTATGATAATAAAAAAAAATGTATATATAATATAAAAAATAGTATAATATAAAAAATAGTATATTAAATTTATTATGGCAGTAGAGACAGGAAGATTATATACTGAACTCGGATTGCCATCCGGTTTTTATCCGCGTAAAAATTATCTTGATTTTCATATGGACCGGCGCAACATAGGTATCAAACTACACACAGACAATGAGTTATTTTTTCCAGGAAACAAAGTTTATTTCATTGATTCCGACAAAAAAGTTGATAAGAGCCGAATTGGAACCATTTTAAAGAATAATAAGAATGAAGAAGGATCGCTTTCCAAAGAACCAACGTATCAAGTAGAATTTAAAAATGTATCGGATGGTACTACAGAAATAAATCCTAATTGTCATCAATATAATTTAGTATTGAGGATGCCAGGAGAACAAATGCAAGGAGGTAAAAATAGAAAAATATCAAAAAAATATCGAAAATCAAAGCATCGAAAGTCAAAGCATCAAAAATCAAAGCATCGAAAATAGAAAAAACAAATTAAATAAACCACACCCGTTACCCATTGCGTTATCATTTCTTCATTTATTTTTTTTTAGAATTAAAATCATTGAATGATTCAAAAAGCGACTTGAAAATGGAAATGCATTCTACAACAACTTTAGAAACATATTCTTGCACTTTTGACAACTCAGTTTCCTCTTTGAACGCAATAATAATAAAACTATCAAGGGAGTGGGGGTGCGGTTTTTTAAATCCACAAAATGATGCAACGCCGTCCGTTTTATCATAATAATTCGAAAACAACAAGTATTCAATCGCTTTTCCAAGCGTGTAGTCTTCGCCGATCAAGTGTACACAGTATGCATTTTTCATGGTTGTTAATTCATTTGCCGGTTCAATTATATTTTTGACTTTCTCTTTCTCTTTCTCTTTCTCATCACCGCTGCCGCTACTGCTGCTGTGTTCCATATTAGCGAGCAAGTTTTCGCATTTTTTAATCATAATGTCGCACGACTTGGTAACCAGCTGAACATTCGTATAAACGCCAACCGTTTCAATGACAAAGTCGAAACTGTCAGGAACACATATACGCTGCGCTTCAAGCAGCTCCCAATTCTTCTTGGCAGAAGCCAGCTCTTCGCTCACACTCAAAGATGATGCGGATGACCCAGCAGTTCCCGATTCAAAACCATCGCGCAATCCCTTTTCTTTGGCTTTCCATTGTTTTTCAATCTCCTTTTCATCCAGTGTGCAACTATAAGAACAAGTATGCGCCACATTGTACATGCCGTCAAATTTAGCATTTGAAATTTCAATCGTGCAAGTAAATGCGAGTGCTTCGCCACTGGGAACGTTCGAGGACAATTTCGGTAATAATCTTGCGAATTCAATGTATTCGCCGGAAATCGAGTCGGGAGGAAATATTTTTCGAACTGTTGATTCCGATAAATATTCGTAGACGACATCATCGTCGTCATGAGATCCACCTGACTTTTCAAGATTTTTCGCCCTTTTTACTTTAAAATCTTCGGTGGTGACATATCGTATAGCATCCGAGTCATTCTTCACATCCACTTCCACTACGTAGTTTTTGTAATCATTTTGAAATCCGTCGATTGTATGAACATGATGAATCGGAATGCATCCCAAGCGCTGCTTTAAAAGCTCATTATGAAGACGCGTCGTATTGACTGTAAAATTTGCCCTGTTTTCTGCATGCGGAAATGTTTTAAACACGTATGTGTTGACATCAGACAGTATTATTCTCCGGACTGCATTCGCAATAGACACGTTGCAGTTTTCCAATGTGAATGTGAGTTGTTCTTCTTTGTTGTTATTATATGTGGAAACGATAGGGATTCGTGTTTGTGTTTTGCTCATTCTGAACGGCGAAACGGATCGATCTTGTTCGTGAATCTGATTGCTTTTATTGTTTGTTTTTATATAGTAACTATTATTAAATCAATTTTTAATTAAATAATATTTGATTTCATAAAAATGAGAATAAAAATGATTAAATAAAATAATAAAAATAAATAATATTATGATAAAAATTATGTATAAAAAATAACTTAAATGATTCTACTTTACATTAATATATTATAAATTACAAATATTATGAGCAGCATTATTTATTACAGTAATCTTTGTGAAAAATCAAAACGGTTACTACAAGTTCTTGCGAAAAGTGCGTGCAGCAAAGACATCCACTTTTTATGCATTGACAAGAGAGAAAAATCGCAAGACGGGGTTACGCACTTGATTCTAGAAAATGGTGACAAGATACTGCTTCCTCCGCAAGTGAATCGAGTTCCAGCGCTGCTACTGTTAAATCGCGGAAATCAAATATTGTACGGAGACCAAATTTTACAGTTCTTAACTCCAGTCGAAAATGAAATGAAACAAGTCGCAACAAATAATAACGGGGAACCGGCGCCATTTTCACTAACGAGTGACTTCATGGGACACGGAGTGGCATCGGACACATATAGTTTTTGGGATCAAACCAGCGACGAGTTATTGGCAAAAGGAAACGGCGGAATGCGCCAAATGTACAATTATTCCACAATCGACTATTCAAATACAGGAAGAATAGAAACTCCGCCTGATAACTACACTCCTGATAAAGTTGGTCAAGTGTCGTTGGAACAACTTCAACAAAATAGAAAAATGTAATTTTTCATTTTTTCAATTGCTTCATTTTTTCATTTTAATAAAAATGTTTTTTAATAAAAATATATTTGTTAATAAAAATATATTTGTTATTTTTATTAAAAATTGAAATGTATTAAATATTATATAAATACATTACAATAGTATAGTAATACTCACGCAATCCAAATGAGTGAAAGCGATATTGAATCCATTGGTTCAGGTTCAGGTGCAGGCACAAATTCTGACTCTGATGTCGACACGGCTGTTGACGATTCTTTAAATAAGAGCGTTAGTGTGCATTTTAGCGACGATGATGATGATGATGGCGATGGTGATGATATAGAAGAGATGATGATGAAGTCGCCTTCGTCGAATCATGATGAGGGTGGCGATCAGAACGAAGATGACGACGATGACGATGACGATGACGACGATGAAGAAGATGAGGATTTTCTTCATAAATTCGACCATGAAACTAAAAAAAAATACATTGCAAGTCACCACCCTGAATGTTTATCATTCAACCACGAAGAAACCGAAACCATGTCTCGTGTCGTTCGAGATGACACTGGAAGAATCGTCGATCCATATCATAAAACGTTGCCGTTTTTGACAAAATACGAGAAGACGCGTATTTTGGGAATACGAACCAAACAACTCAATGAAGGCGCCAAACCGTATATTGACGTAAATCCCACAATTATTGACGGTTACATTATTGCTCAACTGGAACTAGAACATAAACGGTTGCCTTTTATTATTCGAAGGCCGATACCGAATGGCGGATCGGAATTATGGAAACTCCAGGATCTCGAAATTATTTGCTAAATTATTGCAATGAATAGTTAATAGTCATATAATCATAATAAATCATACCATACCATTTGTAAAGTAGGTTTAATATTTTTTCAGTAATATAATGTAACTCAGAAACAATCCAAAAAAATTCTTTGCAAACAAGTCTAAAATATTATACAACCCGTTTTTCAAATAGTAGGGTAGCAGCGCAACAATGCCGTAAAGAGACCAAAAAATAAAGAAATACCAGAAAATTTTGATTCCGGTCGATGATGACCCAGCAGCATATTTTTGATAAATAATGTAATAGTAGAGCAAAAACGGAATAAACCCGAGAAGGACCCCTGTCAGCGTGGACAAAATATTCATCTCTCCCAAGTACCCAAAAAACAACATTGCCCAGTTTAAAATAAAAACATTCCAAATTGTTTGTCCATTTTCTACTACCAAATCGAAAAAATTCAGCCCCGTCGTGTCTTGTTGTTTCTCTCTCTTCTCTAAAAATAGTAGATAAAACATCAGCGTTATCAACATGGTCGGTGTTGTAATTGCCCAGTCAATATAGCGTTTTGGAGTGACGTTTGTTACGCTCGTGAAATTATACAGTAACCAAACATAGAACAAACCTTCAATTGATTGAACCGCTATTTCTAAAAATAGTAACTGTTTTATAATATTGAATTCAGGAGAGACGGGTGCAAACAGTCCTGTTGAAACCTCGATAATTCCACTAATTATCTGAACTATCACCGATGCGACCAATGTTGAATAAAAAAAAGACTTTGTATTCATTTTCTATATATTTACTATTATATTTTATATATAATAGTAAATATAATAGTAAATATAATAGTAAATATAATAGTAAATATAATAGTAAATATAATAGTAAATATAATAGTAAATATTGAAAAAAATAAAGATATATAATTTATATGTAAAATAATAAAAATATTACCATACCCATATACTCTCTGTATTTATTTCTCTAACACTTCCACCTCTTTCCACATTCAATACACGTGACAAATGTCGTCATGGGTTCATCCGCCGATCGCGTTTGTAGTTGAGTATACGTGCACTTGTTCGACTTGCATGCGCGACAAGTAAACAAGTCGGTGGATGCCTCGATTTTTAATTCATACTTGTTCTTGTCGCGATTCTTCTTGTCTTCAATAATTTTGGTCCATATTTTCGGATTCATGTCTTGGTGCGTCATAAATGCAAGCTCGTGCGGTTTTATTTTTTTGGACGTAATCATGCTCATAACTTCCGGATTGTCAAGGTTGGTAATAATGCACTTCAACCAGTCAACGTACAATTGAACAAAATAAGCATTGTCCCATTTTTTCACAATATTCATCTCGTCTGCTTTTTGCAACGTTCGATTGTAAATACCTTTTTCCAAGTTCAGTGCTATTTTACCCGTGATGTCAGTTTTTATTTGTTCTGAAAGTTTCTTGCGGATGTTTTGGCGAAACGATTCTGCATCCTGAATGATCATTTTTCACCGTTTTTCGTGTTTACATTCTATCCACATGATCTTTTAAAATCAATTTTTATTAATATATAATTATTTTATAATTTTATAATTATATATTGAACCATTTTATCATCTTTTTTAACCACTACATTTATCCATTACATTTATCCACTACATTTCAATTTTAATCACTCAAGATTATTGATCCGGATCCGGATTAGAATCAGAATCCGAAACGGAATCAGAATAGTCGTACTCTTCTGATGTTAACTCCGATGAGTCGTCGGAATCGCCACCCTCATCATCATCATCGGTTGATGACGACATTTCGTATTTTTCGTCACCGCCGTTATCGCAATCGGAATCACTATTGTCACCGTCGTCCACATCCTCATCATCATCGTCGCTGTCTGAAGCACCGTCCTCCAGTACATCTTCGATAATAAAACCGTCCTTCAAATATCCATCTTTTGTCTTCATGATTGACGGCACATTATCCAATTCGTCTTCTTCATCGTCATCGTCTTCGTTGTCGGCAAGTGTTTCAAACCCGCCAAATAAGTGCTCATACACTTTATTCCATTTATCAACGGTTAGATCGACCATGTTCATACTAGAATCTCTCGCCAAAAGCGCACAGTTCCCGAAGAATAACTCGTTATCTGCAGGAGGAGGAAACTCGTATTTATTTTCTTGGTTTGCTTGTCCATCATTTCGCGCCCACAATTCCACCGTAATCATATTTTCACCTTTTTTTGAATACGTCCACTCTGCAACCTTTCCAAATCCGTCTGCTTTTTTCAAAGCACATTTTTTATACAATTCATCGGTATTTGAACTTTTATATTCTTGAGCTTTCAAATCACCGTTTTTTTCAATAATTACAATGGACGGCATTTATTTCAATTACGTTGGATCGATTTTATAATCTCGTACTGGATACTTCTACATTTATCTTACTTATTGGGTTTAAATGGTTTATCAATAATATTTTATTTGATTCAAAATGTTCAAATAAAATAAAATAAAAATAAAAATAAAAACATAAAAATAAAAAATCAAATAAAAATATTGTACGTTTTTATCATATTAAACTTATATTTTTATACTTTAATAAAAGAAAAAGTGTTCATTTTTTAAAGTATAAAATTTAGAAAAATAACAAAATAACAACATGTGGTATTGGATTATTAAAGTTTCTATTTTATCGTTCATCTTGATTTTCCTTCTTCATTATCTTTATTCCTTCTTTGTATCAACTTTAACAGTCCCAAAAGTAAAAGATTTAGTAACTCTTCCGCAAGAAAAATACGATAAAATGTTTCATTCTTTACACGACACACACTATTCTACTACAACCGACTCGAATGTTATTATAAATGGAAACAATGGAAACAATGGAAACAATGGAAACAATCCACAATCCATGAAAGAAGACCTTATTAATTTTTTAAAAGATATTGGTTCTAAACCTCAACCAAGTATAAATACAAGCGGCGCATTTGGTTCTTCTTTAGATACAAATATATCGTCCTTTTCATTTTCCAAATAAACATTACTATCAATATAAATAGTTTACAATTAGGGTATAAAAGATAACGGCTATATCTTTATATACGCAAGTTAACACACTGCATCCAAAGGTCATTTACATTAATTATAGTTTCGAATGAATCCATTTTCTAAGCACAGCGGCGGCGATGCCGCTAAGAATCAAAACACGTATGCAAAATTATTGCAACATTTTCCAAAAATAAAATTTTCTTATGAGTTAAAATCTTATAAGAAAGTTTCCATTGCAGCATCATCATTAGCGTCAACGCCAACGCCTGATAACGATTGTGCCGGCGTCGTATACTCTATTATACCAAAAGGTAAAAAATATTTTTTATGGTTTAAAAATGACGAATGTTTATTTTTAGAGCTTGACAATGTCAAACAAATTGTAAATGTCACATCTAAAAAAACTTCCCGTATTTTTCCAAATGATACTATTTTATACGGAACATATTTTTACCATCGTAAACCAATGACAAATATGAATAGTGCAAATACAGGTATAAATATTTTATATTATTTTACAATTGAAACAATTCATTACTATAACGGCATAAATCTCGACGCAACGCAATCCATGTTTGAAAAATTGAAAACGCTTCACCTAGCATTCACTACCGTTACCCTTGAAAAATCATTTCAAGTCGACGTTGGTCTGCCGCACATTGATACGTCTCTTGACCGCATTTCAACTGTTCAACCATTTTATCACGTTTTTTGTATTCAAAAAAGGAAATATGACGATGTTTCCAACCAATACCAAAACATGCACCATAACATTCATCATAATGTCTCCGCGGCACCGGTGCCTGTAAAACATATTATAGAAAATGGTAACAAGTATGTAGTCAAGTCGTCGGATAGCAACAATAATAATAATAATAATAATAATAATAATAATAATAATAATAGCAACAACAAATATAAGATTCTTGTAGTTTCGGCGGATATTCAAAATGACGTGTATCACCTTGTAGATCCAAATGACGTGTCTAATAAACTTATTGCATCCATACCCGATTACAAAACCAGCGTTATGATGAACGCCTTGTTTAGAAACATTAAAGAGAATAGATCATTAGACGCTTTAGAAGAAAGCGACGACGAAGACGAATTTGAAAATACAAACATTGATAAATTTGTGGACTTGACTAAAAAAATTAAAATGAAGTGTGTTTTTAATCATAGATTTAAAAAATGGACACCCATCGAATGTATCAAATGATTCTTGGAATCATGCTATTATACCATTACTACTATATTACCATATGTAAATATATATAATCGTATTATATATATTTATTATTGCATAATTTATTCTTGCATAATTTATTTTACGCACTTTAAACGAAAAAATAAAATATATAATAACTATATACACTACATACGATACGACATTCGTTTTTCATAATGGCTTTCAAGTTAAAATATAATTTCAACGGCCCACCCGATAACCACGTATTGATAAAACAGCGCGGCAATAATGCAACGCTTACCGCTGTAAATCCCATGCCTCAACAATTTTATCCATCGTCTAACGACAGCGTGTTTGCAATGGGGCGACGCACGTTTGTTGATACAAAAGGGCAACCCAACGGCGCGAATAACGCAGATAATAAAGTTGCCGGAACGGTTCGTGCCAGTATTGGTTCGACGTTTAACCAAATACCGCCTCATAAACGCACGGGTCTTGTCGGTAAACCGATTTCATTCCCGCAAGACAGCTCGCAGAGAATCGAGCGTCTTAAAATGAATGCCATTGGCGCAGGAAGTATGAAGGTGGGTTTAGCACCGAATGCGCCAATGTCGTTTAAAAGTAATGACACGACGAGTCGAAACGACGCGTTAAGGCGGTGTCGCGCGGGCGGGTGCGTTGCGCCGAAAAAAAAAGGCGCGAATAATGCATTCAAATCGGGAGGCGGTTCTATTTATTCCAGTATCGGAAATCGACAAATCTATGCTCCTTAAAACCCTTGAAACATTTAGTTTAGAAGATTATAAAATAAAAGAATAAATAAATAAGAGTTTATTTATCAACATTAAAAATAATTATTATATGAGTTTATAATAATTTTTATATCGTAAATATATATACATACATATATACATATACATAGACGTATTTTATTGGTTTTTAAATCATGGCACACACATTGAAATTAAGACGACCAAGAAGTAAATACGGAAAGAAGCGGCGCCAACGCAAAACACAAAGGCGCATGCGCGGTGGTGGATTTCTTGACAATATTATAAGCAAATTTAAACCTTCTACAGATGAAGAAAAATGTGCGAAAGCAAGAGAAGCCGCTCAAGAAGCTTGTAGTAATGTCAACGGAAACGAAGATGCAGGAGACATAGAAATGTCGGCGATGGGGGATACATCATTCTCTTCTTCTGAATTGGATGCATCTTCCTCACCTACGCTTCAGCAACCACCTTCTGATTCAGGGGCACTACCGCCACCACCTTCTGAATTGGATTCTTCACCTACACTTCAGCAACCACCTTCTGAATCTGATTCAGGGGCACTACCACCACCATATTCTGATTTGGATTCCTCACCTACGCTTCAGCAACCACCTTATGATTCAGGGGCACTACCACCACCACCTTCTGATTCGGGTTCCCAGCCGCAACCCATCGGTTTTGGCGGTTCAAAAAAAAGCAGACGCAAACATAATAATAAAAAAAAGAGTCATCGTCGTAAAAAATCGAAATCATCAAGAAAACATAAAAAATAAACCTTTTTATTATTTTATTATTTTAACATTTTAAATTTGATTTCGAAATACATTGAATTAATCTCTCTTCTCTCTAAAAATGAAATGCCAAACCTTTATAAAAATTATGCATGGCCGTAAAAACTAAACGTGGTATATTTTATAAAGGTTTGGCATTTCATTTTTAGAGAGAAGAGAGATTAAATGTAATTTCGAAATGACAAAATAAATAAAAAATAAAAATGTTTCGAATATTATTCATTGATTATCAACGAATAACAAATTTATTTCAAATAATTTATTTCTTTCCTAATTATATTTGAAATAAATTTAAAATAGTGACTATATTATAATAAAAGATGTCAATTGTTATAACATTGTTACAGCGGGATGCTGTTTTGCGTTCCATCGGTGCAACAAATTCAAAACTGTACGATATTTTAGCCGACTACATGTGCGGAGAGGGATACATTAAATCCAGGATTGAAAAACTTGACATCCTGTATAAGCTCGAAGTTATTGAAAGTTACATATTAGAAATACCGGATGCCGTGCACGAGCGACCCAGCATTCATAAAGCGCTTACCGGCATTCACGAAATGTGCGTAAAGCTGCATAATGAGTTGGACGACATGTTGAAAAAAATAAAAGCGCACAGTCAAAAATACTTTTACTATGTGCGAAGTTTCGATGTTTCCAATGATTTAGTAAATATTGAAACCCACGTTTACAATCTAGATCACCGATTTAAAATGTTTTTAGGACTCATGAATACGACAGTAGCATCAATGTTGTGAGGAATATACGTGATTTTATTTTATTTTATTTTTTTTTATTTATTGAATTTTATATATATATATATATATATATATACATATACATATATATAACAAGTAATATAATGAATAATCCGAATCGATACGAAGAAGATCCAAAAGCAAATGTAAATGCGATTCAACCAATTTCGCCGGATACTGCAAAAAAAATGAACGACATGGATAATAAATATCGTGCAAAATATTATAATATACTGCGAAGAGATAGTGATATTAACATCGGCGGGCGTACAATTAAAAATAAAAAGAAACATAAGAGATCATTAAGACGTAGTGGTAGTTATAGTAAAAAAAATAAAAGGCAAATGAAACGTAAATAATATCGTATTAATGCCGCGAGTAAACCACTTCCACACACGGTAGTTATAAAATAAAATATTTAAATAGAATAATTGGAAATAAGTATATAAATATAAAAATGTACATTTATATATTTATTTAGTCACTCACTGCAACATTTGCAAGAGTAATGATGAATACTACAGCGAACACGGCAAATATGGCGAATATAACTATAAATGACGACGACAATAATCTAGAAACAGAATGTCTTGGTACGGTTAAAAAATTATTTGCACAGTATCCAAACATGAAACAAAAGATACACCACCACATTAAAAATTTGTTACCGGGCATTTGTGAAAATGCTTGTCACCAACAAAAACAGAGAGAAGAGAGAAAAAATACACTTGAAGAAAAGTCGGACGAATTTATCGAAGAATTTATAGCTAAAACGCGTTTTTTTTATTATTCGCCTACCGATTTATTTTTTACATATTCACATGAAAAAATGTATGAAGTCGTGAAAGAAGACAATATACAGCACTTGATTTTAACAACCGTAACATCAAAGTTCCCGGAATTAATGCCGTGGAAATATAAAATTAAAATACAACTTATGAAACGAATCAAAGAAAATAGCGTGCTGAAATCAATTCCAGAGTCGGAAACTATCCAGGACGTTATACAACTATTGGTGCCGTCCCTGTTTTCAACAAAAGATTATGCGAAATATTTTTTGACTGTTATTGGCGACATTTTGCATAAAAAGAAATCGTATTATTATTTTATTCATTCCAAAACACTTATTCCTCTTTTAAAAGAGCTTAGCCAAGAATGTTATAAATTCTTCGGAGTAAACTTGTTGAACCATTTTAAATTTAAATACTATGAACATGCAAACGATGACTGTCGTTTAATTCAAATGCGCGAAATCTCTCCGTCGTCGCTGCTATGCAATTTTATAGATTCGGATCGACTCCTTAATTTATTTTGTGTGGCTTCGCACTATTCTACGCGCCATGTTTGCGGAGACTCGTATTTGGAAAATTATTGCAACAATTATTCGGTCATCAATTATGCGTTGTATTTGAAGAACAATAAGAGTATTGAAATTTTACTACAATTTATAAATACGACAACAGAAGAATGCAAAGGATATAACATTTCATGGAAAAACATGTTGTATTTATGGAAAGTATTTATCGAAGAAGAAAATATTCCAAACGTGTTTTTTAATCATTCTCTCAAACAAATGTTGTTTGCACAATCTTCAGAACTCGGTATTACAATTTGCAATAGTAATGAAAATAATGCGGTTCCGTTGCCGCCGCCGAATATGAACTACCATAATTTTTATCAAAACAACAACATCCATGACAACGTGCACGAAAATTCTGATAATTTCATGATAAAAAATAGAACAAGCAAACATCTACCTTTTGTTTGTAATTTCATTTCGTACTGGGAAAGTAATATTATTTTTTTCAATGAGTGTTATAACAAGACAAACGCGTGCGACGAAGAACAGCAGGAAGAACAAGAAGAAGAATACGAATTAGAAATCGACGAACTGCTCATGTTGTTTAACAAGTCAATTAAAAAATCAGCAACCACGCTATTGCACAATAATGCATCTGATAAAATGTTACTGAACCTAATACGCCACTTCTACCCTGATGTCATCATTGAAGATGATAAATATTTGATTCAAGTTGGAATCAAACCAACAATTTGGAATAAACGGAAAGAAATTGAAGAGTTCAACGAGCATTACAAAACATCCGCCGCGAATGCGGGTTCGTCGATGAGTAGTCAGTCATTATATTCCATGTATCAATGTTATTGCAAATACGCATTCGACAAAGGATACAGCGTGATTAGCAAACGCTGGTTTGAAAAATTTTTTATTGCAAAGTATGGTATGTTTCTAATCGACAATACAATTGTTTCGTCAAAATGGTTTCAATTATGAATGTATTCAGTTGTGAGTAATACTGATTTATTTTCCATCCGTCGTATACACCGGCATAGTTGCTTTGGCTCCGTCTGATGCTTGCTTTTTCGCACTTTGGTTTGCTATGAATTGTGCCGCCGTTTCGCGCGCTTGTTTGGGCGTCTGAATGCACGGTACCGATAGCATGTAATTGTAACTTATGGATGTAATTAAAATTCCGGTTAATAAATACCAAATAAAATAAGAAACAATATTTTTCAATCGAATAAAATTTTTAAGTTGCGTGAATAATTGTGGTGGATCAATACCCGGTTTCACTTGCTGAAATGCGTTGAAAAATTGCACGTCGATGCTCTTATTCCAAAATTCCTCAATGTTTTCGTCGTTGATTGTATTGATAATTGTTGAAGGGTCGTTTGTCACATTTTGTATTACTTTAAATGCATCTTTATTTGGAACTTTCCCAACATTAAGAAGTTGGTCTGTAAAAAGCGATGCCACACCGGCTACACTGGCAATTGCGTACCCAATTGTATTTGAAAATGCAGACAACCACCCTGGAAACATGTTCAACAGTAAATTAAGAATACCAAACATGAATATCCACGGAATAAATGTTGCCATAGCCGCTGTTCCTACATTGGAAGGACTGTTGCACATTTGTTTTGCTAAATATACATTTAAACCGAACTGACTCGCAAGAACTAAAATGAAATAAATAACGAATAAAATTGACTCCCTTTCCGGCATGAGATATTTAAAAATAAAATATACAAGAGTGATTCCAGTATACACATAAATTGATGCTACAGGATCAATAACTTGGTCGGATGATTTGGCTGGCGTTGCCGTTGTTGCCGCTGTTGCCGCCGTTCCTGTTGCTGATTGATCTAATCCTGTTGCTGTTTGATCTGATCCTGTTGCTGTAGTGGAAGACATTTTATAATAATAATATAATGAAATAAATAATGAAATAAATAATGAAATAAATAATAATATAATAATAACTATAAAATTTTATATTATTATTCAACTATAAACAAGTTATTTATTTATTTATTTTGTTTATTTTTTTTATTTTTTTTTCGTTTACTAAATAAAATAAATTACACATGTAAAAATAAATAGTAAATAAATCGTTTGTAAAAATGAATTTTGGAATGAATTTTTTTAGAACGGGGCTCGATCAACATGAAAAACCAACGCTGATCGAACCCGGTGTAAAATCATTTTTCAGCGGCGTTTTAAAAGGATGCAATCAACTTCGAAGCAATCATTACAATACTCTATTCAATGTATCCATGTTTGCTCTTTTTGTATTTCTTCTTTCTTCCATTCTTTATTTTAAATATAAAGGTAAACTAACACCCGAAGAAAAAGAACGTAAAAGAGAGCAAGAAAAACAGTACATTTTAACAAGATTGAATAACGTGTCTGCAGTTATTCATATGGACCGACAAAAAGTTGGAAACATCACAAGTGCTAATTTAATTACCGATTTACCGGGATGGTAAAACATGCATTATGCATTATGCATTATGCATTATGCATTATGCATTATGAATTATGCATTATAAATTAATATTTTGAATATATAAATTTATATTTTTATATTTATTAATATATATAATTACTACCGTCGGCTATGTTTTTAATATATTTTTTATTTACTCCAATCATATTTTTTGAATATTTACATCAATATATATTTAGTGCTAGGTATGATAATAATTATGATCCATTTACTATAAAAGATACTCTACATGATAACCTACCTGAACCAATGCTCGATATGAGTATTTTAAACGACATGACAGTTACAGTAATAATTACATCAAATGTTTGTTTTTATTATGTTGATTTATTTTATGTATTTTTATTCGCACGCGTAATACGAATTATATGTATTTTCTTAATAAAATTACCCAACCCATATAAGAAAGCCCATTTAGAAAGAGAAAGATGTCACGATTTAGTTGTATCTGGACATACAATATCATATATTATCGTTTTATTGGGTATAAAACGATTGAATATACCGTTTTTCACAATCACTAGTTCGTTTATATTGACTAATTATTTTTGGTATATTATAAAAAAACAACACCATTATTCATTGGATGTTTTTTTAGGTATTTATGTTACACTAAGTGGACATGTCATTCTAACACATTTTAATTTCATTTAAATATAAAATGAACTCATTGTCTTATTTTATTTATTCGTTCCTTTATTCATAACAAATAAATATTGAATATAATACATATAATATAAATATACATATAATATAAATATATAGATAATATATTATATATATTTATATTTATACATCTTCATACTATTCAGTTCATACATTATTCATGTTGTATCATTTAAAGTATATTGGAGTTGAAATTTTAAAAAGAATTATTAATATAACGAAACGAAGCGGGCTGATTCACGATGCAAGTTTTCACATGTATCACATAAACAAATGCGTTTCGGTTTCAAGTATTCCAACCAAGGAAAATTACGATGCCATTTCCGCATTTGATGCCGTGATTGGATTTATTGAGCCGAACGAGTATCGAAACTGGGAAATAGATTGGATACATGACACAATTATAAGGTACTATAATATACCAGTTTCTGACTATATGCCTCCGCAAAAAGAAGATTATAAAACCCTGTTTCGTATTATTGATGACATTCATGTTGAGAATCCAAATGCGCGCGTCCTAATACACTGCTATGCAGGCAAAGGACGAAGTAATTGTGGCGCGGGCGCCTATTTAATGTATAAACACGGAATGAATGCTGAAAAAGCAATCGCGCTTGTTGAAAAGAAAAATCCTCGAAGCAGTATGAATCGTTGGCAAAAAGATTCTTTGAAAAATTTAGAGAATTATATACCAAACGTATAATAAAAAAATGTATGCATATATAATATTACATATATCAATATTATATATATTATTATATCAATATTATATATTAGTTATTCATCGATCATGTCAGAAGCAGAAGCAGCATCAGAAGCAGCTTATATGACAACTCCTAATCCAAGTGAAAAAGGTAGCAGCAGACAAAGGAAGATGTGTGAACACGGGCGCCGTTTCCACGATTGTAGAGTGTGTAGGCCTGAAATAAACTGTCCACACAGAGGAATTCGTAAGAATCAATGCAGTATTTGCACACCGTCTATCTTGTGTGAACATGGAAATTTAAAAAAATTGTGTAGAATATGCAATCCTCAAAATGTAATAAAACACTATGAACGGAACGCCCGAAATAGAGAAAAAAAACGACAAGAACGAATAACCCAACAACAACAACTACAAGCCAAAGGCGAGTCGGTTGAAAGTTTGCTAGCAGAAGATGGTCGCAATTATGCCGAAAGTACCGACGATGATTATGATGCCGTTTTTCGAGGCGCTTTTAATGCAGGTGAAGCCGGCGAATTTAATGCAGGCGATTTTAATGTAGGTGATTTTAATCACGATGGTGATGATGTCGATTTTGACAATCTAGATTTTGACAATCTAGATGCTGCCGATGCATTTCCTGATAATCGAGGCGGGAAACGAAAATGTAAAATAACAAAAAAAAGAAAAAAACAAATAAGAAAGATGTTTAAGAATAAAACGGCGCACAAGAAAACAAAAATGGCACACAAGAAAAAAACGTATAAGAAAAATAAAAATAAAAAATAACTATATACCAAGACTATAATTAATACAAGTTATTTAATTTAATAATATATATTATAATATATATTAATATATATTTTTTTTTTGCTAATGCAGGGGAGACCGAGACTCACCGAGCAACAGAAGGCTGATAAACCAAAGAAGGTTTATCCGCCTGTAATGTGTCACCATGGAAAACGAAAATACAGGTGTCCGGAGTGTGGCGGAATTGGATTATGCGAACACGGGAGACAGAAAGATCAATGTGCTATATGTCGTACAGGTACATACTTCTGTATTGTTACAGGAAAGGCGAAGAAAGATTGTAGACATTGTAAAGACATAAAGGAAATAGTGAAGAGTATAAAAAAGGATGATAAACAAAATATGTCACGTAGCAGCGTTACTTTAAAGGATTTAGATCATATTCGTCCGATTAGTCGTCGGAGTGCTTTTGCTGATGAACTCCTGGGTAGTAGGCAATATGATAGTGATTTGGATTTTCCATTTCAATCAGATGAAGATGAATCAGCGTTTGTGTCGGCACCAGGAGCGGCACCAGGATCGGCACCAGGATCGGCACAAGGAACGGCACAAGGATCGGCATTTTTTTTGGATGATGTACCAAATCCAACTGTATTTTCAAGTCATGATGATCATGATCCTGAGAATCAAGGCGGCAGAAAACGTAAAAAACGTTTCACAAGACGATTGCGGCGAAACCATAACACAAAAAAAAAGAATAAAATGATAAAACGAAAAGTAACAAAACGTTCAAGAAAAAATAAACATAAATGAAACGATTTAAAATTATATATAGAAATTAATATAAAATTATATATATAATTAATTTCTATAACATTTCTATAAGAATTAATTCAATGAGCGATATAGAAGAAGAAGCGGCAGCGCCTCCTGAATCAAACGAAGAAGAAAAGATGACAATGTTTTTGAAATTAAGACAAGATTATTTTGAAGAGAGAAAAAAGATAATCAGTCAATTGTATAAAAAAACAAAATTTATGGAAATGTCCAACGATAAAAAACGCAACGAACTGAAAAAGAAAATATTAGAATCGGAGCTGATAAAAAATATTATGGAAAAAATGCAACGATTGAAAAGAAGTCGCGGGTTTAAAATTGGAAACACGCACAATCTTCAAGATTTGCTCGCATCGCAATTTAAAAAGGTAGAAACAATGAAGGAACAAATTATCAATTTGAAATTGGATTTATTATTCAATTATAAAACAGAAGACGAAACACTTGCCGACATTTCTAAAAAAATACCCGAATTTAATAAACAGCTCGAATTATATAAGAAATATCTCTCTGATTACGAAACCGTTGTTGGAAATAAAGAAGCGCACATTCGTTACATACGCACGCGAGATGAAATTCAATCCATCTTGTCCAACATTGAAAAACAGCAAGAGCTCGTTTTAAAAACGCACGACCCCCTGAAACAAGTTGAAATCGTTCGCAACATGTTGGAAACGTATCAATCTTCTCTCCAGTTCGATCCCGAATATCAAGACGCAGATGCGTTTGCAGGACCGACCGAAGAATCCGACTTGGAACCTGTAACAAGGAAACGCGAAACTGAAACCACCAAACTCATGAAATTGAAATACGCGAGTTGTTCCATGTATAAGTCACATCCGGACGACGATGAAATTTATTTGATCCAAACTCCGTATACAATTTCGCAATTGGAAATTATAAAAAAATAAAAAATATTATGTTGCATTATATTAAATATAATTTAGGAATATTTTAAATTTTTATTGTAATGTTTTCAAGAGGAACGGGAAGAGGAAGAGGAACGGGAAGAGGAAGAGGACAGGGTATGGCGCCAAGAGGACTCCCAGCAACTAGAGGTAGAATAAATGGTCAACAAGTATATGATGACGACGTTATGAAAGCAATAGAAGCAGAAGCAGAAGCAGAAGAAGCTGCCCGCGCAGAAGAAGCTGCCCGAGTAGAAGCAGAAGCTGCCCGAGTAGAAGCAGAAGCTGCCCGAGTAGAAGCAGAAGCTGCCCGAGTAGCAGAAGAAGCAGACGAAGCTGCCCGACTAGAAGTAGAAGCTGCTCGAATGAAAGCAGAAGCAGACGAAGCTGCTCGAGTGGCAGCAGAAGAAGCGGCAGCACGACAAGCACGACAAGCCGATTTGGCCGCGTATATGGCGCGCCCCCCTATGAAAGCTCCTCCTCGTCCTGTATTTCCTGTACATGTGCCGCCGCCTGTATATGTACCGCCTCCCAAATCAACTCTTTATACCCCCCCTCTAGATGATAAATATACACTTAGTTTACCAGGGGCTCCCGGAGTGAAATTTTCAAATTCTGCAAGAAATTTTCCAGAACATTTACGAGAACAAGGCGAAGGCGGACAAAGAAAAAAAAAGAGTTCACGAACACGAACACGAATACAAACGCGACAAAAAAAACAACAACGTCGTCATCGCCGCCGCCACTCTACAAGAAAACACGGAAAATAAACTTTACTGATTTTGCTGCCATTGATGGACCGTGTCGATAGGCGATAAATAACTAGTTATTATTGAATTATTATTTCATTTTTTTTATATAATGAAATAATAATACGAATCAAATCGAATAATAATACAAATAAAATAATACAAATACAAGTAAATTAATATATAGTATATACTCACTCATGTCAAATGTTACAACTCCAAAAATAAATAATCCGCAAAATTTTAAAAGTTCAAATACTTTAGTTACAACTCGCAAAGCGCATTATGCAACAAAAGTAAACACGGCATTCAACATTGTGCCCGGAATGCATCGCCCCAATGCAAACAATATGCCGCATAACATAGAGCAACACGATTTTATCGGACCCGAATTTAAAGCGCGACCGCTAAAACATTGGCGCAGACAACTGGTTCCGACAAATCCGTCCAGTGACAACTCTACACAAAAACGAATGTCGCGAGTATATTTTATGGACACTCCCGGTTCCACTATTTATAAAACCAACGACGACACTTGCCGGTGCATTGTGAATAATGCTCCCGTCATTCTAGAAATTGTTCCGGAAGTTCCGGGCGCGGTGGTTATTACCGATATTGAATATCCCGGTGATATGCCCACCGTCCCTGATATTATAGATGTGGTTCCAAGAACGCCGTTTCAAGAGCAGCCAGAAGTTAATGATGAAGTTTATAACGGACACAATTCTTTTGAAATTGCCGAGGAATTCAATGAAAACAACTTTACAGTTGGCACAAAAATTCAAAACAATGGACAAATCGACGTCCCTTCCTCTTATTTAAGCGCGCCTTTTATTGATGCAATTTATAACGACGTGCCAGGATCAGCATTGATTATTGATATTTTTTATACCAACGATGAGAACGGCGCCCCTCCTGCTCCGGAAATAACAACTGTGGACCCAGTCATACCGTTTAACGAAACGCCGTTTCCCGATCCAACGCCGGCCGTGGATACAAACTATCACATTCAGACCGGCGTGTTTGATACGACATGTATTGCATGCAACCCCGAAAATAATATTATAAAGTCGGGAATAACAACGTTGAGCCAAGCGTACTATAGCTCAACGTCTGAATATTTACAGTCGAGGTGCAGAACGCACGCGCAGCGCGAATCCACCACGAAACTTCCGGATGGCACGTACTATCCCAGCGCAACAAACATTCCATTTATATTTTTATATCCGAATAACGACCCCCGAGGCCCGCAAGTGTATGAGCCCAAAAATTGCGCCAACCCTAAAATATATAACAATAATGCGCTGAATACTCCGCCGAATAATTATTGCAGCACCATTTACAAGCCAAACAACCCGCAATTTGCACGACAAGGAGCCGTCTCGGGAAGTACGCGACTTCAAAAACTAAAATCCGATACCATCACAAGCAACGGGTTCTCATACTACTCGGCATACGGTGCAACCATGGCCAACGCTGGCAATTTTCAAGGGACAAATGCATCGAACAATTATTTCGTAAAAAATAGAAATTTCCCGCTTACTCAATACACTACACTCAGCAAGTATCGTCAAAACCATACTTCTAGATGCTGCATTACTTTTCCTCCTGTTATTGAAAGCATTTATGTTGGAGTGCCTGGCGCAGTGGTCATCGATGAAATAGTGTATTTAAACAACGAACCAACCGTTCCTGATATTACAAGCATCATACTATTTTAACTTATTTTAAGACCTCGGAATTTTCACACCCAATACGCTCTGAATTTTGTTCACGTGTGTCGCGTTGTATACGCACGTCCCGCGCTCTATTTCATTGATGATGGAAACGTCCATACTGCATTTTTGCGCCAATTCTTTTTGTGTCATTTTTTTTTCAGAACGCGCGCTCATAATGGCTTGTGATGTATTTTTCGAAACGTATTTTGTTTTTTTGACATCGTCGTCGCTGGCTGCTTTATAAACGCCGACATTTGATAGCGAGGAAGAGGAAGAGGATGATGAGGACTTTTCTCTATCGCCTCCCTTTTTGTTATCATCAGATTTTTTATTGAATACAACCGTGGTCCAATCTTGGTGGTGACTCATTTTCTTCTTGGTTGAATGCTTGTTGCTTTGCTTTGAATGCTTATATAATAATATACTATTATATAAATATTCAATTTTATTTAAATTAAAATATATGATCATCCCCAAATTTGTTCCTCTTTTTCAAGCGTTGCGCCATGCAACATGCTAAACGACTTATTCTCACTCGAAAAAAAACTGGGAGTCAAAATGCTCCAGTCCAAGTCACTTTTGAAAAGTGAAAGTTTCGTGTAAATGTATCCGATGAGCGCACTGCACCAAAACCTCGACGTTTTTTGCGGTTTAAAATCTTTTTGAACGTATGCTTCAATCCAGTCAATAACTACTATATCATACGGTTTATCATATACAACCTGGTGAATTTCGCGCAACACGTCAATATTGAAAATTTTATGATACTCTTCTTCTGATTCGCATTTCAGTCGTCGCAAGTAGATTTTCCCTTCATACGTTTGTACGAAATTCTCAAATTCAATGAATTGAACGCCGAATTTCTTTATGCCGTCTTCTTGGTCCGGCGTATTCGATATACCCGACGACCACACGTATGTGCCTTTTAACGAAGGGTTTGTCATTTCCGGATCCACAACAACCATTCCCACATGAGAAAAATCACTCTGTGTCATGAACTTAATAAACCAACTGAAGATACCCCAGTCATCGTGCTGTAAATCATCACACACCAACAGATCTCCCGTCTTTAGTTTTAGTTTTGCAATATCTATTCCTTTTTTTAATTCTAATTGTTGCATTTGTGTTTTGATGTGGTATGTAACTAAAATTATATATACATCATATATATTTTTAGTTTCTAAATATTTTACTTTAAATAATAAAACTTTAAAAATAGTCAGATTGTTCAAACGTAAATGTAATATCGACATCACTCGTCGATTCAACAAACATTTTTACTTTAATGTGAGCTAAATAGTCAAGCAGCTGTGTTCCGCTGAATTCAAAGTGCCAAACGGAATTAATATTTTAATAATATTTTTAATATATGTATATGTATATAGAGTGAAGAGTGAAAAGAGAAGAGTGAAAAGAGAAGAGTGAAAAGAGAAGAGAATGTTTGAAATAAAAAAAAAATTTTACATGTTATTCAAACAAAAAATAAAGAATGACGCGGAGTCACTTATGAATGTGCCCGCTAAAATTGAGGTTTCAGAACCCCGCTTTCAAAATAGAACAGAAAATATTACATACTATATGTGTGTAGGGAAAACTCCAAAAAAAGTATTAAACAACGTTTTAATAAAAAATGGCATCAAACGTGACAATAAAAAATGCGATTTATACTTGCCATACAATTACACTCATATAGATCAAGAATTAAAGAACATTGACATACCTGTTTCCAAATACGTATTCGGAATAATCGGATGCGTTCCAATTAATAGAAAAAATGACCTTTGGGATATTCTTGAAGGAGCATATGGTCGAAATGGTGCAAAACGAATAATGCCCGAGTCTTTTATCATAAATATTCCCCGCCAATTTGAAGTCGCTCTTAAAGAAGTCCAAAGTGGAACCGTTCTCATTTGTAAAAAAAATATAGAGCAAAAAAGAGGACTTGCTCTTACATTTACGGAACATGACCTAAAAAAAGCAAAAAATGACGATTTCAAAGTTGCACAACGCTTTTTGACAAATACAATGCAAATATACAACCGAAAAATGAATATGAGATTATACTATATGATTCGTAAATACAACGGGAAAATCCAATTTTTTGTGAATAAAAATGGGAAAGTTTTATATACAAAAAATAAAACGGGAAATGATATTACATTCGAAACCCACATCACGAGCCAAATGGATGTAGAATTATATGAAAAAGAAAATATACCTCATGACTTTAAAGAATTGAAAAACGTGATCGGGGAAGAAACTTACAAGCGTATATGGGAGAAAATAATAGATAAAATAACGGATTTATCAAAAGCGATTGCTCCATTAATAAGTAAAAATACTACACACGAAAAAAAGGTATGCTTTCAACTTTTCGGTATGGATATTATATTGGAAAGTGACGGTGAGCCATATATTTTAGAGCTGAATAAAGGACCTGATATGAAAGTAAAATGTAAAAAAGACAAGAAATTAAAAGAAGACATATTTGAGTCAACTTTTCAAGTTGCCGGACTTCTTAAAAATAGGTCGACATCGTCAAATTATGTAAAAGTGTATGAAAAAATGTAACTATTTTATTATATATTATTTTTTACATGCAAATGTGTAAAAATTTAGATATTCAGATACACGTCTCTCGGAAACAGCGAGGCAACATATTTCACCAAGGAATACGCAGCTACAAACAGCCACACCATAAAAAACGGATACGCCACGATAAAAACAAAGGTGGCAAGAGAACGCGTGGTAAATTGACGATAATAAATGACGCCAATTGCGATCCAAACCATTGCGCATATCCAGTACAAGTTTCGAAAAAAGTAGAACCACCACGAAAACGACTGAATTTGTTTTTCCATGTAAAATATCTTTCGATTACTGAGATTTGCGGCGCGAGCTTTGTCCTGCGTCTCATCTTCGATGCGCGTCCGCGTCGCCGTCAGCATATTTTTATAATTGGTCGAATTGTAGAGTTCATCGTTTTGTGACTCAATCTTCATAATTCCTAAATGAATCTCGTTCATGATCGTTTTATGATCATTCTTTAAATTTATAATCTCTTGTTCCGCATTATTAGCGTAACGACTTCTTAAAAATTCAGTATATTTTTTTATTCCATCTCTATTCAATAAATAATCATGCTCGGCTTGCGACAACTTTTCTGGCGCAGTTTGGTAATTTCGCTCTGCGTCTAAATATCGCTGTTTCAATTCGCTTTTTTGTTTTGCCATCTGACAATCATGCCCGCACGAATTGTTTGCACTCGCAACCATGTCATTTATGGTTTGAATGCTCTGAAGAAGTTGAGCATTGTCCGTCATATTTTTTCTCGTTACCTTGTTTTGTTCTTATTCGCTAAAAATGATTCCCTAAAAATGAGTTTACTTTATTCGTCTATAATGAATTGATATTGATATCGATTTATATATTGATATAATAACCCCATATATTAATTATAAATATTTTTAATAATTATAAAAATAATTATATAATTATTTTAATTATTTTAAAATTTTCAAATCCATAAATTAAATCATACCGTAATTATGTTCCATTGTATACGGAGTCAAGCCTTGTCTTGCGGGATCAGAAAAATATTTTTTATCAACCTTTGACAACATGAAGCTTTCCGAGACTTTTGTTGTCGCTGCATCTCCTGCTTTTGTCGTCGTCGTCGTCGTTGTCGTCGCAGATGTGGCGGAATCAGACCCGTCGCCCGACACGCTCTGCATGAGCGACGTTGCTTTGCTTGAAATGGAATCTTCGATTGTTGCAGCGGACGACGAAACGGATTTATACATGGACTTTAATTCGGATGAAATGCTGTCATCGCCGCCGCCGTCAGCACACGTTCGTTCTGTTGTCGTTTTTTTCTTGTGTTTGGGCTGTTTCGATATGGTGGAAGACATTTTCTGAGAATCAAAATCGCCCCAGTTGTATTCATCAAAATTCATGTTGCTTCTTTTGTACATGTCATAGACCAAGGAGCCAATGTATAACCCGCCTGCAAAAATAATAATTACTACTAAAACAATAACCATTTCTTGCGGCAACCAGCCCAAATTCATGAGGACTATAAAAAATATAATCAAAAAGCATAAGAGAACTATATATTTCATTATGGTAACGCGCGCTTCATACTGTTTTTTATAATACACGTTGATGTCCACCATTCTTCGCGTGTTTTCGACTTCTTGATTCAACGCCGCAACCGCAGCTCTTCGCGCAGCCAAATCGTCTTCTTTCAGTGTAACAATTGTGTGCTTATCCTGCACATTGGCATTCATTGTGTCGTTCATTTTAACGTTATTTTGAGCGTGCAATAGTAGCGTGTTGAATAAACTGGACCGTATTTTTGTGAGCTGCGTTATATCATTGAGTAATACCTTTTGCTGCGCAATGTTGTCCGGGGTCGGATTGGAAGCAAGTAAAACATTCAGCTCGTCGTATTTGCGATTTTCTAAATCTTGTAAATTTGAGATTTTTTCAATAATTTGTTCCGTTGAACTGTCTTGCTGTTTCGATGAACTTGAATCCCTCCCCCCGACAACAACGTGTACAGGAACCGTTGGCGCAGTTACTGATGCGCCCGCTTGTTTCGGCGAGTTTGGCGTAACAACATCGGTCATGTTGGTGAATTAATTATATATGGGTGAAGAATTGAAATTATTTAATATAAATCAATATTTATAATATATATAGTATTGATTTATATTATTTTAATGAATATATTCATTAATTATTTTTATTTCTTTTCGAGATTTTTCAGGAATTACTCTTAATTACTTCTTAAACACAAAGAATGGATTTATACTTGCAAACGGCAACTGCGGGATAGAAACGTTGAAATAAGTCAATCCAAATTGGACACTAAAATAGATAAAAAACAACATTGCAACGACTCCAAATCCCAACGCATATGAAGAACCAGCGGCCTCGTCACCACCGCTGCCGCTACTGCCCGAATCTGAAGACGATGTATAAAAAAAATTGCTAAACATTACAAAAATTAATACAATGGTAATTACAAAAAAGATGATATAAAATGTATAATTCGACTCAAATTGCATGCGCGTATCCGTTTCTTGTGCAAGCAACGATGTTCCCACAAATGTTTCTTTCGCTTTTGTTTGGGTTGTTTGGGTTGTATCAGTAGAACCGCCATCCTGTTTCGGTTTCGATTTCGATTTTGAGGCAACTACCTTTTTAGCGTCTGTTAATGTGATGTCCATTTCGCGCGATTGAGAAGCCAAATTCGACATTTTGGTTTCAACTGCGCGCAACTGTTGTTCAATCTGTTTTCGCTCCGAGTCGGTTGTTGCCTGCTGGGAAGAAAGCGCTTTAATTAACGCCGTGCCCGCATTCATCATATCGTCGCGCGTTGACTTTAGCGTGCTTTGAACCGTCGGACTAAAAACGACGGATGTTTTTGCTTTATTCGCATCTTGTTTATTCGTAAATGTATTTACAATCCACACCGGAACGCTGTTCATTTTTGCAAATGGGCGAATATTCTCACCGGGAACATTTGCTCCGACACGAACGCATGAAGCGGCACACGCGCTCAACATGTAATTTGGATTTTTTTCACACTCTCCGGAATCCGCCCACCCCGAACAACTGTCATTTTGATCCGCGAATTTTTTAGTACTGTCTCCCGGATCCTGCGTTGTAACGAGCACAAAATTATTCGCATTCTTACTCCAATAATTTAGATCGATGCCGTTTCCCCGGCAGTACTCGGTCGCAAGTGCAATTCGCTCTTTGAGTTCATCCGGAGACGGCGGCGTGATGCACGAACCCATCCAACTATTCATTGCAGCTTCGTCGTAATTGTTAAACCCGGCAATGCAAACCGGCTGCCCGTTGAACATGGTTGTCGGACAACACTTTTGACCGGGGATCGGCGCAATGCATGTCCCGCTATCAGTTGGGTTTGCGCTCCATCCCGGCACCGTTACACCGGCTTGAACACACGGCAACAAGGTTGCGGTAGGAGATGTAGAATTTGGAAGTGCGGTTCGAATGTCACCGTTTGCATTGGAAACGCCCATCGCGCTACAATCCGTCCCTCCTAAAGTCGCATCGCAATTAAAACAGCTGTTTATTGGCGCGAGCGTATTTACTTGAACCACAAAATAATTGTTTCCCTTTAAGATCTCCTTGTTGTATTCTGAAACGGCGCTCGAATACGCGTTCATTTTCGAATCAAATGCGTCGCTCAGTTTTTGAATGTTTGCTATTCCTGCTCCTGTTCCTGCACCTGCACCTGCTCCTGCTCCTGCGCCTAGAACCGTTGCAGGAGTCGACGAAGTGGATGAAGACACGGTTACCGGATCCGGCACCTTTGCATCTCCTCCATTTTCAAACGGCTCAACCATTTTTTTAAAATATTGAATCGGGTTAAGTCGATTCAATGCAGATCCTGAACCGATTCCGTACCCGTATTCTTTTCGCGTTGGTTCATCTTTTTGCGCTAAATATACATTTGATGCATTTTTCACATGTGTTTGATCGGTTATTTTTTCTTCCTCGTTTAAATATGCGCGTCCTTGGCGTAAACTATACATCTATATAACTCTCGACTCGTATTTTACTATTTTACAAATATATTTTACTATATATAATAATATATATTATGTATATTATAAACTTAACTTTATTCCTATACATAATATTTTTATTTTTTATTTTTTATACATTTATATTTTATTCGTTTCTTTTTTAAATACTGCTCTGTATTTTGGGTTTATACATCAAATAAAGTATGAGTCCAGCCCCAAAGGCATACATCATCGTTGCAAATACGGTTGTTCTATAGAGTTCGTTAAAATCTTCCAAGGAAACCGCTGCTGCTGATTTGGTTTGGTCAAAGGTGATTCCTGCTTCCATAATGGGTAAATACGCCTTTTGAATCGGACTAATGTCTGTATTTATGCTCGATATTTTTCTCGAATTCGAATCAATTTGCGACCTCACTTTTTCTAAAAGCTGATTCGCAGCGCTTCTGTATTTTAAGAGCGCATCACCGTTTGGATCGGGAGCTGGCGTAGATTTGGTCGCGGGTGTTGTCACCATCGTGGTTGTCGTTGTCACACTTGACGAGGGTAGCGGCGAACTCGGTAACGAAAGCGTCGCATTCGTATGAAAATTTACATAATTTGTTTTGAAATTCGTCATCATGTCATCAAATATTTTATTCATACTTCTAATATCATTCTGAAAATTTTGATTCATTCTTTTTCTTTTATTTATTTATTTATTGTTTATTTTATTTATATATTAATTAAATATTTATAAATAAATTAATTGTATTTTTATAAATAAATTAATCGTATTTTTATAAATAAATTATTTATTGATTTTTTATACCTTATTTTATATTTTTTATGTTTTATACCTTATTTTATATTTTTTAGAACCAACTTAATATTCTAGAAAATTTTTTTGGAGTAGCACTACTATCATTGTCGAGACCTTTATTCACATCTACGCTTAATTTTGCCACTCGCTTTAAATATGAAATGTAAACGTGTCCGGCGCCAACACCTTTTACCGTATCAATAAATTCCAACCTCAATTTATTTTTACTAATAAGAGTGAGTGTCGAAATTCCGAGCGGGTCCATCATCGTTGGTTTTTCAACTGTTTTAAAAATTCCAGTTTTTTCGTTATAAAGTGCAGTTACAAGTTCTATTTTGTAATTCGGTTTAGAAATTGTTACATCATCAGAATCATCATACAGTATTTGTATTGAAGCGACATACATGTCTTCAACATTTGTTTCTCTAAAATCTTTTATCTCATACGACAAGTACCCCCAATTCTTTTTAATTAATTTATTGTCGCCAGGTAACTCTGCTTTATAGGCATTGTGAGTATCTACTTCCCATTTCATGCCTCTTTTTATTTTGATTATTTTAACTTCATCTTTTTCAGTGTTAATAGAAGAAGCGGAACAGGAATAGCGGGAAGAAACACTAGCATTAGCAGTATCTACCTTCTTTAAATTTACAACATAGACATAACCCGGACCAGCATTTAAATCAGAATCAATATAATTAACTTGTAAAATAGAATAAATAGGTTTAGATATTAACGTTAATGAAACAAGTCCAATTGGATTTCTTTCTGTTGGATTTTCTATTGTCTTCATTGTCTTTGTATTTTCATTATAAAGCGCGGTAATGATTTCAGTTTTTATATCTTGACCATTTATTACATTTTCAGAATCATCATATACTATTTTCAGCGACACTGCATAGTAGTTGCTAGATTCCAACCGAATAATGTCTTTTATCTCATATGATAAATACCCCCAAATATACTTGACAACATTATTTCCTGTATAAGTTGATT